GGGCGGTCAGGAGGGCTGGGCGGCGGGGGAGGCGGGGGCGGCGGGCTGGGCGGCGGGGGCGGCGGGCGTGGTGGCGGGCGCGTCCACGGGCTTGGCGGAGGTGATCACGACGCCCTCGCTGCTGTGCGGCGGAGGCGCCCCGAGCAGGGCGTTGAGGGCGTTGGCCGTGGCCGCCGCCGCCGCCCGCTGGGGCGAGTCGGACGGAGTCGACGCAGCGGCGAAGGCCACCATGGTGGTGGCCGCGTGCGCGACCACCTTGACCCCGGCGCTCAGCTCGCTCACGACCTCCGTGAGACGGCCGAGCTCGAACCGGAGGCGCCGCGCCTCCAGGAGGGTCCGCGACTCCTTCTCGGCCTCCAGGGCCTCCGAGGGGACGGAGGATCCGAAGAGCGAGGCGCGGGCGAGCGCCCACCGCCAGTAGCCGACCTCGGCCGCTTCCATCGCGTGGCGCTTCCGCCACGCGATGCCCGCCTCTCCCCCGACGAACCCCGCCATGCAGAGCGCGTAGAGGCGCCGATCTTCGAGGGTCTTGATCTCCTTCGGGAACGCCAGCTTCGCGGGGTCCACCTCCGTGGTCACCGTCGCGCTGACCAGCGCCGCGATCAGCGGGGCGTTGAACAGGTTGACCGGCGAGGCCGGGGCGGCGGCGGCGGTCGTGGTCGTGGTGGTGGTGGTCGAGGGGGCGGGGGTGGTGGCGGTCTTGGCGAGGGTCATGGCGATTCTCCTGGTGGCGTAAGAGCCCACTGCTCCTACACCTTCTTATACCCGAAAAGACCCCCTGTTTTCGGACCCCTATACGGCGTATTCGACCTACCCTTCTGGCATGAACCCCATCATCGCCTTCCTCACCCAGAACTGGCAGTGGCTGTTCTGGCCCATCGTCAGCGCCACCCTGGCCGTCCTCTCTCGCAAGAAGACGGCCCAGGAGTGGGAGACCTGGGCCCTGGAGAGCCCGGTCCTGGCCTTCCTGATCGAGATCGCCCGTGCGGCCGGTTTCGACATCGTCAAGATGATGTCCGCCTTCAAGCGGTACGCCGACCGCCGCGCCGGGGCCATCCCCAACGAGATCTGGGAGCGGCTCCCGGTGAGCAACGCCCTGAAGGCGCACCTCGCCGACCCCGCCAAGCGCCGCCAGCTGGAGGCGCTCGTGCAGGAGTTCAGCCAGACGCCCTCTACGCCTTCGACTCCCTGACCACCCCCCGCTTCCAGAGCAGATCCAGGGCGGCTTCCATCAGCTTGTGGATGTTGTCCACGTGGCCGATGGTACCGTCATCGGACCCGTCCAGGTGCGCCGCCTCGTGGATGTACACCCCCAGCGCCTTCCCGAAGGATGCCAGCGTACTGCGCGCGAGGAACACCTGCCCATCGCGCATCAGCCCCTCCGTCGTGGCGCCCTTGAAGTCGACGACCGAAGGCAGCACGTCGATCTTGAGCGATTCCCCGACCTCCAGCAGGCCGCGAACGATCTCGCGCTCCCGCGCTTCGAGGTCTTCCACGGCGTAGGTCTTGGTGATCTTCCTCCGAGTCTCCTGGAGGATCGTTGTGATCGAGGGCAGCGGGCTGCGCACCAGGGCGCAGAGGCTGGTGGGCAGGCTCACCGGGACCATCCCGCTGTGCTCCAGCTGGACGCCCTCTCCGACAGAGCTCACGGGGTAGGCGTTCTCGCCGTGCTTCTCTCGGAACACGGCCAGGAGCTTGCCCGAGAGCCCCGGCGTGTACATGTGCTCCAGCCCCGAGAACTCCCCCGCGCCCCGCGCCATGGCGTTGTAGCACGCCTTCGCGTTGTCGGGGTCACGCGCCGCTTCCGCCCACATCTCGCCGATGCGCCGTGTGGCCTCGTCCTGCCGGTAGGACTTGCGATCCCGGCCAATGTCCAGGTCGATGAAGTCGTACCCGAACTTGCTGTCTCGGACCATGTCCACGAACACACCCCTGGAGAAGCGGCGCCCCGCGTACTCCTGGTCCAGGAGGATGGTACCCTTTGTGGTCTGGATCTTCTCCACGGGGGGCATGAGGCGCAGAAACAGCTGCTGAATCTGGTACCACGCGTCGTCGTCCAGTCCGGGGATCTCCACGGACACCATGCCACGAGACTTGATGCTTCGCGTAGTGATGACGAAGGAGGAGAGGTCGTTGGCGTCCTTCTCGAAGGATGGCGTCCAGGTCTCGTCGTCATTGACGACACGAACGGGGATCTGAAGCCGTGCGAAGATGAGGAGCGCCAGCTTGAGCCCCTCGCCGAACTGACCGATCAGCCCGCCGCCGCCGCCGCGCTTCGACGTACCGCCGAAGTAGAGCGCTTCAGGGGGCATCTTGACGCCCTGGTTCTCGACGTAGAGGGTGCCCTGTGCGAAGCGGATCACGCAGGGTGACTTGCGCTGAGCCTCGGCATCGAGTCCGTTTGCGATGATCTCGCGGATGCCGTCGAACAGCGTCCACCCATGGACGTACTCTGCCAATGCCATGTACCGATAGACGGCCATAGTGCCTACTTTCAGACGGGAGTTGTTGAGGATTGGGGATGAACTACTGAGACAGTGCCCGGCGAATGCGGGCACGGTAGCCGAGGACTTGCTCGGCGTATGCCGCGCCGTGACCGGCGCGACAAGCAGGATCAGGACCGCAGACCCACGAGGTCAGGTAGCTGCGCAAGGCAGGAATACGCCGTACGACGCCGATGGTGCGTGCGGTGTAGTTGGCCTGGGCGGAGTAGTCGCGGACCACGCAGAGCCCTCGGCGCCTACGCCTCTCCGTGCTATCGGGGGCGCAGGTTTCGTAGATCTGGACCCCGCAGAGCAGGTGCCGCACGTGGACGGTGCCCACTTGCGACTCCTTGACCGCGATGGCCACCACCGTAGCCAGATCAGCTCCGTGGGTGTGCACCGCGTCTTGCAGGGTGTTGAGCGTAGCCGGGTCAGCGTGGATTCCGAACAGGGTGATCAGTACTTGAGCGAGGGTCATGCGGAGGATGCTCCGGGGCGAAGGGGCTCACGCCGAGGTGGCCGTGGCCTCGATGAACCTTCCAGCCGTTCACCAGCTGAGCTTCCTCGCGTAGGAACTCAGACTCGAAGAACGCCCGGAAGGCTCCTGAGATACGTTCGTCGCACTCGACCGTCTCAGGGTGACGTAGGTAGAGAGTGGCTTGGTCTCCTTCGTGTTGGACGTAGCCCTCGACCGCGTGTCCGAGGGGGGTGTAGGGGGAGAGCGTGTGCAGCACCTCTCCCGACTTGCGCGCTCGCTCGACCGCTTCATTCAAAGCAGCCGCGCGGAAGAGGAGATAGAGGCGCTGGGCGTGTGTCATCGGTTCTGCGAGTAGTACGCGAACGCAGCCTTGCGCGCCTTGGCGATCTGAGCAGGCGCCTCGGGCACGTCGGCGAGGTTGAAGGTGTTCAGCGCCATCAGCTCCTGCGCGTAAGCCACCTCCACGGGCGTGAGGCCCGACTCCAGACGCAGGAGGTTCAGGAACTTGATGAGGTCCTCCGTGATCTTCTTGGCTCGACCCCAGGGGTCCTTGGGGTCGGGCACGTACGGCGTATCGAACCCCCACGGATCCTTCACGTCGCGCTCCGCGAGGCTCTCGTCTGGTGCGAGCGTCGCGAGTCCCGCCCACTGCTCCTGCCTCTTCAGGCGAGCTTCGTCGCTCACGGATCCCTCCGCTGCTGACAGCCGCGCACGATCTGATCAGGGTAGACGATCATGGGCTCCGCCAGAGGGCCCTTCACGACGCGCGCGCCCTCAGGACGGTCGGGATCCCCCTGGAGGTATCCCGACTTGGCCGCGCACCACCCGTAGGGCGCGCTACGTTCCCGCACACCCCCCTGCACCTTGCGGTCTTGATAGTGGAGACATTCAGAGCAGGGAGCGTCGTTCATGCGATCCTCAGGATGTTCAATCGGTAGGTGGACAGCGCGGCCTTACAGCGTGGGTCGGATACTACCAGGGTGCTCAAGGCCAGCGCAAGTCGATCGATCGCCATCGCTCGGGCGAGGCGTTCGTCGGTGGAAGACGCCACCGCGTAGAGGGTGAGAACCCCCAGATCGAGTTCGACGCAGGGACTCAGGGGGCGTTGATCGAAGGTGATCTTCTGCTTCTGGAGGAGCTGCACGCAGAGGGGCGTGATCTCCCGCAGTTCATTCAGACACTCGCCCAGGGTTTGTGTCGCGATGCCAAGGGCCTTCTCCTCGTCCTTCAGGCGGAAGGGTAGCGCCACGACCAGTGCGTACGCACGTCCGTTGAAGCGGACAGGCTGGGTGCCTGCCGTCGCGTTCTCCAGCGGGTTCTCTTCGGGCTGTGCCCGCTCGACCCAGGGGGAGATGATGCCGCCGCGACTCACAGGATGATCCTTGTCCGGTCGACACCCTTGGAACCGTCACGGTCGTCACAGCGGATGTGTGCGTACTCCGCCTCCTCCTTGACCTTGACGTTGGGATGTCCCGCCACCGGGTCGTGATCGATCTCTTGTACTCGAAGGACTTCCCCGAGGAGGTCCCCTCTGCGGAACGGCTCTCCACACTTCAGACACTGGTAGCTCGGTGCTGTCGGCATGACCAATCCTAGCCTTTCTACCTTGAGGCGTCCCGGGTTGAGCTGCTTGTGAACCCAGGGCAGCTTCGGGTTCCCGCAGTCTGTGTGGTAGGCCAGCGGAGCGTCCTGACCTTGTGGACGCCCGTTGCGCATGTGAGAGAAGCGGTGGGCCTGCCCCACCTTGTCTTCTTTCGCCAGCCGCTGTCCGCAGAAGGGGCAGTCCATCACGCCCCCGTAGCCTGCGCCCCCAGGGCACGCAGGATGTTCAGGACCATGGCCTTGTCTTGCAGGTACGGGTGGGGGAGCGACCCCCTCACCCGTCCCGCGTATGCCTTGGCCTTGGCGGGCGCCGGGGGCTTGGAGTGGGCCCTCAGGTCGAGGAGCGCCACCACGCCACGGTCGTCCTCGGTGCGGATCAAGCGTCCGCCGCCCTGCTTGAGGTCCATCACGGCCTCCTGAAGATCGAACGCCTCCCAGGAGCGGATCTCAGCCGTCTTCTGCGCGATCCCGTTGGCCACCATCGCATTGATGTACACCTCCTTCCGAGCACCCAGGAGGATGTCGGCACGGTTCGGGAACGGGAGGCGTGGGATGATCACGAGGCGCAAGGTGTCGCCCGGAATGTCGACGCCCTCCCAGAAGGTCTTCAGCCCCATGAGGACGTTGTTCTTGGCGGACTTGAACCAGTTGATCGTGTCTTCGAACGAGACGCCAGGGCGCTGATGCGTCAGCGTGTAGGGCAGCGGGTAGTACATCTTCCGGATGGCCTCGTAGAGCTCGCGCATGTCATCCGTGGAGGAGCAGAGCACGAACGCGCCGCCGTTCGATGCGACGAGAAGCTCGTGGATGCACGTCGCCATCTTCCGGTAGTAGTCCCCGCCGCGTTCCGCAGGGTCCGGGGAGTCCGCTGCGACGTAGAGCGCGGACTTGGTCTTGTAGTCGAAGGGCGACGGCAGGATCACCGAGTGCTTGATCTGCGAGGGCGCCAGACCATACTCGCGCGCCATGTAGTCCATGCGATCGAAGACGGACAGCGTGGCGCTGGTCACCACGACGCGACCGATGCCGAGGAGCGCCGGAGCGACGAGGGGGCCGATCTCGACCGGACATGTCACGATGTTCCACTCATCGCGCGCGCCCTTCTCGATGTACTTGACCCAATCCACCCGATCGCCCAACGGGTGCTGGTATTCGCCGAGCGTGACCTCGGCGAGCGTGCGCATCTGCGTGAGCATCTGCGAGGCGCTCCGCAGCTGCGCCTTGATGCGGGCGCTGGTTTCGTCGCCGCCCATGAAGCCCTCGTCGTCGTCGATCATGTCCGCGCGTTGCATGCCCGAGAGCGCCTTGCCCGCGAGGTCCCGCAGCTGGACGAAGTGCGAGGCGAGGGGGCCGCTCATCCCCAGGTGTTGGTTGCGCTTCGGAACCTCCGCGAAGATCGCGTCGTAGATCGCGAACAGACGCGTCCCAGGGTCGTACTGCGTGTCCTTCAGCAGTCGAGCGAGGTGCTCCGGCTGGCGCGGCGTCAGGCGGAGGGAGTAGGCATCGCGGAAGAACTTCGGGGCTTGGTGGGCCTCGTCGATGATCAATACGTCGTACGGGCCGAGGATCTTGCCCCCGCCGATCGCGAGGTCCTGGGCGAGCAGGGCGTGGTTGACCACGAGCACCTGCGCGAAGGTGCCCTTGTTGCGCGACTTGAGGTAGCCACATCCTTCGGCGTACGGGCACGCGCTGCGCACACACTCGCTGACACGCGCGTGGTGCAGCCACTTGTAGTCGGGCAGGCCGCTCATGTCGGCGTCTTCGGACTGATCCAGCCACGCCTGGAAGATCTTCGCCTCCTCCGGGTTGACATCTTGAAAGGCGGTCGTGGATGCGAGGTCGGCCCAGCGGAGACGGCAGGCGTGGTTGCCCTTGCCCTTCATGCTCGCGTAGGGCCGCGCGTTGATGAGCGAGGCGACGTGAGGGAGGTCCGCGCCGATCAGCTGTTGCTGGAGGGCCTTCTTGGCGGTGGAGATCACCACACGCTTGTCCGACGCCATCGCAGGCACCGAGTAGGCGAAGCTCTTGCCGGTGCCCGTACCGGCCTCGATGAAGGCGATGCCGCCGTTCTGGATGATGTCATCGACGGTCTTCGCCATGGTGACTTGGGCGGGTCGCACAGAGCGAACGAGCCCCTTCGCGGGATCAGTGAACCAGTCTTCGATTGCCATTCAGAGCCTCCGGGGGTAAAGACAGACACTTCTACCACGAAAGGTGGCGTTTTCATGGCAATCCAAGCACCGGGCAAGTATGACATCGACGAGATCGAGGCGGGCGTACGCGGTACGCCTTCCGACACCCTGGTGGCCGACGTGGCACCTCCGGTGAAGGAGGAGAAGCCGATCACCTGGGAGGATCGACTCAAGGCCGTTGGGATCTCGGTCGATCAGGCCCATGAGATCCTGACACAGATGCTCACGAAGGGCTACTTCGAGAAGACCTTCCAGATCTACGGAGGGAAGCTCTCGGTGACGCTGCGCTCGCGACTCGCGTGGCACCGCACGCGACACAACGAGGCCCTCGACGCGCTGCGGTCGAATGACCCCAACGTGCACGCCGAGCTGGCCTTCCGCTACGCGCTCGCTGGCTCGCTCGTGCGGATCGGCTCCACCACGTTCCCCGTCGTGGAACGTTCGGACGAGCCTGCCGTCGCGTCGAAGAAGCTCGATCAGGCGTTCGCGCAGATCGCACAGATTCAGGACTCGCTCCTGGGGCAGGCGCTCTACCCCCTGGTGTCTCGCTTCGATGCGGCGGTCTACGCGGCGCTCTCGCAAGACGCGCCCTCAAGTTTCTGAGCCGCCCGGCGGGTGCAATCCGGGGGAAGGCTCTGGCGTCCGGAGTGCCTCTCCCGCCCCCGGGCAGTTTCCAGGACGTGATCATGCAGGAGATGCTCTTCAGAGAGCGCAACCGGGAGTACATCAAGCAGGTAACCACCCTCTCTGCCTTCGAGATCCTCACACAAGAGGTGACGGCGTTGCTGTGGCCGCGCGACGTGGACGACACCGTACGCAAGGAGGCGTACAACCACATCAAGGCCCGCTTTGCACGTCTCACCAAACTGGTGGAAGACGAGATCTTCGAGGAAGCCTACATGCCCGAGCGCATCCGAGAGGAGGAGCGCATGTCAAGAGAGAAGCGGATGGCCGAGATCCGCAGGCAGGCTGAGCAAGCCGAACTCGTGAAGCGCGTCGCAGGTTTCACGGACAGGTAGTTTGACGTAGACTACCTACGTGCCGGATTACAACTCGATGCAGGCGCAAGCGGGGCTCATGCCCAGCTCCGGCGCTCCTCCCGCCCCTCAGATGATCTTCCCTGGGCAGTTCGCGGCCATGATCGCGATGCAAGGGAACCAGATGCTGAACGGGGGCGGGATGTTCCCCACGAACACCTACACGCCTGGGTTCGGCACGTCTCCGCTCTTCCAAGGGCCCACGGGGTTCATCACGCCGATGGGCGCCGGGGCGCCGTTCAACCCCTACGCGCCCGCGAGCCCCTATTCGAACATGCTCTCGTACGGGAGCCCGATGGGGCGCCCGTCCCCCTTCGCGGCCTTCGCGCCTACGCCACCCCCTGCGTACGCGGGTCTCCAGGGTCTCGGGGCCGCGCCCTACGCGCCTCCCCCCATCCAGCCTGCCTTCGATACGCCGTACGGGTCCCGCGTCGCCCAGATGCAGGCCAACCACATGCGCGGGTGGGCGTTGGGCCAAGCCAACATGGGCTCGGCCATCCACGCTGGCACCACGCTGGGGATGGCCGCGATCGGCGGCATGATGGGAGGGCCTATCGGCGCTGCCGGGGGCGCGCTCCTCTCAGAGTCGATGGGCATCGGGCGCGGCGCGCAGAACATGTACGGCAGCTACGTCAGCGCGCCGCGTCTGGCGATCCAGGGCGCCGCGCAAGGTCTCGAACACCTCTCGCAATCGTTCGTCCACTCTGGCACGAACCTGCATCCGAGCGGGGCTGGGTTCTCCCACCATGCGTCGCTTGAGGCGGCGCAGGGCTTGGGGAACATGGCGAATGACTCCAGCTTTCGGCGGGAGACGTTCAACCGATTCAACCAGCAGGACGTGTTCAAGATCACGCAGTCCTCGGCGGAGAACGGACTTCTCTCGGGTACGACCTCACCGCAGAACCTCACGTCGCGTGTGCGCGAGATCGCCAAGAGCGTGTCTGCATTCATGGAGCTGGCACGCGAGCCTGACATCCAGCGAGCAATCCAGACGATGGGTTCTCTTCGGAACTCGGGCCTGAACCTGCAAGAGACCATGTCGGCGGTGTCAGCAGGGCGCACCTTCGCACGCATGGCAGGCACCTCGTTTCAGGGTCTGTCGGAGATCGGTGGCGCGCTCGGTTCGCAGATGTATCAGAGCATGGGCCTCAGCCAGGGCCTCGGTGTTCAGGTCGGCATGGGGGCCTACGGACAGGCTTCGTCTTCCATCAACCAGGGCGCCCTCTCGCCTCAACTCGCTTCGCTGGTTGGCGGACGTGAGGGACTCTCGATGCTGAACTCGACGTTCTCCGCGTCGCAGTTGCAGCTGCCCATGACCGCGATGGGGCTCATGGGCGCCAGTGGCGGTCTCAGCGGCGGTGCAGTCCAGTCCTATCTGCGCGGCGGAACCGACGTGTTTGGCCTCACCAGCCGAGGCCCCGGGACGCTCAGTGGCATCGCGGGGCGTCTCGGTGTGGGCGGCATGGGCATGGCCGTGGGCATGCAGCCGATGATCCAAGATACCGTGGGGCGTCTCATCGAACAGCAGGGCCCGTTCGCACGCCGCAACCTCGAAGACCGCTCGATCATGAACATTTCCCGACAGATGGGGATGGGCGGCGCGGAAGGCTTCATGACTGCGGCGCAGATGAGTGGCATGCAGGGAACCGCCGCGCTCGCGCGCCTCAATGAACTCCAGTCGGGATCCTACTGGGAGACGCAGCAAGATCAGTTGCGCACTGAGCAGCGTGAGTCGCGCGCCAACGCTGACCGCAACCGCCGTATGCGTGCGCCGCGCACGATCGACACCATGCTTCGCAACACCGCGCTGGGAGGCATTGGCGGCGCTGTCGGCCACGCGTTCCACCACGCAGAGGTCGGGCTGAGCCGCGCCTTCGGCGGTGAAGAGACCATGGATGGTGACGGGGCACCGACCACCGACGCCGGTCGCCGTCGCCTGGATGAAGTGGTGCGTAGCTCTGAGTTTCGCCAGTATCTCGATGGGCGATCTGGCGGAGCACGTGGGCTACCGGGCGGCGTGGCCGGTGTCGGCTACGGCACCAACCTCGCCTGGGCCGGTGGTTCTCGTGGCGCGCTCGCCGCGATTGACGGGCTCTTCATGGGCAGCGACGCCTTCCGCAACCGAGCCGCCCGCGACTACGCAGCAGGCGGCGACTACGCGAGCGGCATGCTCAGTACCACGTCCGCAGAGCAGCGCCGTGCGATGGGTCGCGTCAACGAGACCTTCGGTGGGATGGAGGGGCTCTCGCAGTTCTCGCAGCGCGCGTCCGAACTCGCACAGAACGCCAACGGCGCGGGACGTGTGGCGCTCGGGAACCTCACCGGGATGGTGGGGTCTCGCGCCATCGCGGGCTCTTCGTTGGAGCGCGTCTTTCGCGATACGCTCCGAGCGCAGGGCGTCGGCGACACCGAGATCAGCCGTCGCTGGCAGTCGGAGCAGTCGAGCATTCGAGCGCAGCACTCAGTCATGCGCCGGATGTACGGTGAGACGGACGCAGAGCGGGAAGCCTGGGAGACCACAGGCGAAGGCGCCTCGCGCTTCGGGCAGGCTGGGGCTCCCATGCGCCGGATGCGCGACGACGCCGAGTCCGGGTACCGCCGACTCATGGGTGACGTTGGTCGAGAAGGCCAAGCCGCATTCCGCACGATCTCAGATGAATCGGAAGGGCTGGGGGCCGAGGGGTCGACTCGTAACCGGCTGACGCGACAGTTGACCACGGGGATGGCGCTCGCCCAGATCGGGAACATGCAACGGGACGGGTCCCTGGGACGCGCGGGTAGACATTCGATCGATCGAATGGTGCGACAGGCCCTCGATCAGGGCATGTCTCGGGAAGATCTCGCAGTCATCACCGAACGCGCCTCTGGGATCAGTCGGCGTCACCTCAACACGGACGGAGCGCAAGAAGCTGCGCGCGGGTTCATCGGGCGCGGCTCAGGGCTCACGGACATTGGTGAGACCGAGCAGGCCCGCCTTCGTGATGTTGGCGGGCGGCGCGTCCTGGCGGGCTTCGCGGGGCTCAGGGGCGCAGGCGGCGAGATCGGAGACGCCTTCAGCGGCTTGACCGAGTCGAACTTCAGCGAGGCCCGCCTGCGAGAGATCGCCAACGGTCTCTCCCCCGATGCCATCAGGCGCATGCGGCAGCAGCGCGGAGGCGAGGGCTACGCGCGGGCGCTCGAACAGATCCGTAGTGGCGACCAGCGCGGCTTCGCGAACATCTACTCGCGCGCCGAGCGCGATGGGCGCGACACCGAGCGCCTGGAGTCCGAGTACAACTCCACCGACGGCCTCGGCAAGGGGGCTGGCGCATGGTTCCGCCGCATGGTCGGCAGCGAGGACAACGCCCGCGCGCGCTGGGTGGCAGAGCAGCTGCGCACGTCGAGCCCTGAGGAGCGGGAGGCACGGATGCGACGCGGTGAGAGCCGCGACACTGAGGGCGTGGTTCGTGGCGCAGGCATCGGGCAGGCGGGGGACGCCCTGTTGGAAGCGTCGCGGGAGCTCAACGACGTTGCGCGTAACCTAAGGGAAGTGGCGAGCGGCAACAACATCTCCTCGCTCGTTGGGAGGCCCATGTGAGTCTCGAAACTCCCGTACGCCGTATTCCGGCCTCCACGACGATCCTGCTCACCTCTCGGCACGAGGCGCTCGTCTCCGCGTATCTCGCCGACCGCACCCCCGCGAGCGATCTCCCTTCGGTGTACCGACTGGCGCGCGAGGTCGTGCGGCGCCAGGGGCACCTTGAGCTCTACCAGAGCACGAGCTGAGCATGTCACGACTTCTTCCGGGTGGCGATGGCCCTGGCGGCTCCAGCGCCAAGGGGGTGTTCGCGCGTGACTTCCAGGGGATGACCCCCAAGTACGCCAAGAACAACGGCGACGGGCGCCCCGACAACTTCCGCGACACCCTGTGTCGGTTCTTCATTCGGGTTGACCCCAACGAGATCGATCTGTTCAAGAGCTCGGTGTCGGACCCGGTGATCGCGCGCGACGCGGTGCTCAATCGATTGATCGGGGACCCTCGCGGCTCCAAGGGCTACGTCGACTTCGTCCTCCAGGGTGCAGGACTCCCCTTCCAGGAACTGATCCAGGTTGGTCAGGCGCTCTCTGGCAACTACGTCGCCTACGCCTTCGATCAGGCCCCGGTGTCCGTGCCGCTTCAGGGGTTCTTCATCAACAGCGTCCAGGACGATCAGGCGACGTACTTCGTGCGCCTCTACCTGAACCTGCTGCGCGCAACGGCCCTGGCGCGGCGCCAGAAGGTCGTCAGCCTCAAGGTGGATTCGTTCATCCTGACGGGCGCGCTGACTTCGCTGAACATCAACCTCGAATCCAAGTTCGAGGTGATGGTTCCATTCCAGATGACGCTGCTCCTCAAGCGGCTGACCATCGTGGAATACACCTCATCCTGGATCCCGACCTCCGTCGGTACACCATTCGCGACGGATCTCAACGCAGTCCCGATGGACTCCCGAGTGGTGGTGGAGCGCCCTATCCACACGTCCACTGTGCGCACGCCGAACGACCTGGACGAGCAGATCGAGCGCGGGGAGACAGACGCACGCGTCGCCGAGACGCCTGCGGCGCCCTCGGATCTGGTTGTGTCGCCGGAGGAGGCGGCAGGGGTGACGGATGCGCAGAGTGCGTTGAGGATGGCTCAGTCGCAGCTTGCGGTCACTGAGGGGCGGGTGAATGACCTGGATCGACGCGCCAACACGCTCCTGTCGGATGCGGGACGTGGGGGTGATCTCACCGCGTATCTCGCGACGACAGCAGAACGGGATGTCGCACGCGCGGATCTCGCGCGGGCCCGTACTGCGGTCGCCGCTGCCCAGACTGAGTTGACCGCCGCCAACGGGCGCATGGCCCGTCCCGCGCCTCAGACCAACGTTGCCCCGACCCCCACCCCGACCCAGCTGCCGCCCGCTGTCCGTAGCGCACCCAACCCTGAGACGACAGGGCACGGAACATGAGGTCAACGCTTCAGTCCACCTCCCCCGAATATCGGGCGGTTGTCGCCGCCAACACGCCGATCGTCGCTGTGTTCTCGATCGAGCTCAACGCGAGTGGGCGTTCGCTGGCGATGAAGGTCGGCGGCGTGACGGTCCTCGCGTGGGATGGAACGACTACGACGATCTCGTCCGGGTACGGGGGCTCCGTGACTCTCAGCGGCGACACACTCACCGCCACGCTGACGAAGACGGGAGGTTGGACACACGCGGCGGGCGTCGTGTGGTCGGTGAGCTACACCGACAGCGTGACGAACAGCATTCAGCGCGACGGCGCGCACGTCTATCTCACGGAGACGCTGGAGAACGCCGAGCCCACAGCCGGATCCCGGGACGTGGCACGCAGGCCCTGGGTTCTCACCGAAGCCAGCGTTGACGGCGGGACCGTCGTCGGTATGGACCTCCAGGTGAACGGGGAGAACGCCATCGAAGAGGGTGTCATCAACAGCCCCAACTACGAGGGCTTCACTGGCGTGATCGACGCCAAGGGCTACGCCATCGTACGCCCGCGTCGCTTCTACCAGTACAACCAGAGTGTGGTCATTCGCGCACGGCTCCGCGTCAGCGTCAGCTCGATCGTCTATCGCGGATCCCTCTCGCGAACCCTGGTTGTCGGTGAGCGCCCGCTGCGGATCGGCGCGCTGCCCGACATCACCCCGACCAGTCATCCACTCCTGGAGGCCGCGCGTAGGCTCGTCGAGGGCGCGCTCCGTCCCTCCTCTGACGGCCCCAACCTCGCCTCCCTGATGCCGTATTACGTACGGCGTACGGAGATCGGCGGGCTCATCCGTTGGTACGGCGAGAACACCCCGGATCCGGCCTCCGCCGACCTCCCAAGCTACGCGACGCTGATCGAACTCGTGGCAGATGTGCGCCCCCTGGCGGTCCCGCTGTTCAACGAGTGCGCGCACCCGGCCGAACTGGATTCCCTGCTCGCGGCGTGGCGTTCTGACTCTGTGGTGGAGCAAGTTGGCGCGCTCTGTGTTCTACTCGTGTCTCACCGCTGAGGAGCACCATGGCTTTCGACCCCAACGCCGCCCGCTCTGGGTCGGTCCTCTCGACTAATCCGCTCTACCTCGCCGCCTGGGTTTGCTACATCAACGGCCTCTACACCCCGATCATCGGCTTCGATGTCGATTACGGCGTATGGGCGTTCCCGACCTTCCGTATCCACCTCCTCCCGGACCCGTCCATCGAGCGCCTGGGGGCCGAGGACCGCGTTCAGGTAGCGATCTTCTACCTGGATCACTGGTACGATCCGAGCAAGCCGGAGCCCCGACTCCTGGTTGATGGCGAGATCACCTCGTGGGGCTTCACGAACGTGGGCGGCGGTCGCGCGATCACGTTCAACTGCGTCGCGCACGCGCGCATCTTTGAGCAGCTCTACTTCTATTACATGACCAATGTCGACGACATCGTCGCCTCGCGGTCACCAGATGTTGCGGCCACTTCCGTCGCGACGACCCCGGGCCCCTTCTACCCCTACGGACTCTTCCACCAGGGGCTTACACCCACCGCAGAACAAGCGGCATCTGAGACCGCTGGCTACTCCGGCGCTGCGCCTGCGTCGAGTGCGGAGGTGTCTCCGTCCACGCCGATCCAGGCGCCCTACGAGTTCGTCACGAACGTGATTCGTGGCTGCATCTCTTCTGAGGTGCCCGACTCTCGACGCTCGGCGCCGATGATGAACTTCTTCGCGCGATGGATTCGAACCACCAGCTTCCACAACCGATGGGTGCGCCTGCCCATGCTGGAAGACCCAGCCAACCTGAGCCAGCGGATCGGGGTGTTCCCGATCTTCAACGCGGCCAGGAACTCCGAAGCGCTGACGGCCATGCAGCGCCACGTGAGCTCTCAGGTCGGGAACTCGGGCAACATCTGGAATCTCTTTCAGCAAGTGCTCGGGCTTGTGAACATGGAGATCGGGATGATCCCGAACCCGTGCTCCGTGATGGTGCAGCTGAATGACACCAGCGGCGGTGCCACCTCCAACCCCACCGATGGTCGAATCATCGAGGCGCCGCGCTACGCCACGCCCCTACGCGACCAGAGGTCGATCTCGGAGCGCGCTCCTCTGCCCGAGTTCAACCCCGCACCTGTGGGTCCGACTCCGCTCCCCTCGATCGAGGCGGATCTCTATCGCGCCTCTCAGCCTGGAGACAGCGTTCGCATGCCTGCGAACTCTCAGGGCGGCGTTGAGCAGGGCATAAACCCCACCACGCCCATCCGACTGGCGCAATACTTCGTCAAGCCGCAGAACTTCTTCGGGGAGCCGCCTGCCTGCAACATCATCTTCCCCAGCATGATCAGTGAAGGCTGGGGGTTCAACGAGGACTTCGCAGGCCAGCCGACGCGCAGCCTCGTGAACGATTCCGTGATGACCAACCTCCTGCGCGCGACCGGCCCCAACCGCGAGTTCATGCTGCACGCGCTGTCGGTGGGGTACCCCGAAGAGGTCAACGCGATCCTGCATCACCGAGTCGGATCGGACAACCAGACGGCCAGTGGCCCCTCGGAGTCTGGGAAGAATCTCCTCATCTGGCCGGAGGAGTTCTTCAAGGGGCCCGTGGTCACGAAGGTGGATCTGCCTGCGTGGTTTCAGATGCTGCGGCAGTTCTCGAATGCGCAGGCGGACCCGGTTACAGGCGAGCCCGCGCCCACCACCAACAACCCCCGGGAACCTCAGGCCACTCCGGTTAGTACCACTCCCGTAGCATCTGTCCTTCAGGGGCTTACCGCTGAAGCTACTGCAAGCGCATCTCCACCCATCGCGCAAGACCGACGCGGAGGGCGTGCGCGCGGTGGAGAGGTACGTGCTGAGGAGAGCCCCTCGTACCCCTACCGATGGCTACTGCCTGATGAAATCGAGGCCACTGGGCGGGAACAACGTACGACGTATACCCGGGTACGTAAGTCCGCCAGCGGTGACGGGTTGACCCAGCAGAGCACCGACTTCGTGGAGCCGCATCGTGGTACGAAGGCGTTTCGCGACTACCTCTACACGAGGTTCCCGGATGTCTTCTCACGGCGGGAGCAGCGCCCCAACAGGACGATTGGGTTGGTGAGTCCGCGTGATCGACGACCCGTGCTCGCGGTGGGCGCCAACGTCGATGACCACAATGCCGGAATGGCGCTTGACCTGACCGTTCCGCCGATTCAAGGACGCCCCAACCTGGAAGTCGGTACCCGCGTTGCGAACTGGCTGGTCCAGAACGCGCAGGCGCTGGGTATTGCGTATATTGTGTATGCTCGAACAATCTGGGGCGCTGGGAGGCCCTCTCGTCACTACACCTCTCCAGGTGCGTCCATGGATCACTTCGATCACATCCACGTGACCCTGGAGAGAGAGGTGGCGCTTGGGCGTGGCGGTATTCTCTCTCGGAACAACCCGCTACCGTACCCCTCTACTGCTGTGACGAACGTGGTTCGTAGAGCCCCTACGGTGGCGGTACATCCGGGGGCTCCCGGTACGTCCACGCAGACAACCACGCAGAACGTGACGAGTCGCCCTGATACCACGACCACGACGGGAGAAGCCCAGAGCGGCGACTCCTTCGCCGACCTCTTCGGCATCTACGCGCAGTTCGAGTACATCAGGTCCCGCTACTCCAAGCGCAACGCCAGCGCACAGCTCTTCTTCAACCCCTACATCATCCCAGGCTTCCCGGGGATGATCTTCGATTCGATGGCGACGGGAATCCACTGCGTGGGCTACGTCCAGCGCGTGACGCACTCTGCCTCCATCTCCACGGGCGGAGCGCGCTGGGGCACGTCTGTGCAGTTCGGCTACGCACGCACGTTCTACGAGATGCTCACCGACATCAAGGCGGACGCGTACCGCTTTGCGGCCCGCGTGACCAGCGCACCTGCGGACATCATTCCGGAGTTGCGCGAGGTCTTTCAGGATGAGACAGCGGCCGAGGAGTTCTACAGCAAGCTGCTGTACGGCTCGCGCAACCTCAACCCGGTGACGATCAACAACCCGACGACCGCTGCGGCGTACAGCGACAGCCAGCGACGCCGAGCCACCGCGTTCCGCTGGGCCGACGCCATTGGATACGCCGAGGCGAATGGGCGCGTGTCCGAGATCGTGATCGAGGGGCGTTCGACGCAGGCCCAGGTTCGGGCGGAGCGCGACGGGACAGACCTGACCACGACGCAAACCTTCTCCGAAGGGATCGACCCGAATCGAGTGCTCGCCGCGCGTGAAAACGGGTACGCCGAAGCGTTCGCGAGCTACGACGTGGCCATGCAGTACGCCGCGCGTCCGTGCTGCACGCTCGACGAGTACATCCGCTTCTGGCACGGCGGGAAGCAGATCGGCTTGCTCCAGTCGGAAGCAGGCGGGTTCCAGGTTGGTCCCGTGCGGAATGACTTCTCGTACACCGGAGAGAACGTCCCGGACGTGCTCAAGTCGACACGTACCAGCGCCACGGGCTTCAGCCTCACCAGCGGTGAGCGGCGGCGTGAGACGGCGGCATTCTACGACCACATCTACGTACTTCGGCCGGGCCCTGGGCCTGAGCCAACCGCAGAGCAGCGCGGGTACACTTCCCCGCCCGACATCCAGCCTACGGGGACGGTCTCGGGCCTCCCTGCGGATTACCCACAGACGCGCGCCGACTGGACGGTCGCGCTACGCTACTATCGCGACAAGATCCGTAACCGAGTGAGTCCTTCCGTATGAGTGAGCTTCGCGCGCGCGATCAGATCCTGTGGGAGCAGTGGAACCGGACGCGGAGCAACGCGGACCTCGACGCGTTGGTCAAGCAGCTCAACCCGCTCATCCAGCAGAAGGTGAACCAGTGGGCCAGCGTCGCCCCGCGCTTCCTGCTGGAGAACGAGGCGAAGGCGCTGGCCATCAAGGCCATCAGCACCTACCGACCCGGCGCGTCGCAGCTCTCGACGCACGTGACGAGTCACCTGATGAAGCTGTCGCGTACGGCGTACGCAAGACAATCTACGTTGGCAGTCCCCGAGGCCACTCGCCTCTCATTCAACAGCATCAACGGCGCGAAGACACGACTCGCCGATCAGCTGGGGCGCCCGCCATCCCTGGATGAACTGTCGGACCACCTTCGCCTTCCGCCCGCGCGCATCCAGAAGCTGATGCAGGAAGTGGGCAAGCGCGAGCTGATGGAATCCGGCGAAGGGCCCTCCTTCGTGCAGCACTTCGACGACCCGGAGGTCCTGCACCTCGCGTGGCACGACATGCCTCCGATCCAACGCAAGGTGTTCGAGATGCGTACGGGGTATAACGGCACCCCCGTCGCGACCGGCGCTCAGATCATGAAGGCGACGAACCTCACGCAGGGCCAACTGTCGCACCAGCTCGGCAAGATCAAGACGCTCCTCGATCAGGCACAGAAACTCCGATGACGCGCCCGTCCGAAGTGCTGAGAAACGCGCACACCCAGATCGCGAGCACGCGCCGCGAGGGGGCTGTTCGTTATCTCAACCGGGCTGCGCCTGCGGGACAAGCCTCGGGCGGTTGGTTGTCGGATGTGGGGTTCTACGTCGCGCGCCCCTTTGCCTATGCACGCGCCGACACGTCGAACCTCATGCCCACGCCGGAGGATCCGCGCGAGGTGACCGAGATCGAGTTTGTCTTGTACGGTGTGAAGCGCGACGCGGAACGCTTGGCGTCCTCCGCACCTCTCCGCACGACCCGTGCCTCCGGCGCGACCGGGATCGCCCCATTCCCCACCGACGCCGAGTACGTGGGGGCGGCGGACCTGGGCGATGACACGACCGTTGCGGAGAAGACGACTTCGCTCTTGGCGCGTATTCGTAGCGCAGGCTCCGGTGACGCTTACCACGTTGTCGTGACGCGTAATGGCGCGGTCTACGTCGCGGCGTCCGTTGCGCAAGAGGTCGCGTCGGAGGGTGCCGTTGGCAAGGTGCGTGTGGCGGTAGAGGGCGCAGCGTATCGCCTCCGAACAGCTACGGAGATCCTGGACGTGCCTCCCACCCAGGCGCAGCTTGAGTCCCTCGCGGTGGCGGTCGCAAAGCTGCGGGCCATCTACCCCGGAGTCCCTCTCACCTATCAGATTCGCGCCGAAGAACCTGTCGCTTCGATCACTGCGCTCTGGTGGGACCGTGTCGAATCAGCGCAGACTGACTTCGAAGCTCTCGTGACCAATGAGGGTGTGTACGACGCTTCCGCCGAGGTGTTTCGCGCTTCGCCGCCCGCGCAGTCGCATCGCGCAGAAGCGCAGATTGTGCTCGGGCACCTGGAGACGCTGGGCGAGTCTTCTCTGGTCATGGCGGCGTATGCCGACATCGCCGCCGCTGATCGATCCGAGCAGATGCAACAGCCGGGGCGTGTGCGACACTTCGTGCAACGCGCCCGTGCTTCTCTCCAAGACGCCGACCACTCTGGGGAGGCGGCGGGACATGTGGCCGCTGCGGATAGCTTCACTCCCGTGATCGCACCGGCCACCAACAGTGGGCCGTTCGTCTACAACTATCGTACAGGTCGGTGGGGTGACAATGAGCGTTGATCTGCACATCCAGCTGAAGGATCCCTCACGTCAGCGCCCACGCGCCGTGTTCACCCTGGACACGACCAACCCACAGATCGTGGAAGGGCTTCAGAAGCTGATCAACCGCTGGCTCAAGCTGTTCCTGACGAAGAAGGGGTCGCATCCCGTACGGCGTACGGAGGGGACTATCTTCTCGAACCTCGTCGGGGGCAACATCGCGGACCTGCGTGGCACCGAAGTCTACGTGATCGAGGCCATCGAAGACGCCAACGATCAGATCTTCGTGTACGACCGTCTCAACGTCACAGCGCCAGCCGAGGAGCGTCTCGGCAGCGCGGCCCTCGCGCAGTTCGTAGAGGTCCCACCGTCCGGGATCGAGTTCTGGGTCACGCTGCGCAACGCGGCGGGTGACAGCGCGCAGGTGGTTCTGCCTTACGCTTACGCCTGAGGACGCGTATCCTTTCTGTGCGATGACCGCACCTACGCTTCCGGAGATCTCCGCCACCGCCGAACGGCTACGCGACATCCTCCAGACACAGACGACGGGGGACTACTCCCCGTCGTCGGTTCTGGGCGACTTGGTCGTCGACCCTCACGCGATCGTGATGTCGGATCTGCACGCCCAGATCCGAGGGTTGCGGACCCGCCAGTCTCTCGCGGATCTCCGGGGACTCCCCGCCAGCCCCGAGGCGAACGACGCAGTCGACGCGCTCCTTGCGAACCTGTTCGTCGCTCGCAGCGTCGGCACCTTCGCGCGCGGCTGGGCGACGCTTCACTTCACGCAACGTGTGGACACGCTCCTCCCGAGGAACACGCGTCTGGTGAAGGCGGGCGGGCTCGTCTATTACCCGAACATCGCGGAGAACCGTCTGATCGAAGCGCGCGAGCTCCGGCCCCGCTACGATGATCGCGGGGTCGTCACGTCGTGGACCATCGACATCAGTGTCATCGCGTCCCGCACGGGTTCCGCCTACCGAGTCGCGCGTGGCCGCTTTCAATCGATCGATGCGATCAGCCCATACCTCGCCTACGCCGAGAACGTGGAGGACTTCGTCGCCGGGGAAGATCCGGACACGAACGAGAGCGCGGTCGCGAACGCCGAGACCGCGCTCTCTCTGCGCGCGCTGGTCAACGCTCGCTCGAACGACGCCACGCTACGCAACCGATTCACGGAGATTACTCGCGTCCGTTCGGTGGGCATGGGCGAGCCCGAGATGCGACGAGACCTGATCCTCCCGGGCATCTTTGGTGCTCCGGTGCATCGCGGCGGACATGTCGACCTCTATGTGGATCTGCCGATCCAAACGGTCACTGAGCGCCTCGTCGTAGGGGAGCCTACGCGCCGTGCCGATGGGCGGGTGATCACCCTGGCGGACAGCGCCCCCACGGGCAGCACATTCATCGGAGCAGGTGTCGTTCCGGGGGACATTCTGAACGTCACCTCAGGCATCCCCGAGGCTCCGATGACGTTCCGTATCGCCGCCGTGCGCGCGTACGAACTGGACGTGGTGGCTGACGTTCCGTTCTCGATCGCCACGGACGAAAACGGGTCCCCCGCCCTCACCTACTCCATCGGATACAACTACCCCGCATTCGACAACCGTACGGCGGCGCACGTCGCAGCGGGGGCTACGACCACGCGCCTCTTCTCGATCGAGAACGCAGTCGTACTCCCCGCAGGCCCCCTGGGGAACATCCTGCGCGTCGAGGTGCCCGATCCACCTGCGTCGCTCACTCCTTTCTTGGACTCTACGACGGGGGCAGCGGCCTACACGGTGCGGCGGAACAGCCCGCTCACACGTGCGCCTGTGGCGGGGGAGCCGCTGTCGTTCCAGACGATCGTCCAGGCCCCCTCCGAGTCACAGTCGCTGCTGGCTGTTCAGTACCTGGACCTGGGCTGGCCCGGCGCCTCTCTCGCAGGCACCGAGGTCCTCGTGACCTACGAAACGATGCTCGGCTTCGATGTGATCGATGCCCTGGTCCGTTCGGATTCGGAGCGCGTTCTAAACGCGAACTACCTGACGCGCGCGGCCTTCCTGGTCTATGTGAGCTGCACGATTCCGTACCGGCAGCGCACCATTCCCCAGCTCGACGCGGCGGGGAACCTTCGTACCGACAGCACCCAAGCCATCGCAGCGGTGAATGAAGTAGCTGTAGTCGCCGCCGTCGTCGCTGCGGTGGAAAGCGCTTCGGTCAACGGCCTCTCTACCAGCGACATCACGGCTGCGGTGCTGCGGAGCGACCCCAACATCTCCAGCGTTTACCCGGTGACGCTTCGGTACAACGTGACCCTGCCTGACGGTCGTGTGGTCTACTACGAGAGCGATGATCGAGTGGAGCTGATTCCAGGCTCAGACACCAGTGCGCGCATCACCAACTACCTGGACCTGGGGCTGGCGCAAGGCGACGTTCAGGGGTTCGCGCGCCTGCTGCGAACGCTCGGTCTGTCGACGCGAATCGCTCGCTTTCGTACCACGTCTGACCTGATCTCCATGGAGCTTCGCTGATGCCTCTCACGCCGCAGAACAGCGCCACGTTCTTGAAGGCGCTCTCCGACTTCTGGCCTATGTACTTCCAGGACCAGGGGTTGCTGAAGGCGTACGCGAACGGCATCTCCGTGAACGTGGCGCAAGCCTATCAGCTGTTTCTGGAGACGGTGCTCGGCACGAGCCTCCGGGACATCCCATTGTTCCAGCGCGAGTTCTACCGGCCGTACTACGTGCGTGAAGACCTTGTCCGGTACCGCGAGGGCGCCTCCGCTGAGGATGACCGCTACGAGTTTCTTGCGGGGGACTCCGTCCAATCTATTCGATTCCTGGCTAACCGCGTGCTCAGTCCTACAGCGTCCCTCCTGGAACTGCGGGACTTCACCGTGCGCCCTGGCGTGATCCAGTTCTTCACAAACCCCTTCGCGGGGGCGCTCGAATCGTTTCCGAGTCGCACCATCCAGGGGGTATCTCCTGCGGTTTGGCGGAACCCACTCCAGCAGACTTTCTCCTCAGTGCGCCCCGGCGACACTCTCCGCTGGCGCGTTGGGAACAGCGTTGTGACCTCGACCATCACCGGGGTAGACGGCGCGACGCTTCACCTGAACGACGCACCTCCTGGGGTCACCCAGGAGATTGCACGGAGAGGCGGCGTTGCCTACGTGACGCGTACGCCGTACGACAACACCGCGACCAATCGGCCCCTCTTCGATCACCCTACGCGCGTCACCCGACTCTCTGCGGACGCATCCGACGGGATCACGATCGCGAGCAGCCGCGAGATGAACGTGAGCGGTCTCGCGAACTACCGTGGCGCTTGGGCCATCGCTACTACCTACGCCGTGGGCGACCTCGTCTGGCAGTCGGGCCGGGTGTGGCGCGCTCTGTCTGCCCACGTCTCGGGGGGCAGCTTCGACGCTGCTCTCTGGGACGACCTCGCCACCGGGTACGTCTACATCCAGTGCCCGGCCCGCCCCCGTTACGCGCAGCTGGTTGCCCTCGAAACGCCCAGCGCCGCAGGGCGTATCAAACTCGCGCTCGGTGAGTTCAGCGAGGCCACGTCCACCTTCGTCTACCGGGTGACGTACGTCGCAACGACGGGGGATCGCCCCACCCTCCCGCTGGAGCACAAGCACATCACTCCCGGGACCGTCTCCGTTCAAGCCCGACGCAAGCTCGCGCACACCACGGTCGACGTGCTGGGCGCCGCCACCACCTACCCCGCTGGGGAGGTGGTTCGGGAGGGTGTGGACTTCACCCTGGACTACACCGAGGGGCGCCTGACGGTGCTGACGGCGTGGGACCCCCTACTCCCCGCCCGCCTGGGGTACGAGTGGTCCCTGGAGGTCGCCCGCCAGCAGTACCGCTGGAGGGGCGCCTACGCCAATGCTACAGCATACCTGCGGGGGGATCTGGTGACCAGCGCCTCCGTGGTGTACGTCGTGACGCGCGACCACACCTCGGATGGAGTCCTCGCCTCCGACACCTACGTCCGTCTGGTGGAGCCGGTGACCCTCGATGTCTCACGCACCGTTCGTGAGTACGCCGTATGGGCGACCGACGCGCTGGTGGACGAGAAGCGCCTCGCGAAGAACTTCGGTGACCTCCTCCTGCGGGAGGCAGAGTCGAGCGAGGCGCAGCGCGCCTTCTTGCAGGCCGTCTCGCGCCTCTTCCTCGCGGGACCGAGCTTCTCGCTGATGACCTCGGCCGTCAACGCGATCCTGGGACTCCCGCTCACGCGAGAGGCCAACGAACTGCTCCTCGGGTACGACAGCGGGCTCCCGTACAACGGCAGCGGGGCGCGCGTCTTCGACACGCAGCAGGGCACTACGGGCGCGCTGTCCCACATCACAGGGCGCTTCAGCGCGGCCGGAGCCCTGTTCCTCGCGTCGGACGTTGGTGGGTCGCTACTGGTGTTCGAAGACGGGGCCACCACGCCGTACGTGATCACCGGCTACGTCTCAGCGACGACCGTGGCCGTCTCGCCCGCACCTGCGGTCAGCTCTTCGGATCTTCAGTGGGAGAGCCGTCACCGCGTCTACACGAGCCGTCTGCGCGTGAACCCGTCGGACTACGCCTTCAGCGCGGCCGACGTGGGGGCCTGGATCAAGCTCAGTGGCGCGATCGCCCGCAACCAGGGAACGTTCCGTATCGTCGGCGTGGACGACCCCACTACCATCGAACTGGATACGCCGTACGCGTTGATCGACGCGGGAGGGATCTCTTGGTCCCTGTCTCCGCGCGGTACGCAGCGCGTCACCACCCATCGCGGCGTCTACGACCTTCCGCTCAACGTGCCTGTGCGCGGGGACCTGCGCAACAGCGCTAACTGGGGGCGCCTCCGTTTGCCTGCTCTCGACCCCATCTCTGAGGCGGTGCAGATCGATGACTACCTCACCGACCCTACGTGGTGGCACCACATCCAGATCCCCGAGGAGCTCTTCGAGGGCACCCCCGCGCAGCGAACCGTCACTCCAGCGCTGATCGAGCACGTCTACGGCGCGCTCGACGACGCGCACATCGGTGACGCAGGCATCTACATCGGCGCAGATGACCACTCAAGAGAGAGCACGCCGCGCCCCTTCACCGCTGTCTGGTACGGCGGCACTGCCATCAACTTGGTTGTGACCGCTCCAGGGCCTGCGCTGACCGCGAAGGACAGCGGTACCTACGTGACTCTGGAGACCGAGGGGTTCGCAGGTGCGTTCAAGATCCTCCAGGTTCACTCCGACAATCGCACTGTCACGCTGGAGAACTTCCCACCTCCGGAAGCCCGGGGACGCGTAGCCCCACGCGCGATCACGGGACGCCTCCCCCCGCTGGTATTCCGACGCTCCGTCGCGTTCATCTTGATGGATCAGGCCCTCAAGTACCACTGCGCGCGTCTCCGGATTGACCCCAGTGTGGACTTCTCTCGTGGCGTCATCTCGGACGTGTCGAGCATTGTTCGGGCGTCGAAGCCCTCGCATGTGTTCGTGTTCGTGGAGGCTGGGACGACGTTCGCGGACACGTTGGAGGTGGACGAAGAGCTGACGATCGACCTGGGCCTCTCGCGTCCCGAGCTGATTCAGATCATCGACAGCCTCGCGTACATCTCACCGAGCATGTTGCTGCGGACGGGCGACGCCTTCCGCTTCGAAGCGCTCACGACAACGATCACCCCCGCTGCGGGTACTTCCTACACACTCCCGGTGACACTCCCGTCAGGGACTGCGGTCGTGGCCACGCTCGTGAAGGTGGGGTTCGAAGACGCAGCTCGTGTCGGCAGTCGAAAGCCTGCGGAGGGTGTCGACTACACGGTCGACTACAACGCGGGGGTGCTGACGATCCACGGGTCTACCACGATCACCCCAAGCCCCGTTGATGTGGAGTACCTCGTGTGCATCCGCCGCAGCGTGACCTATGGGGACCCTCTCGATGCAGGTGAGGGCTACGTCGCCTATGGCGGTAGCGACCCCACGATCGTGCGGGCGCTCGGCCAAGCCCCCACCACTGCGGGCTTGATCGATCGGGCGGTACAACTTACCTTTGGTCCGTGAGGAAACTACGCGTCAGCCGCCGCAACAAGCTCCCCCTCCGTGGTGAGATCTCGCTCACAATACGGCGTACGGACGGGCCCACCACTCGCTTGACCGTGCGTAACACCATCACCTACGTCGGAATGAACGCCCTCCTGGCGCTCTTCGCGCAGGTCGGTATCACGGCGAGCGACTACGCCCCCAGCAAGCTGGTGCCCGGGACCAACGGGACTCCCCCCACACCCGGCGACATCGCGATGGGCGCCCCGGTGGGCGGTCCGGATCAAGTCACGCTCAACGGCGCCAGCTTCTCCCACAACACAGCGGCGCGCGAGCTGGTGATCACGGGGACCCTCGCGACCACCCAGGCGAACGGGCAGACTCTCGCGGAGGTGGGGCTGGTGTTGGCCAACGGGACCCTCTTCGCTCGCCAAGTACACCCGGCCTTTCTGAAGGACGGAACGATGTCCGTGACCTACACGTGGCGCATCAGCACCACAGCGTGAACCCATGAAGAACTACGACCAACAGATCACGTTCCGCCAGGGCGGGGACAGCGGGCAGGCTGACAACACCTCGATCCAGCCGTACGCGACAGAGCCGTTCGTGCCTGACGTGTCCAACCGCCCTCCCAACAACCTGCGCGCCAGGACCGAGACGCTCCGGCGCGCGCTGGAGGACCTCAACTACCTCGCGGACTACGACCGATCGCTGATCCTGCGCGCGGACAGTGCGTTCACGTTCAGTGAGCCTTCCAGCGGTCAGTACGCCCTCACGATCGCTTCGGGGAACCTGTGGATCTACCCCGCGCTCACGCCGGGTCGACAGAGCGGCGGGCGCAACGAAGGTGGGCGTGTCTACTGTGCGAATGCCTCCGCATCCGGGGCGTGGACCCCGTACTCGGGTACACCTACGGTCGATGATCTCGTCCTGACCGCCCATCGGCAGTACACCGGACAGCGGGGGTACTTCGATGCGGACAGCCTCACAACCACCGCAGGCGGGCGCTCGCTCGGCGCCAATCGGATCCAGGTCGATCTCATCGCAGATCCTGCGGTGGTGGGCGGTGTGGGTACGATCACCGCAACGATCACCCAGGCCCCGCGCACCAAGATTCGCATCGTCTACGGCACGCTGACTACCGCAACGACGCTCGCGAACCTCATCGCGTTCATCAACGGAGACCGCACGTCGCAGGGCGCGTACGGTGTCGCGGACTTCCTGCGTGCGTCTTCCACGGGCACGACGACGAACGTGCCAGTTCCGTTCACCGGGGGTGAGGTGCAAGGTGCCTATGACGCCGAGGCACACCAGATCACCAAGGCGCAGATCGATGCGTTCTTCGCGATCCAGGACGGGAGCGGGGCTTACGTCAACCGTCTGCGTGAGGGCGAAGGGCTTGCCATCGCGTACCCGATCGGGCTCGTGGATCGGACCAGCGTCGGCCTCAACGGCGGGAAGCGTCAGGCGCTGTGGGACCTACCCACGGACCGCATCGGTACGCGCAGCCAGAACACGACGCCTGCCTCGGGGTACCTCCTCTTTTCGACGGGACGTGAGCCGGAGAAGATCCCGGGCGCGCTGCCGATCGGCAAGGTGATCGAGGGTGAGTTCGTGTTCACCGAGGGGACGCGCCTCGCGGCGGGTGAGACCCTGGAACTGGGCGAGAGTCGCATTATGCGCAACGCCCTCTCAGCCACGACGAGCGGCGCAGATGGCTCGCGTCGCGTGGGGTACGAAGGCAGCGGCTCGTGGCATTCCGACGCATCCGCCACCTCGAACCCGAACCTCGCGGCGGGTACGGTCAACGCGGCCCTGAGCGCCATCGTGTCGCAGCTGGCGAACTCGACCACGAACCAGTCTGCCTCTCGACGCGTCGGCGTCGAGGCAGTCACGGGGACTCCTGCAAGCGGTAACTCAGCGCTCTCGGTGGCATCTGGCTCGCTGCGACAGGCCATCGACAAGCTGCTGAACGGCCTCGACGGTGCGAGCCAGCTCATCGGCATCAACGGGCGCGTGTCGGAGCTCGGGCACCGGCTGCGCGGGCTGCTCCCGATCCGCAAGGAGTTCGAAGCGGCAGGCATGCCCAGCGCGGGCGCGGTGATGACGCTCGCCGACCTCCACGCGGCCAGCAACACGCTCTCTGCGACACCGGCTGGTGTGCGCGAAGAGGCGCACATGGTGATGCAGCCCCTGGCGTTCGACGATGGTGGTGGCGGCTACCTGACCGTCGAAGAGGACATCGAGGATGGCGGTGGCGGAGAGGTGCTTCTGCCGATTGCCTCCATGTCGAACGCACGCTTCATCAAGGTGGTCGCGTCCTTCCCCGTGGCTTCGGACGGCTTGAGCGGCACCGTGCCGCTGATCTACGCCAAGGTCAGCGGACTCACAGGTGCGGCAGACGCAGAGGATGGGTGGTACACCGTCAAGTCGTGCAACACCGGCACGAACAAGGTGACGCTGCTGAACCTCGATGGCACCAACCCGGATTTCACGGGGATGGACCCGGCGACCATCACGTTCTACTCAGGCGTGATCACCGGCAACGACCGGCGCCACACGCGCTTCCGCGCCTACCACCACAGCACGGCGAACGCGGCACCCCTGGGTGTGATCGGCGTCGGCGCAGACACGCAGCAGATCCTCGACGTGGTGGTGCCCAACGGCAACACCGGCACGGTGACGCTGCGTGTGAAGCCCAAGAGCATCGCGTTCGAGGGCGTGGAGATGAACGCTGCGAAGGTGGGGGCGATCCAGTCGTTCGCCCTGAACGAGGTCGCGCACGACAGTGCTTTGGCGTTGAACTTCACCAGCCCGCGCACGATCGCGGTAGGCGCCGCCGCAGGCGGGAGGACACTCGTTGGGGTGTTCCTGCACATCAGCGCGACAGTCGTGTCGAACGCCGCAGGTACTGTCGAGTATGAACTGGTGTTGAGCCGCAGCGGTGCCGCAGTGACGACGTTCGCACTGCGAACGGCCTGGGTGGCTGCGGGAGCCGATGAGGCCCGCACGATCTCGGCTTCGGGTTTCGTACCTCTGAATGGCACGACGAACGTGGTGCTTACGCGCCTCACCAATACCAATACGAAGCCGGGGCATGCCTCGGCCCGGATTGATATCATCGAAGTGGGGCGCCTCCTCGGCTTCAGCTGACAGCCAAAGAAAAGGCCCAGGGTCCTCACCGGACCCTGGGCCTCCTCTCAGACCTTCCTCAGATCCCTCTCAGCCGCAGCCGCCGCTCGCTCCGCACGACGGGCACGTGTAGCACGCCCCCGTACGCACCATGATCGTGCCGCAAACGCGGCAGGCGGGCGAGTCGTTGGACTGCATCGCGGCCTGAGCGCTGGGCGACAGGAGCGTGATGACCTGGGCACGCTGAGGCACTTCCTCCTCGACCTCCCCCTGCACGTGCTGGAGGTCCGTGCGCTTGAGGTAGTGCACCGCCAGCACGCGCATCACGAGGTCGACGATCGAGGTCGATCGGCGGATCGTGTCGTGCTTCTGGACCGTGCCCGAGGGCTCGAAGCGGGTGAAGGTGAACGCCTCGACGAAGGTCGCCAGCGGTACGCCGTATTGCAAGCCGAGGCTCAGCGCCTTGGCCCACATGCCGACGAGACCGCCCAGGGTCGAGCCCTGCTTGGCGAGGTCCACGAAGACCTCACCGAGGGCGCCGTCCTCGAACTCCCCCGAGCGGATGTAGATCTTGTGGCCGTCGAGGTTGACGGCCCAGGTCAGCCCGCGACGGACCGTGGGGAGCTTGTGACGCTGGCCTTCGCGGAGGGGGCGCTCGACGCTGAACTCCTCCAGAGCCTCGACGAGACTCGGGCCCTCGGCCTTTGTCTCCTCCACGCCCTTCGCCTTGGTCGTCACAGGCTGGCTGTTCTTGCACCCATCCCGATAGACCGCGAGCGCCTTGATGCCGCTCGACCACGCCTGGAGGTAGTAGCTCCCGATCTCCTCTGCCGTGGTGTCGTTGGGCAGGTTGACCGTCTTGGAGATGGCGCCGCTGAGGAACGGCTGGACCGCCGCCATCATCGCGAGGTGGCCGTGGGCCGAGATCACGCGACCTCCCGGCGTCGGTGCGAGGGCGGTGTCGAACACCGGGAGGTGCTTGGGGTCCAGCCCCGGAGCACCCTCCACGGAGCCCGTCTGTTCGAGATGCTGGAGGATGCTGGCCACCGCCTCCGGCGCGTACCGCAGCGCCTCCAGCGTCATGCGCGTCAGCGGCGACGCGATGCGCACGTCGCCGCCGCCCGCGAGCTGCTTGTACTGCACGTGACTCAGGAGCGGCTCAATCCCCGTGGTCGTACAGTCCATCAGGAAGCTGATGGTTCCCGTCGGCGCGAGGAGCGTGAGCTGTGCGTTGCGCAGTCCGTAGGTCTGGATGAGGTCCGCCGCCAGATCCCAGGTAAGGTGCCCGCCGCCGTGCAGGTGCTTGGTGTGCTTCTGGAACACGTGCCACACCCCCTCCTTGTCGGCCTCGTACCCCGCGAACGGCCCCATCCGCGCCGCCAGCTGGGCGCTGGTCAGGAACGCTGCGCCCATCATCGACGCCGTGATGTTCTGGGCGAACGCGCGGCCCTGGTCGCTGTCGTAGGCCATTCCCCGGATCGCGAGGAGCGCGCCCAGGTTGGCGTAGCCGAGGCCCAGCTGGCGGTACTTGTTGGCACCTTCCGCGATGGCCTTGGTGGGGTAGCTGGAGAAGGACACCAGGATGTCCTGGGCGATGATGAACACGCGCGCTGCGGCCTGGAGCTTGTCGTGGTCGAAGTACCCCTGATCGAGGAACTTCACGAGATTCAGGCTCGCGAGGTTGCACGCGGAGTTGTCCAGGTGGGCGTACTCCGAACAGGGGTTGGTCGCGTTGATCCGCCCACCGTTCGGGGTGGGGTTCCAGGCGTTGAACGTGTCGTCGAAGTGGATGCCGGGGTCGGCGCAGAACCACGCGGCGTACGCGAGCTTGTCCCACAGCGCGCGGGCCCTCACCGTCTTGACGACGCGCCCATCGACGCGCGACGTGAGGTTGAACTCCGCGTTGTCCACGACTGCACGCATGAACTTGTCAGACACGCGCACCGAGTTGTTGGCGTTCTGACCATCCACGGTCTTGTACGCCTCCCCCTCCATGTCCCCGCTCCATCCGGCCGCGATGAGGTCTCGCGCCTTCTTCTCCTCCTTCACCTTCCAGTCGATGAACTCCTCGATCTCGGGGTGATCGACATCCAGCACGACCATCTTGGCCGCACGACGGCTGGTGCCGCCCGAGGCCACGGAGCCCGCCGCCCGGTCGAACACCGGGAGGAACGACATCAGGCCCGAGGCGCGGCCCCCGGGCGAGAGCTTGGCGTCCTTCTCCCGGAGCTTGGAGAAGTTTGCGCCCGAACCCGATCCGAACTTGAAGAGGCGCATCTCCGCCTTGACGAAGTCCGCGATCCCTCCCGGCTCGACGAGGGAGTCGTCGATCGTGTGGATGAAGCAGGCCGAGCACTGCGGGCGCTTGTAGGCGGCGTCCACCTGCTCGACTTCGCCGTTCTCGTTCACGGCCCAGTTGCCCGGACCTCCGGGGATCTTGTAGGCGTGCCAGCGGCGCACGTTGAACCAGACCGGGGAGTTGAAGGCGCCGTACTGGTGGATGAGCAGGTAGGCGAGGTCGTTCTCGAAGGCGATGCGCTCATTCGTGTGCCTGAAGTACCCGAACGTGTGCCCTGCCATGCCGATCGTCTTCACCACGCCTTCGATCATCGCGAAGACGCTGTCCTCCGTAACCGCCTCGGTGTGGATGAAGTACTTCTGCGCCGCGAAGTTGACGGCGGTGTCAGACCAGAAGTCGGGCGCTTCGACGTTCTCCTGCTTGAAGATGACCTCGCCGTTCATCCGGGCGATCCGAGCCGTCCGTCGCGTACGGTGGATCGCACTGAAGGGGGAGTCGGTCTTGCAGAAGTAGGGCTCGTAGGTCCAGGACTGTGTCTTGCTCTTTGTTTCTGTCATGGGTCCTTCAGATGCTGGGTGTGAGGCGCACGCGCGGGGCCCTCTTGGGGGGCGGCGTGCGCAGTTGCTTGAGCACTTCGGCGGCGTGCCTTGTGCTCGGGAGACACTTTGTTGTGAAGCTGTAAGCAAGGTGCGCGAGGATCGCCGCGTCAGCGGCGTCGTCATCATCTTCGCCAACCTCGGCGCGTAGCTTCCGTACGGCGTATTGGATCATGTCCGCCTTCTCCGCCGCACCATTGCCAGTGGCGTACTTCTTCAGTGAAGAGGGAGGGACAACGAGGGCCTCGACGCCGTATCGCTCATGAATGAGTTGCCGGAGCACTCCCGAAGCCTCGCCCATGTCGTACTCTCGATGGGTGCTGGCGAGGCTCGGACCTTCGATCGCAGCGGAGTGTGCCTCCGGGAACTCTTGAAGCACCGCCAGGGCTTCCGCGCGGATCTTGCTAAGTCGAGCTGCCCCTCGTATGGTAGATCCTATGCTAAGGGTGACCGCGCGACGGGGCTCTCCGTCTACCGCTACTGACAGCGCAGGCGCTCGCAAACCCGGATCGACCCCAACCGACACATGAGCCACGACGTAACACTCCGGATCAGGCAACAAGGGTACGTTCGCTCGAACGGCTATCAGGCGGTCCAGTGGGCGGTCACTGTGCCGGTGGTCGACCCCATCGGGACTCCGGCCATCGCCACCGACCCGGGCAGCTACGCCCCGCTCTACGTGATCGACACCGCTGGAGAGCGCGAGACATTACGGCGTATTGCCACCCTCCAGGACTATCAGGCGCTCCCCCGCTCCGAGCTGAAGTACTTCGACGTGCGGACGCTGGGTGCTGAAGGGCTCTCATGGTTCACCGATATGCAACTTGGCGACACGTTGCGCATCTTGGGACAGCCGCCCCACTGGGTACAGGATCAGGTTCCGTACACCGACTGGGACTTTGTCATTGATGACGTATCGTATCGCACCACAGGCGGGTCACCAAGCGTTCAAGTCGGAAAGACCATCACGCTGCCTGGGTACACCTTCACACCGGATGACATCGGACGCTGGGTGGAGCTGGTCGGGTTCGCAACCACGCAGTACAACGGGTTGACGCAGATCCTGAGCTACACCGGCAACGTCGCCACCGTGGACAAGAACTTCACCACCAATCAGTCTGGGTCAACGTGGCGATTCCCCTGGGTCCGCGTCCAGGAGGTGTTCTCTGGTCAGGAACCGCGCTACTTCCCTACGCGGATGAAGAACCTGTCCTGGGCTCGCATTCGCGACGGCCTCACCATCTGCTCTGGCGTGGGCGGCGGCGCTACCTGCCGCGAGACCTCCGGAGCGCTCGTGAGGTCAGTCCGCTACACGGAACTCGCCCCCACACTTGAGGAGGGGCTTGCTCTCCTCGAATATTCGTACGCCGAAGTCCAGCGCCTCCAGCGCCAAGCTGTCCTCAGCGTCGACAGCTTCCTCCCCCTCACCACGCGAACGGTGGGCCCGTGACCGCACCCTGGGTAGAGATTCGTGAAGCGCGTGATCGGGACGGAGACCTCTACCGCGTCACGCTCACGATCGCGCAAGCACGTGAGATCCCCGACTGTCTGTTTGTGCTGGAGCGAGAGACTGACGCGTTCAATCGAGTCGCTTCCGTTCCGGACCTGGAGGTACTGCCGCGCACGAGCGAAGACGCCTTCTCGCAGCACCAGCCGCGCTACCTGAGCGCGACCGCCACCAAGAGCTTCGAGCGCCCCGGGGCCCTGGTGGAGTTCCTCAGTCACGTCAGGCTGCGTATCACCGACCTGACCCAGGTGTGGGCGGGTGAGGTCGATCTGGATATCCCCGGGCTGTCCGTGTACACTCTTCCGTCGGAGCCCATGTGACCACCCCTATTGCGATCCAGACGCGCCGTGTCGCCCCACAAGCTGACGGCAGTACGGCGTATGAGGTCACGACCCGGGTAACGGAGAAGCACGACCTACCCACGGCGAGCCTCTTCGTCGTGTCGATCACGGACCCGCTGAACCCCAAGTCGGACGCCCTCGCACGCGTCGCGTCCCCGATCGACTTGCGACGGCTGTCGGGGCTGCTCTATGTCCGAGTTGACGCGGCCTCGATCAACTACATCAACGCGGACCCCTTCGCCCGCGTCGCCAACGTCGACGACCTCACGGCCTACCAGACCGACCGGGCAGAGGCGGTGAGGCGTGGGCAAGGATTCTACCTCACGGACGCGTTCAGCGCGCTCTACACGGATCCGGCCACGGCCGACGCCGCCTACCGGCAGATCATCGCTCGCCTCTCTGAGCTGGTGACCAACTGGCGCGCGTACACGGCAGGGTTCGAGACCAATCCCACGCAGAGCTACCCGCTCCCATCTACGCCGCTCTCCGTGGAGGACCTGCGGCGCGCGGCGTACAGCGATGCAGTCACGATTCGGCAGCGCGCGGAAGCTGTTCACGAGGCAGCACAGGCCGCGTACGAGCACTGCGTCACCGACTGCGCCCTCGATCGCGCAGTCCACGCGATCTTGCTGAGGGATGTGACCTTTCTGGAGCGCGCTCGGGCCCGAGTCGTTGCGATCACCGAGACCGACACCACGAACGCCAAGGACTTCGTGCTGAAGATCGGAGCGTTCGCCTCTGACTCGGAGAGCTACGAGAACCTTCTCACGCAGAAGCGCACAGATCTGAACACGTACGCCGTACGCGTCCAAGCCTGCCAGGACACCTGCGCACAGTTGCAAGTGTCTCGCGACAGCGCCCAGGCTGACGTGCGCCGCGCCCTGGCTGATGAACAACGGGCGCTCGCCGACGTGCGTGCCGTCTGTCCCACTTTCGTCCCCTGAGGAACCCATGATCGACTTCTACAGCGACGCCGCCCACGCACACCTCCGCAAGCTCCTGGACCAGTTCCCCGGCACGCACGGGCTCCTGAAGAACGCCGAGTTCGAAGACACCCGGGAAGAGATCCCTGTGAGCGCCTTCGCCGACTTGTCGGCGCAGCGCTTCCCCACGCACACCCCGGAGCATGCCGTGGTGTCGTTCCTCTACGCCCACGACCAGGGGGCGCCTGCGGGGGTCATGCACAAGATCGCGGAAGCGCTCTACGCCTACGGGGTCGATGCCAGCATCTTCGTCCCCGTCGAGAACGTGAAGGTCGCCTCGGCGTCGCGCAGCATCTTCGAGGATGGTACCTACCCCGTCAACACGGTGGAGCAGGTCAAGATGGCCGAGATGCGCCTCTTCGAGGAGGCGCACAAGATCAACCTGGACGCACGTGCCCGGGTGTTCAACAAGCTCGCGCACGCTGCCGAGGAGCTCGGGGTGGAGCTCACGCCACGCGCCCAGGCGTGGGGCATGGCCGCGTACTGCAACCCGGAGGATCTGGCCCAGGCGGTGGAGGCCAGGAGCGCCCTGTGCAAGACCGCAGAGCTGAAGGTCGCGTACCGGGACCTCGCGAACAGCATCCACGAAGACCCCCACGCTGTGCGCGAATACGCCGTACGGGTCAAGGTCGCGGAGACCCTGGCGGAGATGGATCAGCGGGCGGGCCTGGACGCCTACTACGAGCGGGCGATCCCCGACCCGCTGTGCAGCGTGTTCAACCGCCCCGCCAAGCTGGGCGAACAGCTGATGCACCTGGGCCCGAACACCTACGAGGCCAACCGCATCCTGGGCCTCCCCCTGAGCTTCTTTCACGACACGCTGGGTCCCGAGATCGTGTCGGAAGTCGCCCCTGGTGGCGTCCTCGATCCGGAGCTGCTGATGGCCATCCTGCCCACGCTGCCCGCCGACATGCTCGGGCCCCTGGAGCAAGGTCTCCAGAGCGCGGGGGTCCAGCCGACTGGCCTGTGATGAGCGCCCACGAAGTCCTCCAACACCACCACGCTGCGTGCTCCTCCGCGTGGCGTGCGGTCGTCAAGCTGCTGGGTCCTGTGGCCCTCAACTTCGAGCCCGACACCTTTCGGATCGAGCTGGAACGGCGCGGCGTCGAGTGGACACCGAGCGTGGCCGCGAAGATCCTGGGCGCCCAGACGATCCAGGTCAGCCGCGAGTGGGTTCACAACTACGACGTGCTCTTCGCCTTTGCGGTCGCGGCCAGCGGCGTGTCCGCATCCAGCGACGGACACCACCATCCGACCCCCGCTGAGCTTGCGTGGGCCGTGCTCGACATCGAAGAGCTCGTCGGCCAGAAGATGACCGACGACCACGGGTTCGATCCGGACCATGTGGATTCCGCCATCGCTGTGGTTCTTCACGACGATGGCTGGGTGTACACCCCGGATGCACTTCGATTCGCTCAGGCGTCGTTGGACCTGATCAATCACGACCCCAAGCACACGCTGCGCGATGAGGTCGCCCGGAAGTGGTCAGAGGTCAAAACCTTGGACGCCGAAACAGTACGCCGCGCCTACGCAGAGATCCCGGACAACGCGGTCAAGGTGCAGCTGGGCCACCTCTACGATTGCGCGACGGAGCTGAGCGCACGAGCGGCGCTGAGGGAACGACACCGCCATGAGCTCGCCTGAGGTAATCCGACTCACGCGGTCGCAGATCGTCGAGCGGACGATCATGTGGGAGAACAAGCCTCTCTCCCTCAAGAACTACCCCATGTTCGTGGCCCCGTACGACGGGGTCTACAAGAAAACGCTCCTGAAGTGTTCGCGTCAGGTCGGCAAGTCCATCAAGTTGATGGCCGACCTCATAACGGACTCGATCGGGAACGACTTCTACAAGTCGCTCTTCTCCACACCGTCGGAGGAGCAGACGAACAAGTTCTCTACGCTGCGCGTCGGCAAGGCGATCAAGTACTCGCCTCTGATCACCGCACGCTTCATCGACCCCAGCCAGCCCAATCGAACCCTCACCCGTACGTTCACCAACGGGTCCGAGATCATCTTCACCTATGCCTGTGAGGATGGAGACCGCGTACGCGGTAATCACGCCGACCACGTGATGCTGGACGAGGTGCAGGACACCCAGCTGGAGTCAGTCTACCCCGAGATTCGTGAGGTCCTGTCGAACAGCGAGATTCGTCGTGAGTCGTTCTGTGGCACGCCCAAGACCATGGAGAACGGCATCGAGCTGCTCTGGTCAAAGTCGTCGCAGACCGAGTGGGCGATGCCTTGCCAGGGGTGTGGTAAGTACTCAGTCATCGTCTCCGAGAAGCAGCTGGGGAAGTACGGCCCCATCTGCGGGCACTGCGGGAAGCACCTCAACCCGCGCCTGGGTATCTGGGTCGACACCAACACCGACAAAGATGTGGAGTACAAGGGCTTCCACATCAACCGACCCATCATGCTTCGCTGCGTGCAGGAAGCCTGGACCGACGAGGAGCGGAGAGAGAAGGCGCGCAAGGAGTGGACCGAGGATGTTCTCGGAAAGCTCTACGGAAGCATGCCCTACCCGCTGCCGAAGTTTCGCAACGAGGTGCTGGGGGTCTCGGACTCGATGGGGCTGCGCCTTGTCACCGAGGAGATGCTGTGGGAGGCGGCGGTCGGCCCTCCGATGTCCGACACACCCAACCCCACCTTGATGAAGGGTGTCATTCGGCGGTCGGCCGGGGTCGACTGGTCAGGCGGCGGGAAAGACGGCAAGTCTTTCACTGTGCTGGTCATCCTCGGACGCCTGGACACTGGGAAGATGCGCGTGCTGTTCTTCAAGATCTTCCCCGGCATCCACGCCGTGGAGGAGAACAAGGAGATCGTCCGCATCATCAAGAACTTCGATGTGGGCCAAGCGCTATTGGTGGGTGGCGACGCGGGCGAAGGCAACATGAACATGGACATGCTGCGCTCCGTACTGACGCCGAGGGAGCGGGTCGTCAAGTTCCGGTACGTGGGCCCCAACGCCAAGCACTACGTCGCATGGGACAAGCAGCGGGTGAGCTACCAGCTGAACCGCACGGTGGCGATCGATTCCATGATGATGGCGCTGGTGCGTCGCGAGATCGAGTTCCCCCGGGAGCCTACCGCGCTGCTGAAGACGGCCTTCGCGCACATCCTTGCGGAGTACGAAGAGACCACCTCACGCGAGGCAGGCGCCCGGAAGTTGTGGCGTCACTCGAACGTGGATCCTGATGACTTTCTGCACGCGCTGACGTTCGCACGTACCGCGCTACAGATCGCGAGCGGGGAGCTCAACCAGGGCAGTCAAGTCCCCGCCTACGAAGACGATTGATCAGAAGAGGATCCCACCCGGCTCGCGCAGACGGCGCTCAGCCCAGACGGTCACCGCCTCCTTGACCGCGTCGTTGTTGACCTTGAAGTCAGGCCAGATCTCGGGGAACTGGGCCTTTCCCTCCGCCAGCACCCAGAGGGTGCGCAGCACGTCGGCCTCGGCACGGTGGGGCGGGAGCGGCGGGCCCTTGCAGACCTCCTCGTAGGTCGTGGAGAGCTTCCAGCCCCGACGCCCGGCCTTCTTCATGATCGCCCGCGAGAAGTCCATCACGTCCCAGCTGTGGCCCTCCCAGGGGGAGCCCTTGATGTCGTCCCCGTCGTACGGCGTACTGCCGCCCACCCGGGTGACCTTGTGGCGGGCGAGCTCCTCCCAGATGAACCCGGTGTCGAAGCGGGTGTTGTAGCCGACGATGGGCGCGCGGTGGAGGGTCTTCGCCATCTCGGCCCAGAGCTCGACGGCCTCCGGGGTGTCGCACTCCGGGGCGTCCTCCCAGTCGGCGTGCTTGGGGCGGTAGCCGTTGACCTCGTACGCCCGCGCCTCCCCGCGCGCGTAGTCTTCGAGGGACGGCCGGAACCGCACCGTGTGGATCAGGAAGTTGTCCCAGTTGTCATCATCGATGCGCGCGGCGGAGACCTCGATGATGCGGTGACGCTTGGGGTCGAGGCCAGTGGTCTCAGTGTCGGCTACGCTGATCGTTGTCATGCTGTGCTCGCTTTCTCGGGGGTTACCCGACCGTCAGATCCTGACTCGTCTCTCGGGTCAGGTCGAACTCTTCGTGGTTGATGAGGTTGTACTCGATATCTTCTTCGTTATAGCCATCCAAAGCCGCCTCGGGTACAGGCGGAGGGAGCGCGGCGATGTAGTCCTTGGCCTTCTGATATTCGCCGTAACTTGGGCCCAGGGCCACATCCCAGCGGTAGGGGCTCTTGAGCCAGGGGCACTCCTTCGCGACGCGCTTGGTCCCCTGCTCCAAGAACAGGTCGGGGATCTGGTGCGCGTACTTCTTCGGGACCTGGAAGCCGATCGAGTCGTGCACCGTGAGGAGCACCCGACCGCCCATGTCCCGCTCCAAGATCTCAGCGATCCAACACAGCACCATCAGCACGATGTCCGAGTTGGTGCGCTGGATCTTGAAGTTGATGCCCTGACGCTGGAATCGAGCGAGAAGCCCCTTCGGTATCTTCGACACGTCCATCGGACAGCGACGGCGCCCACCATGGAAGGTCTCGACCAGCCCGAACTGCTGGACCTCCCACTTGGTGTGCTCCATGTACGTCGGAATGGACGGGAACTTCGAGAACAGAAGGTCTCGAATCTTCTGCGCCAGCTCCAGCGAGATGCCTGCGATCTCCGAGATCTTGGTGATCCCAGCACCGAACAGCATCCCGAACACGACGCGCTTGATGTTGTCGCGGAGTGCGTCAAGCTGGAGCGCGTAGCGAACCAGGGAGGGCGTTTCCCAGGTCTTGGGGTCGTCGAAGTTCCCGTTGCCGACGCCCTTCTTCTTGTATGTCTCCCGCGTAAAGAAGTCCTCGTACGACCACGCGTGATCGTCGTCGATACCCGCGCGCTCCAGGGCGAGTCGGCGATCCTCCCCCTGAAGACCCGCTGCAACCAGCTGAGGATTGAGCGCCTCGCTGCCGAAGAAGCAGTGCGGATCCATCCCTCCGATCAGGGCGTTGACCAGCGCCTCGCCACCGTCGAACGCTGCGGCGTACGTACCGAAGATGGTCACCTCGGCGCCCTTCGCGTCCGCGTTGCCGAAGCACATCGAAGGGTCGTCGGGGATGATCAGCTTCTTGCAGTTGACACCGTCGAAGATCGGAACACCCTGATCGTCCAGGGCCAGACGCCCGCGCGTATCCCGAAGAGCCCCGAGAAGGCCCTTGGGTACGTTCTGCCAGTTGAAGCCGATCTTGCGAACGCCCGACGATGAGGACAGTCGGTCGGTCGCAGTGCCTGTCAGGTTGTACCCACCGTGAAGGTGGTTGTCCCCGAACATGGTCGCGAGTTGGTAGGCGTTCCCGAAGACCGAGACGCGCGCCTTCTCCGCCTTCTTGCGCGAAAGGATAAGGTTGGACAGAGGACACTTGTAGCGACTCACGAGCGCCTGGAGCACGGGGGCGCCGGTCTGGATCTGGTGCGTCGCGGTAAAGGCAAGCGGTCGGTAGGTGATTCGTCCGTTCTGATAAAGGACCGTGTCGGGGTTGGCCTTGGCGATCTCCTCCGCGTGCTCAGGGTTGGGGTGGATGTAGCCCACGCCACCGAAGAAGAGATGGTTGGCGATCTGTCGAGGCGTCAGGTCAAAGGTCTCGCCGCACATCTCAAAGATCTGTGCCCCGGACGCGCCCACCACCATCTCAAGTTTCTCGGCGCCCCACTTGAGATAGTCGAGGTCGATATTCACGCCCTGGTCTTCGATCTTCGCGAGCTCCACTTGCCGAGGCAGCTTGAACTCGCGAAGGATCTTGATCTGAGGTGATTGATCGGGACACAGTCGCAACACCCGATACTTGGGTGTCCCGCCCATGCGCTCCTCCAGCGTGATGTCGTCCTCGGTGCGCCTGCGCGCCAGTTCCAGGGCCGTGTCCTCCTTCTCCATGCGCTCGGCCTGCACCAAGGCGAGTCGGCGCGTCACATCGCAGTCCACGGCGTTATAGAACAGGAGGTCGGGCAGCGCCGCGCCCTGATAGCCGCCCATCTGCTCAGCCTTGAGCTGCTCAGCTTTCTGGGCAGCTTTCTTGGCTTTCTGGTTGAACTCCCCACCAGCGTGAGCCTTCAGGAGGATCTGGAGGTCTTGACGATGGAGGTCTTGGAGCGTTTGGCTAGCCAGTAGCTTCTCGATCGTGCTGGGGCGGAACTTGGCGCTGCCGATGAGCTTAGCCGCGATGGCGCGCTGGAGGGCTTCGAGCACAGCGGGCGGGAGGTTGAGCACCTCCGTGCCCTTGATCTCGACCGCGCCCTCCGTCACGCCGTTCAAGGCACCATCCTGGGATTCGAGGGTCGCTTGCAGCTGATCCTCGTAGCCCGAGAGCGCCGGGAAGAAGCGCTTCACCAAGGGCTTGAGGCCGTACTCCTCCGGCTTCGCCTCCTCGATGATGTGCTCCGCGAGCATCGTGTCCCAACCGGGTCGGCCGATCATGCGCCGTGGCAGCTTGAGGCCGTGCCACAGCGCTTTCTGGTCGTACTTGCCGTTGTGCCAGATCCACTTCTTGTCCGCCTCAAACGCGCGTTTGAGCTCCCGCTTTACGTACACGGGATCGTACGGCGTATCGGGGTGATCCACCGCGATTGCCGTGGCCTTGCCAGTATCCCAGGAGAAGCCTACTGACAGGAGCTTGTAGCCGACCCAGTGTGGGTGAAGCGTGTTCGTCTCGGTGTCTGACGCGACCGACCAGTCTCGGGGGCTGATACCTCCTGCGCTGTAGTTCAAGACGAGGTCAATGACCTCGGTCACCTCCTTCTCATCGCGGGGGAAGATGTACCCCCGCATCAGGTCCTCGCGGCTGATGGTTGCGGGGGCAACACCTTTCGCGATCTTGACGGCGCGCTCCACGTCGGCCAGCAGCGTGTTGTACTTGCCGATGGCCGAGGCGTACGCGCTCAGGCTGCGAGTGGGAATGACGCGAAGCGGGATGCCTTCGTATGTGACCTCGAAGACACGACCGAGGGCCTCCTTCTCCTTACGGACGTGGATGCCGAGCGCGTGGACCACGTCGACCCCGCACGCAAGGATGGTCAAGCCCTCGGGGTAACCGAGGGCCACTCGGCGCCGATGGATGAACTGAAGATCCCCGTCGATGTTGCTCTTGCACGCGATCGCGACGCGCTTGGGTACCTTCTCCATCGCGCAACGAACGAGGTACAGCGCCTTGTACGAGATGTTGTGGAACCCACCTTCTCGCACGATCTGCTCAAACGCTTCGATAACGACCTTCGCCCCGTCCTCCTTGAAAGGCTGGTGATGGTTCGGTACGTTGTACCTGGGCAAGCTGGTCTTCCCGAAGAACTTCCTCGGGGCTTGTGGCGCGGTCGCGAGGATGATCACATCCCCGCTATCGTCGCCCGTTCCGTACGGCGTATAGTGGGTGTCTTTGAAGGCAGGGCACCCCATGCACCCTGGGCCCGCCTTCTCAGGAAACGTGTTCTTCTGACAGACCTCGCACTCCGACACAGGGAGCGTGGGGATGGGTTGACCCATTCATGACCTCACACATTCGTCTTGGGGGATGGGGCGGTGGCGGAGGGCGCTTGCGTGTCCGTCGGTTGCGCAGGCTTCCTCTGCGTGCTCTCTCGAAGAAGAGTCACAACCTCCTTGAAGTGAATCACGGAGATCAGCATGGTGGGTGCAGGGTTTCCGCACGCCGCCATGAACTCCCGAACTTGCAACTCTGCGTACTCTGCCTGCGGGACTGCGAGCGGATGTTGGTCAAGTAGATGCTTGAGTCGGAATGCCTGCTCACGAGAGTACTCGGTCCGGTGGAGGATTCCGCCGTTCGACTGGACCGCGATCCAATCGATGACGAGAACCCCCTTCGACTCATCGTAGAGCACCCCGTGGGAGGTGCTGTTCAGACGAGGGGTATTCTCCCGATCTCCCAGCAGGTTGATCACAGACGTGAAGTGGTTGCCGAGGCGAATAGAGCTCGAACGGATAAGCGTCTCCATCAGGATCAAGTGCGGAGACGACTGCTGATAAAGCTCCTGCGTCCCGAGGCGAACTCTTGCCGAAGAGATGACCAGCTCTCGCCAGTTACCGCCCAACATGTCGCACATCGCAGCGGGTCCGTAGAAGTTACGGACAAATCGGGTGTCCACATCGAACGGGAAGAACCCCTTGGTGTTCATCTCACGCACCACATCGGCGTAGTGCTTGCGGTAGAGATCGTGGAACTTGAACAGCCCCACGTTGAGCACCCGCCGCATCTCCGCGAACTCTTCCGGTGTAACGTTCGCGGAGATGTGTGTCGTGGGATTGGGGTGTCCCTTCTTGGCAACCGTCTGAATCTCCAGGCGCCGGTTGGCGTCCTGGACGTTCTTGGGGAGGTGGACGGAGGTAGCGATCGTGTTGAACCAAAGCGTCAAGTACGTCGTCTGCCCGTTGATGACGCGGCTGATCTGCGCGCCACCCTCAAAGCCTGACTGTCGGAACAACTCAAGCAGGTTGTTGACCTGTCGCGACTTCATCTCGTTGTCCGCCTCGGCGGAAAACTCATCCAGCGCGCAGGTGTTCGAGGCGCCGTTGAAGCCATTGTAGATCGACGCAGGGCTGTAGTTCGTAAGGTACTGGATAAAGTCCAGGAGCTGGAGGTGCGGAATCTGACCCCCGCAGAACAAGGCCATCAGGCTGGACTTGCCCGTCTGCGACGGGCCGACAATGTGAAGGTGGACCTTCTCCGGACGGAAGTGGGGCATCGCAAGATCCGCCAAGAAGTATGCGATGAGCAGTGAGTCGCTGTTGCCGCCCTTGAGGCTCCAAGCAGGCATGATCTTGGTCGCGATGTCCTTGACCACCTGCTTGACGCGCGCGAGCGTCACATTGTTCCCCTCCTCCAGATCTGCCAAGGAGTTGATCACGGTTCGATGCTTGACCGGGGTCGTGGCGAAGATCCGATTGCCGTCCGTAGGTCCGTCGAGCGTGCGCCACTGCATCGTGCCGTCTGCGCGGTAATGCCCCGAGTAAACAACCGTCCCCAGGTTCAGGTACTGGATCGTCCCGCCAAACCCATCGTCGCGGCTGTGGGGACCCAGGCCGATGTATTCACAGGAGTTCTTTGCCGGGATCCCCTGGTAAAGCGCCTGAAGCGCGATCCCGGTGTAGTCACCCAGTGAGCGCTGAAGCTCCTTGATGACTGACGCCGTCTTCTCGACTCGTGACTCAACCAACCACAGCGGAATACCAATACGCTGCTGGAAGTAGGTATAGATATCGCCCACCACGTTCGAGAGCGCGGCCAGCGTACCCGGGTTGTCCCCCGCCATGAACGCCACCGGCTTGCGACTCTCTCGATGGTAGGTAGTCACCTTGGCGCCGCGAGGGGTGTCCTCTCGATAAAGGAAGTAGAAGTCGTTGCTCAGCGTCTCAACGACCCGCTGGATGAAGCCCGCCTCGTCGTCCTGCCCCTTGATGATGAGGGCCCGGATCTCGGCCGGGGAGAGCGACAGCACCTGGGCAATCCGGTCCAGGTAGCTGGCCAACTGCGCGGGGTGGCGAACGCACTCACCGAACTTGGCCGCGAGGTCGGTCTTCTCGCGAACCCCGGAGATCTCCAGCGCGTCAACGCTTGCACGTTGAAACGCCCACTCGTCACAAGTGACGAACACCTTCCGGTAGTTCGCCAGGACGCACTCCCGAAAGTGCTCAAAGCCCAGGATGCGAACAACGTCATCGGGATCCTTCACGAAGCCGTTACTGGACGCGAGGTTGTCCCATTGATTGAAGACAAAGGCGTTCAGCTGTGCGCAGCTTGAGAGTCGGTCGCGAAGCCACACCTCGCCGCGCCCACGGCTCGGAGAGGGGTGGTCATGAAGGAAGTAGGCGCTGTCGAAGCCCGCCTGCGTGAGTGAGTCCGTGTCATTGGCGAGTCCGCACGTACCGATGACCAGCCAGCCCTCGTTGCTGTTTTCGATCAGCGCTTCCGCGATGGTCAGCGTGTCGTTCTCACCCTCCACCACCAGGAGCTTGAGGCTCTCACGCTCCTTGTAAGAGATGTTGGCGAGGTGGGGTGCGTAAAGCCCAAAGTATCCGTTGGGTTCGTCTTCCGAGAATCCAGGCAACACCAGGATGTTGCCATCCTTCTGGTTCTCGGTGTCCGGACGCCGCAGGCGAATGCGAGCAGGTGTTGAGATGTCGTGCCCGGTGATGAACACAACCGCGTGGCTCCACTCCGCACCGGGGTGCTTCGCCAGCTCGCGGACCACGTCCAGGATCTTGTCCCTTCGCTCTGCGGAGTAGCGCGAAGGGGCGTCGCTCGCATACCCCTGACTGGCGAGTGAGAGGACCCGTTGTTCGCACAGGGAGATCAGGGTCGCAGGGGTCGGCCATACGCCGTACGGCATCGTATGGATCAGGTCGCGCTTGTGCCCGCGTTGCTCGAAGAGCCAGTCGATCGCGGCCTCGCCAAGCCGTGCGGTGAGGCCCGCTCCTTTGTCCCCTGCGCCTTCCTGGGGGTGGGTGAGGTCGATCAGATGCTTGTTGGTCGCCCACGCGATTGCCTTCAAGGCTTCCCTGTGGATATCGAGGCGGTCGTACTGAGCTTCGAGCTTCTCCGGAACCAGCCGAACGCCTGTGACCGCCTGGAGTTCCTTCAGGGATTGCGCGTACCCCCATCCGAGCTTCGAGTCCTGGAACAACTGAAGGAGGTTGCGCGTCCGGTAGTGACAGACGTTGCAGCTTGCGACGCCCGTGCGGAAGTCAACCTCGAACGAGGGGTGGTGGTCTGGGTGCCCCGGGAGCACACAGTGCATGCGCAGACGCTGAGCCCCCTTCTGCTGAGGGTCAGAGTCTGGCAGGTAGCGGCGAAAGACATGCCCCAGCTGAGAGATGTCTACGCGTCGGAACAGCTCAACCGCGTCCCGATTGGAGAGCGACGGCGTAGAGGCACCTTTGCCACGAGACATGAAACCTCCTAGACGCCAGGGTTGACGCCACTTCGCTTCGCCTTGCGCTCAGCCACCTGCTCGGCGCCCTTCGGACAGAGCGCCTCGTCGTTGTAGCCGCAGTACTCACATTGCCACCCCGTGGAGGGGGTGGGTTCGTCTCGATCAACCAAAAGAAGCGGAGAAGCCAGCTTGCTAAGGTAGCGCGTGAGCCACGGCTCCACGTGCTTCTTGATGTCGTCCCGGGTCCAGGGCCCCGGCCGACCGCTGAATGTAGGGAACCAGTCGAGCTCCGGCGCCCCGAAGTAGTTGATCGCACACTGCACACCCAGGATGTCGGGCATGTTGGCAATGGCGAGCAGCATGTACACATAGAACTGCATCGAGTGCTGCTCGATGGGCTTGCGCTTCCCCGACTTGTGATCGACCAGGAGCAGCACACCAGCCTCGGTGTGAAGCCCGTAGTCGAGAACGCCTCGGATGAGGCACTTCGGGTCATCGAACGAACAGCCCTGGAAGTCCGCCGTCATGGCGAGCTTCGCCTCGATGTACTCCTTCTTGGCCCCGTACATCTCCTTGATTCGCTTCATGTTCTTCACGAAGTCGACGATGCCGGGGATCTTTCCGGAGACCTCGACCACCTCAGACTCGGTGAGTTGATCGATCTGCATCTGCTCGCGAGAGAATGCGGTGAGCACCTCGGGTTCCGGCAGACGCAAGAGCGCGAACTCTTGAATGGTGTGTGCCGTCACACCCACCCGCGCCTGCGTCCCCTTGTGGGACTCTTTCACCTTGCGCACGTACTTGAACGTGAACTGAGAAGAACAACGCGCAAGGACTTCGGCCTTGCTCAAAGACCAGGGTGCGTACTTGAGCACGAGCGGCGATAGGATCACAGCAACCTCACTCAAAAGAAACGGAACCGGCGCGCACCCACAACGCCGTATGCGTTGTGGGTGCGCGCCAGCAGGGGGTCAGGGGTCGATCTGGCGGAGAAGCGCCTCACCCTTCGGAGTCAGGCGGTAGCTCGTGTACGGGATGTCCGAGCGGGTCCCTCCAAAGCTGACACAAGCCTCCAAAAGGCCGAGGCGGATTGCGCGCCTGCGTGCGTTCGCCGCTTGGCACGTACGGATGTCAGAGACCCCCCTTCGGAAGTATTCCAACACCCCAGGCGGCAACTCTTCTGCGGATACGCTCGCCATCAGACGTTGACCTTCGGCGCCGCCGCCGAGAGATCCGGCAGCTTGGGCGCCGGGCCACTTCCGATGCCCAGACCCGCCGCGAGCGCGGAGCCATCGGTGACGTTGGTGCTGGGGGTCTCGGGCGTCTTCGGGTTGTCGGAGAGGTTGTAGATGCGGCGCGTCGAGGGCCACACCTCGATGGTCTCGACCAGCTGCGCGAAGACCCGCAACGCGCTGCTGAGGTTCTCGGGCGTGTGATCCTCGCCGATCGTGGCCACCGGCTCGTACCACTTGATCGTGCTGTCCGTCGTGGACACCTCGATCTTGGACGTGAACGAGACCTTGCGCGACCAGAGAGACTTCCAGCCGCCGCTCTGGAACTTCTTCACCAGCATCCGCGCGGTGGCCATCGCGGTCTTCGAGAACCGCATGCGGTAGACGCCGCTGAAGTCGGCGGGGACGACGTAGAACTGGATCTCGTTCGTGCACGCGAGCTCCGGCTTGGGGGCGTTCTTGACGTAGACGGGCTTGTAGGCGCACGCCTCGCATACGCCGTACGCGGACCCGCGCTTCTGGTCGAGCGAGGAGCAGAGCGGGAGCTTCGACGCGTTGTCGTCGGGCTCGCCGTCCTTCTTCTTGGGCTCCCAGAGGGAGCGGCCCTCGACCACGCCGACCACGTAGACCTCGAACGCCTGGGGGAGGTTCATGGCCTTCGCCATGGCCGCGCTCCCGGCGCTCAGGATGCGCTCGTCGCGCGAGTAGTAGCCGCCCTGGGGGGCGGTCTCCGGGCGCTGCTGGTCGTTGCCGGTGCCCTGGTTGAGCTTGGCGTCGAAGAACTGCATCGCACGCTCGCGCGCGAGGTGCATGCCCGTGGTGTCGGGGTTCATCCGCTCGAAGGCGGCGATCATGTTGGCGCGGAAGGGCTCGGGGAGCTCCTCGATCACCGCCATGACGCGCTCGGGAGTGACTGCCACGTAGCGCTGGAGGCTCTTGGTGGCGTGCGGGAACCGCTTCAGGAGGATCAGCTTGGCGTAGGGGCCGTACGGATCGAACTCGACCTGCGTGTCGAGGACGGCCGGGTACTCGGGCTCCGCCTGCGTGATGATGGCCGCAGGAGCGGCGACGACGATCTCCGTCGCGGCTGCGGGAGCCTCAGCGGGTGCAGGCACGGTCTCGGTGGGCACGGTCTCCGGAGCCTCGGTGGTCTCGACGGCCTTCTCAGTCTTCTCGGTCTTCTTGGTCATGTTGTCTCACTTGCTCGACTTGTTGATGTTACCCACCCCAGAAGCTATATGGTATATCAAGATCATGCGGAACACCACTGAACGTTACTTCGCAGAGGTCAGCGCACACGCCCTCCCGACGCCTCAAGAGGCAAAGAAGAACTTTACGCGGTACGCGGAACTCAAGCAGAAGCTGTACGTGGCGTCCACGGATCATGCGAAGCACCAGATCCAAACGCAGATGACTGCGTTGAGCGGGCGCATCGCCAAAGGGTATCTGCGGTTTGTGATCGGGGAGGCGAGGAAGCGCACACGCGATGCCGAACTTCTGCCAGACCTGATCAGCGCAGGGAACGAGGGGCTTCTCTGCGCGATCCAGAAGTTCGAACTCTCGGTGGGGACGCAGTTTCTGACATTCGCCTACTACTGGGTACGCGTGAAGATCAACGGTGTCCTGTATCGGAAGGAGGATGTGAACATCTCCGTACACCGTAGACGGAAGGACGCAAAGGCCGTAGACGAGGGAGGCAAAGAACAGGGGGATGGCATCCCGCCGACGATCTCCTCTTTGGACGACTACGAACTCGCATCCGACGCTGATACTGCACGCGACGCCAGCGCCAACGACGCCCGCGCCATGCGCTACCTCACCGCTGCCGAGCTTCCGCTTCGGGAGCGTCTGGTAGTGCTGTACGTCCTGGGTATGCGGAGCACACCCAAGACGTTTCAGGAGATTGCACTGATCTTCTACACCCTCGATCGCTCACTGGTGATGCCCAGTGAGGTCGAGGTGTTGTATGAGCGCGGCATCGCCCGCCTGAGGGATTGGGCCGCGCTCTGCGGAGAGGACTCGATCAGAGAAGATCTTGGGACGGAGTGATCACTCCTCGGTCTCGGTCTCGGTCTCGGCCCCCTCGGGAGCCTCCTCCTCGTCGACCTTCTTGAAGCCCTCGGGGATCTCGGTGGCGCTGAACGCCATCATGATGCCCTCGCGCAGGCCCTTGAGGTACTGCGCCCGCGCGTTCGCCTTGATGAAGCGCTCGGTGTCGCCGCTCGACTTGTAGGACTTGGCGTGCGCGGCCTTGACCTTCGCGGCGGCATCCACGTTCGAGAGGACGGTGCGGACCACACCGAGGTCGCAGGGGTCCAGGGCGACCTCGCTGAAGTCGAGGCGGCGGACGCGCGGCGTCGGCGGCGTCTCGGTCTTGTCCTTGCCCTTCTTCTGCGCCGCCTCCAGCTCCTCCTGGATGTGCTTGTTCATGTCCTCGCCCGACCACCCCTTCTCGACGGCGAGGTTGGCCATCCGGATGACGTAGTCCGGATCCGCCGCGTGCGGGCGCAGGTGCCGCGCGTGCGTCACGGTGATCGCCTCGTCCCGGTACATCGCCTGGACCGGCTCGGGGAGCGCGAACACGGCGACGTAGTGCGAGACCTTCCCGGCGCTCACGCTGGGCGAGAGCGCCGTGGCGATCTCGGCCTGGGTCTTCCCGGCGAGCGAGAAGCGGTGCACGGTGCACGAGAGGTCCCACTGGCTCTGGTTCTTCCGGGCGACGTTCTCGACGTGCGCGTCGGTCACCATCTGAGTCCAGTTCTCGTAGGACGCGAGGGTCGCCTGCATCTCGGTGAAGCCGTGGTGCAGACCGGCGCGCGTACGGCAGCGGCCGAAGCTGAGGACGTTGTAGACCTCCCCCCTCTTCAGCTTGATCATCTCGCCCGGGATCGGCGACACCGGGTACTCCCCGTCGGGGCCGATGAAGCGCATGCGCGTGAAGCGCACCGGAGACGTGATCCCCGTCTTCGTGGTCTCGAAGAGGGCGGACAGCTGCTTGTCGGTGGGCGGCTCGGCGCGCGTGTCGAAGATCGACAGGAGTGTGGAGGTCTTCACGGTCACCTGACCGGGCTCGACGGGGGTGAACTCCCAGGGGCTGAACGCGGTCGCGAAGCCCTGGTCAGACGCTTCGGCGGTGGCGCGTGATGCCTTCTTCTTCGACGCTTCGGGCGCCGCCTCGGTCTCGGCGGGCTTCTTGGTCTCGGTCTTCTTCTTGTCGTTGGTGCTCTTGGTCATGATCGCGGTCCTCTTGTTGATATCCGATGGGTTGCTGCTCGCGACGTAGAATCCGCCCTAGCGCGGCAGCTATGGGTTGAACTGGCACGACGGTGACGGGGATGCGATCCACACGTCCTCCTTCTGCCAGATGGCGGTAGCAGTGATAGAAGTCCTGGGCAATCGCTGCGTCTGACGCAGGGGCTGCGACCAAAACAAAGAAGAGGTGCCCCACGAGCTGCCGGTGCAGCTCGGCGTCGGCGAAGACGTACTCCCCACGAATCAGCGCTCGAAAGGCGCTGTCCCGCAGTTCGGGCATCTCCGCAGACTGGACTCGGGGCTTGGGGGCGGCACGGGACTTTGGCATTGGGGGCACGAGGTAGGTTGTGCCACGACTCCAATACGGCGTAAAGTCTTCGGTGCGGGCTCTTCTACCAGATCTTCGTCTGTTTTTACGCCGTACTTATCCACGGGGCTTGATCCCCCAGGCTTCGATGCCCGACACCGGCTGCGGGGCGTCCGGGTCGAACGGGCGCGATGAGTGCGGCTGCGGACGCTGAGGGAGCGGGATCAGGTCGTCGGAGCTCCGTGGGTGGGCACGCTTGGGTTCGGGCAGTTCGGAGGGCGTCTTGACGACGATCGGCGTCTCGGTGATGCGAGGCACCTCGACGATGGGCGTTTCGCTGAGCGACACGCTGACCTCGACGATCGGGATGGGGTCGTGGGCGATGCCCTCCGGCGCGATCTGCCCGGGGAACCGCTTGCGCAGATCCAGCCCGATCAGCTTCGCGATGTCTTCCCCTGAGTACTCGATCTTCATCTTCATACTTCTTCCACCTTCGCAATGGGTTTGGTGACTGAGGCCGCGTACTTGCAGCCCTTCCCGAATGGGACGATCTGTTCGTCATAGCACGTGTCGATGCGGTCGCACGAGGTGCACGCGATCGCATCCGACATGGTGAGGCCGACGCTCCGCTTGAACCGGAACGACGCCTCGACAAAGCGGTCGGCAACGACGCCGCTCTTCCTGGAGCTGAGCAGTCGGTAGACCGTCATCTTGCGCAACTGTCCCGGGCGGTTGTTCCGCTCCAAGGCTTGATCGTACTGGAGCGGCTTCCAGGGCAGAGAGTACACCATCGTGTAGTTCGCCTGCTGAAGATTGATGCCCACCGCAGCGCTGATGATGCCGATCAGCACGCGGCACTCCGGGTCTTCTCGGATCGCGGCTTCGATCAGTCCGGTCTTCCCAGATGTCGAGCCGTCGAGTCGAACGGTCTTGACACCCATGGACTTTGCGACGCGCTCCATGTCGTCGAGCTCGGGCCCGAAACACCCCCAGCACAGGACTTTATTGGTCGGGTCTTCCTGAAGGATCGTGCGCAAGAGATCCTCGAACACCTCCAGCTTGGGGTTCTCCACGTCCCGAATCGCCTTTGGCTTGATCGCCTTGGGGAACGGAACGCACTTCTTGGTGTACGGCTTGATGTCCTCTTCGACGCAGTGCTGCATGCGCGGACACGCATCGCACACCATCGTGTCCGCCTTGTCGTACATGAACCCCGACACCAGCTGCAACAGCTTGTTGACCCGGGCGGCGCCGTGGGGGACCTGGAAGAGCGGGTCGAGATCCGACCCCATACGCTCTTCGACGGGTTGCAGATACTGACCATCCGGGGTGATGGACGCGCGCATCGTCGCGACGAGTTCGTTGTAGCGTGCCCGCTGGTTTCGTCCCAGATCGTACGTGACATCCACGATCACCTGCTCGGGCAGATCCAGGCAATCTTTCTTCTTCATCCGGGTGACGACCGAGTCAACGACCGCGTTGATCTCCTGGAGGTTCTGGTAGCCGACCAGCACTTTGCGGGTGCCGCGCGCATTGAACACGTAGTAGCGCTCCTGAAACTTCGTCCAGGAGTAGGGCAGGAGCCAGGAGGCGAGAAACTTGATCTGCGCGTAGATCTTCCCCGGCGTCTCGCCGGGAGTGCCGGTGAGAGCAATACGCCGTACGGCGCGCGAGGCGAGCTCGAAAACTGCCGTCGTCGGCTTGCTCTCCGGGTTGCCCAGGACGTGGGACTCGTCCACGATGATCGTGTCGTAGTCCAGTTCGAGCAGGCGACTGCGCTCAGGGGCGTGGATAACATCGACGCCGATAAGCGGATCTCCTACCTCGAACTGCGCCTCCAGCTGACAGCGCGTGTACGTCGCGAGGACGATGTCGGCCGTCTTCGCCGCCTCACACGCTTCGTCGGAGCCGTCCCATCTCACGACCTTCCACTGGTTGCGTGTCGCGCGGAGCGCTTCGCGGGCCCAGCCGTCCATGACCACAGGCGGACCGATCACGAGAGCACGCTTGAAGTGGCCATCGTGCCGCAAGACGCGCAGCCCGTCGATGGCGGTGCGCGTCTTGCCCGTGCCCATGTCCCACTGGAACCAGCATCGGGGCCAGTGTCGGATTCGTGCGATGCCCGCACGCTGGTAGCTGTACGGAGGGAAGTCCGACGAGAAGAAGTCGGGAGGCAAGTCCGCGAGGTCCGATGATGCCGGGTCCTCCCACTTGGTGGCTTCCGTCTGTAGATTCCGCTCGTGAGCCTGTGCGGCGGCGTCCTGGTGCAATACGCCGTATACGACGCGGAGGTCGCGCAGGACGCGCAACCCAAAAGGGTAGTACGCCGGGAACACCCACGCGTTGAGCTCGGGGATGTAGGTGCCGTGGCTCACGCGCTTGGTGCCGTCCTGAGGCTCGCCGCGCACCACGAACGCGGCGGCGCCTTGAATCATTGTGCCACTTACGATCATGTGCCTATCCTTCCCTGGTGTACGACGAATCATTCATGAGTTTTGGCGGGCCTCGGGGGAACACACACCCGAACCCGATGTACGACTACTTCACGGCGCTGACCCCCAGGCGCCTGAAGGAGCTCTTCAAGCTCGCGCAGTTCGTCGGCATCAACAGCGCCCACATCTACGGAGTCCTGCGCAAGTTCGGTGAGATCCCGATCACGCGCTTGGTGTTCGAGACCGTCGTCGAGACCGAGCTCAAGCAGCACGAGAAGCTCTTCAACGAGCAGCTTCGGCTGTGCGGCTTTCTGACGATGGCCTCGTTCGACCTCCAGCTGACCGGGAACTCCATCGTCACGATGTACGAACCGATTCAGCGTGACCTGATCTGCACTCGATGCCACACGCCAGAGAACATCGAGGCGGCGGACTACTCGTTCAACCTCGACAAGACCGAGTTCCGTCACGACTGCCGCAAGTGCGGGGTGACGCGAGTCCTGTCGAAAGTGAAGGACACACAGCTCAAGGACTCCTCCAAGATCCGGCTGCTGCGGCTCGATCCTCTGCTCGTGGACATCGACCAGAACCGTACCACAGGGGAGACCGAGTACTACTACCAGATCCCGCGCGCCGATGTGGTCAAGGTGCGTGCAGGCGTCAAGCTCCACATCAATCACACGCCGATCGAAGTCCTCCAGGCCATGCGCAACGGCAAGGTCATCAAGCTGGACCCGTCGAACGTGTATCACATGCGTAAGCCTGCGCCTGCGGGGCTGGATGGCCAGTGGGGTCTCCCGCCGCTCGTGGCGGCAATCAAGCTGTTCATGTTCGCGGCAACTCTGCGGCGTGCGAACGAGGCGATCGCGCTGGAGTACATCACTCCCTTCCGCGTGATTCACCCCATGGCGGCGAGCGGTCAGGGCGACCCGATAACGACTCTGAACCTGGGGCGTTGGAAGGATGAGATCCAGGAGAACATGCGGATGCACCGGAGAGATCCGCTGCGCGCGATGTTCGCCCCCATCCCCATCGGCGTGCAGAACATCGGCGGCGACGGGCGTACTCTCCTGACACTCGGCGAGCTACAAGAGGCCGAGAAGTCAATCATCCTCTCGCTGGGCGTTCCCTATGAGTTCGCGGTGGGCGGCATGGGGCGGCGCAGCGGCGAGGTCGATCTGCGGATGATCGAGAACCAGCTCCGCACGCACACCGAAGACCTCAACGGTCTGGTGGCGTGGGTCGAGCGACGTGCGACCACGTTCCTCGGCTGGAAGAGCGTTCCGACCAAGCTCGTGGAGTTCAAGCTCCTCGACGATCTGACCAACAAGCAGCTGCTCATCCAGCTCTGGCAGGCCGGATCGGTGAGCAAGACGACGGTCTCTCAGTCGGTGGACGTGGACCTCGCGCATGAGCGTGAACTCATCAAGCAGGAGACGCTGAGCGACGCACGCTCGCGCGCTGAGACGGAGATCTTGATCGCCAAGGAGCAGTCGTCGCTCTCCGCATCCGCGCAGCGCAAGGCGTTGATGGGTGGCGGCGGTACGGCGTACGATCAACAGCAGGTGTTCAGCATGAACGCCCCGCTGGCGCAAGAACTGGCTGCGCTGGATCCGAGTTCGCGAAAGAGTCGTTTGATCGCCCTGGAAAAGGAAGACCGGGTTGCTTACGCGGTCGTGATGGTAATCTTGGCGGATCTGGAGCGCGGAGGCGCCCAGCAAGGAGCGCCCGTATGAGCACCACAGACCCGTACAAGAAAGCCTTCGGTACCCAGGCCCGGAGCTATGAAGAGGACCAACCCGGAGCGCCGCGCGGACCGATGGGTCCGCAGGCTCCCATGCGCCCGCTGTCCGCGCACATGGAAGTCTTCGTCATCTACCGCCCGCTGATGACCTGCGTGTTCTGCAAGCGGCGGCTCTTCAGCAGCGAAGATGAAGACGAGAAACGTGAAACGACAGACCTGATTCCCGACAACAACGAGGAGTACATCTGCCCGCACACGCGTCTGAAGGATCTTCAGCGCTTGATGGCGCGGGCCAGTGCAGGAGAGGTCGTGATCGGGACGAGCGTTCCGAACACGCTGGTGAACGGAGTCACGCAGGTTCTGGTCTCCTGGGTGGTCTTATCCCCAAAGAGATGATGTCGCGAAGGCCCCCGGGGTTTCCCCAGGGGCCTCCACAACTCGAAGCCGTCATTCTCCCGGTGCTCTAGCGCCCCACGCCTGGGGCGTCGCTCAGAGCAGTACGATCAGGAACTTGAACACAGAGACGATGGTCACTACGTACCTCTGCGGAGGGGAAACTGTCCGCATTGTCTTCTACCCGAATACGCCGTAAACTTCTGGGGTGTCAGAACCCACGCCTATCTTGACCGACGCCAGCGTGATCCGTCAGCGCATGCACGAGAAGTCGATCTCGGCGATCGCGTCGACCTTCCCGCTCACGCTCCGCAACGGGACGCTGGAGGTGCAAGACCTCAAGGTCGTCACGCGGCAGTTCAGCCCGATCGACCAGTACAACGCGCTGATGCGCGAAGGCACCCTTCAGGAAGCGGTGAAGGGCACCCTCGTCCTCAAGGACAAGGAGGGCAAGGTCGTCGACACGGCGAAGAACTTCACCCTCGTACACGTGCCCCATCTGACCGAGCGTCACACGTTGATCATGGGCGGCAACGAGTATCAAGTCGCCAACCAGCTTCGGCGCAAGCCGGGCGTGTACACGGCGCGCGCCGACAACGGCGAGCTGCGGGCGATCTTCAACCTGGGGCGCGGCAGCAACTTCAACCTGGGCTTCACACCCGACAAGGGCACCTTCCACGTCCAGCTGGGGACCTCCAACATCCCGCTCTACCCCGTGCTCCGCGCGGCGGGCGTCAGCCACGAGACCATCGCCCACCACCTCGGCGACGCGGTGGCCAAGGCCAACCAGACCTACCACGGCAAGGAGGAGGAACGCGCGACCGGGAAGCTCTACGCGAAGCTGGAGCACCCCGCGCTGTTCAACGCGAACCTCCCGCACGCGGAGAAGGTGGAGGCGATCCGCAAGAAGTGGGACGTGACCACGCTCGACCCCCACGTGACGGAGGCGACTCTCGGTACGGCGTATTCAAAAGTCACCCCCGAGGCGCTGCTGACGGCGGCACGGAAGGTGCTCGATGTCCACGGCGGTCACAAGGCCACCGATGACACCGACGCGTTGACCTACAAGACCTTCCACTCGCTGGACGACTTTCTGCACGAACGGATCAAGCTCACCGCGCGCGCCTGGGTGCCGAAGGCGAAGCTCGCCCTCGCGACCAAGGGCACGATTCACGAGGCGTTGCGCCCTGCGCCCTTCTCGGATGGCGTGCGAAAGTTCATCACGACCGGCTCGCTGGCGGCGGTGCCGACTGCGATCAACCCGCTCGAACTGATCGATCACGCGGTGAAGGTGACGAGCCTTGGAGAGGGTGGAATCCCCTCGGATCGAGCCATTCCGCTTGACGCGCGCATGATCCACAACACGCACTTCGGAGCACTGGATCCGATCCGTACGCCTGAGTGTTTTCCGCCTGACGTCGAAGTCTGCACTCAACGGGGGTGGGCGCGTTGGGACGATGTGAGTGACTCGGACGCGTTCCTGACGATGGCGGGGGACCTCCGCGTATTCCAGCTCCCTGAGCGTATCGTGCGTGAGCCCTACGAAGGGCTCATGTGTCACATGACAGGTGAGCATATCGACTGCGTGGTCACACCGAACCACCGTGTATACGGGCGTGCGACCGAGCTTGCAGATGACGCCTTCGTGCAAGCGTGGGAACTTCAGGGCGCGACCCAGTGGTACTTCCCTACGGAGGACCCGAACTTCGACTCCGTGTATGAGAGCGCACTCAGCACCTCAGTACAGCCCTATCGCGGCATGGTCTACTGCGCGACCGTCCCTGGGGGGCTCCTCTATGTCCGCCGAAACGGTTGTACGCCGTATTGGACCGGCAACTCCAGTCACTCCGGAGTGGACATTCGCGCCACCATCGCCGCCCACCGCGACGAGGCTGGCAACCTCTACACCGTCGCCACGAACGTGAAGACGAAGCGTGAGGAGTTCCTGCGCGCCGGAGACCTGCGGAAGTACGTGGTGGCGTTCCCCGGCGAAGAGCTCAAGGGGACGGTCGACGCCTTCAAGAACGGGCGTGTCGAGCGCGTGCCTGCGAGCACGGTGACGCACCAAATCGCTCACACCTCGCACCTCTATTCCCCTGCGACCACACTCCTGCCGCTGATCCACGGCATGCAGGGCAACCGCGCGATCATGGCGTCGAAGATGGGCACCCAGGCGTTGCCGCTCATCGAGCGGGAAGCCCCCTTCGTGCAGTCGAAGAGCCACCTGCCGGGTGAGATCAGCTTCGAGGCGATGTACGGGCACATGATCGCGCCGAGGGCGCCGGTCAGTGGGAAGGTGGTGAAGATCGAGGATGGGTGGATTCACATTCGGCCGGAGGGGGTGAAGAAGGCGACACACGCGGATGTGCGACACATCTTCGTCACGGGTCATTCGGGCTCCGGGAAGTCGACCTACGCCAAGAGTCTGTCGTCTGAAACGGGACTACCCGTTCACCGGCTCGACGACGCCCCCGGGCTGTTGGCCGCGCGCAAGTTGGGGGACACACCAACCGCAGAACGCCTGTCGCGCGAGGCGGTCGACCGTAGTTTGACGCTGTCGGTACCGCACATCATCGAAGGCACGTCCGCGTTGTTGACGCCGGATCGTATGGCAGGGCACCGCGTTGTCTTGATGGACGCCCCGCGCGAGCACATTCTCAACGCGAGACTCCAGCGCGAAGTGGCGCAGGCGGCATCACGCGGGGTTCCCGAGGATGTGGGGCGGCGCCAAGCACACGGAGCCGGTCTGTACGACTACTACGCACCACACGTTGATGCCGTGCGGCGTCTGTCGAACGTCGAAGTTCGAGCGCCGGGGTATGTGCCTACCGCTAAAGAGGCGGCTGAGTTCGTGGCGTATGTCGAAAAGACCGCCGAAGACCGCCCCACCGTCAAGGTTCGCTCTTTCGGCCCGTTCACGTTCCACGTCGAGATCCCCAAGGGCGCCAAGCCCTTCGGCCACCCGTTCCCCTGCGACTACGGCTACCTCCCGGGGTACGTCGGTCCCGACGGCGACTCCCTCGACTTCTGGGTGGGGTCGGACAAAGACGGCGCGTTCGTTTCCGTCGACACCGAGGAGCAGAACGCGAAGGGTGTGTGGGTCAAGCGGGACACGAAGTACGTCGTCGGGGTGCCAAGCAATGAGGTGCATCTCGTCCTCACGCAGATCGAGCGCAAGCCCAAGACCCGGTGCGTCAACCGACGCGACTACGCGTCGTGGGACGCGCTGACCAAGAGCATCGCGCACTTCAAGGACGAGGACGATCAGGTCGAGAAGACCGCCGCGACAAAGGACGACGGACTCGTCCGCGTGCCGTACAGCCAGAACTTCCCGTTCCCTTCGAAGACCAGTCTGAACCACACGCTGAGCGTCAAGCCCGGCGACACTGTGGTAGCTGGGCAGCGCATGGGCGATTCCAACTACACGAAGGACGGCGTCCTCGCGCTCGGGCGCAACCTCCGCGTGGCGTACGTCCCCCACTACGGCCTGAACTCGAACGACGCCGTGGTGATCAGCGAGGCGTGCGCCAAGAAGCTCACGAGCGAGCACGTGTACCGCGAGGTGTTCTCCATCCCGGTCGGCATGGAGTTCAGCAAGGAGCGGCACCAGTTCTACTACGGGACGAAGTACAGCCCTGCGCAATACGGCGTACTGGACACGCATGGCGTGGTCAAGAAGGGGGTGCGGGTCAACCCGAAGGACCTCCTGGTCTGCGGACTCGTGAAGACCCAGGTTGTCGGCACCGATGCCATCCTGGGGCGCATCTCCAAGGCGCTCGCCCGCCCCTATCAGGAGGTCGCGCTCACCTGGAACCACGGCACTCCGGGTGAGGTGATCGACGTGGTCCGTACGGGATCCCAGATCGCGGTCCTGGTGAAGACCATCGAGCAGATGCAGGTGGGGGACAAGCTCGCGGGTCGCCACGGCAACAAGGGCGTCGTGGCGAAGATCCTCCCTGATCACGAGATGCTGAAGGACGAAGCGGGCAACACGATCGACCTCCTCCTGACGAGCGCAGGCGTGATCTCGCGCATCAACCCCTCACAGGTGTTGGAGACCGCGCTGGGCAAGGTCGTTGAGAAGACGGGCAAGCCGATCGTCTTCGACAACAACATGCCGAGGAACCTGGAAGCCTGGACCGCTGAGCAGCTCAAGAAGCACAACATCAAGGACAAGGAGCACCTCTACGACCCGGTGTTGAAGCGTCACATCAAGGGCCCGGACGGCGCGGGCGTGTTCGTCGGGCGCCAGTTCATCTACAAGCTGTTCAAGAGCACCGACACGAACTTCTCGGGGCACGGTGTTGGGCCGTACGATCTCAATGAACAGCCCCTGAAGACCGGGGGCGAAGAGTCCGCCAAGGGTATCGGGAAGATGGAGTTCGACGCGTTGATCGCGCACAACGCGCGCAACTTCCTGCGCGAGGCGTCCGCGATCAAGGGGCAGAAGAACGACGAGTTCTGGCGGGCGATCCAGCTGGGCCTCCCGCTCCCTGCCGCGAAGTCCCCGTTCGCCTTCAAGAAGTTCGTGGGGATGCTGGAGGGCGCGGGGCTGAAGGTGGATCAGCGTGGCTCCAAGTTCCAGCTGCTGCCGCTCACCGACAAGGACATCCTGGCGCGATCGACCGGCGAGATCAAGAAGCCGGAGACGCTCATCGCGAAGAACCTCAAGCCCGAGGCTGGGGGTCTGTTCGACCCGAGGCTCACCGGGGGGCTTGGTGGGACGTTGTATTCGCACATCGACCTCCACGAGCCCATCCCTCACCCGGTGTTCAAGGAGCCGGTGCGGCGCCTGCTCGGGCTCACGGAGAAGGGCTTCGACGAGAAGCTCCAGACGCACGGTGGCGCGTGGTTTCACAAGGAACTGAAGGCGCTCGACACCGACCAGAAGCTCAAGGATCTGCACGCGCGCCTGAAGACCGCGAAGGGCGCAGACCTCAACGACACCGTCAAGCAGATCAAGTACCTCGACGCACTGAACGCTCACGGCTACAAGCCGCACGACGCGTACGTCGTATCGAAGGTGCCTGTGGTGCCTCCGGTGTTTCGACCGATCATCGCTCAGCCGAACAACCCTGGGGAGCTGATGATCGCAGACGCCAACAAGCTGTACATGCACGTGATGGATTCGAACCACACGCTGAAGAACACAGCGCTGGAGTCCGACATCGGCAAGCACCGCCGTCAGATGTTCAACGCAGTGGCGGCGCTCTACGGCACAGAGGACGTGGAGAACGACGAGCTGCGCGGACAGAGCGTGAAGGGCTTCCTGTCGAACATCGCAGGTGTCGGCACGCCCAAGGGCGGGTTCTTTCAGCGCAAGGTGATCCGCAAGACCCAGGACGTGTCGGGCCGTGGCACGGCGGTGCCCGATCCGACCTTGGGCATGGACAACGTCGGCATCCCCGAGCAGATGCTCTGGCAGATGTACGACAAGCTGATCATCGCGCGCATGGTGCGTCAGGGCCACACGGCGCTCGAAGCCAAGGAGGCCGTACTCAAGAAGACGCCCTCGGCGAAGGCGGCGTTCATGCAGGAGATCGGCGAGCGGCCGGTGATGATCAATCGGGCGCCGACGCTCCATCGGTGGTCGATCGTGTCGGCGTACGCCGTACCCGTGCAAGGGAAGACGATTCGGGTGAACCCGTTTATCGAGAAGGGGTTGAATCTTGACTACGACGGGGATAATCAAGATTCAACTGTAATCTTGATTCTGGCAAAGCCGCCTTTTGGCGGTTGTCATAATCGTGGTTCATACCTTGACTTCGTTACTGACAGTGCTACAGTGGTACTCCCTGGAGACCTTCGTCTCCCTCTCATGGAGGATCACATGGCCGCACGCTTCCGTACCGAAGTCCCTGCCCTCATCAACCAAGAGCTCGTCCTCTGCGATCTCGCGAACTTCCCACACGGGGAGAAGGTCAGTCAGAATGGGCACATCTCCTTCTACGCCGTGCCGGAGAATGTGTCGGTTCTCGCTCTCGACGAGGCTACCGGGCGCATCTGTGTGCAGCACCCCACGCTCTGGTCCCACCATGCTCAACGGGAGCGCGTCATCATCACGCTCGGCTCCGAACGACAGATCTTCTCCGACGACGATCCGCGCGCTGTCTACGGCCTGGATTCGAATCTGAACTACATCAGGCGGCGCCCCTCGGAGTCCGTGGGCGTCTTCGTACCCGTCAGCTACGGCGCTATCGGCGATGGGGGCGGCGCCACACTCGACACCCTCCCGGCAACCGACAAGGCGCCAGCGTTCCTCCTGACTGAAGATGCCGGGCACCTGATCGGAATGTTGATCGGCAACGGATGGGTGGAGCCCTATCGTCTGCGTCTCGCCGGGATGAACAAGGGGATCCAGGCGCAGTTCCGCGCCGCCCTGCCCTCACTGTTCCCTGGGGTACCGATCAAGTTCGTAGTCTATGGGCACGACGCGAGCGGTGGATTCGGGGACTCAGAGGTCACGTGCGCCACCAGTGAACCCGGCACGCTGTTGTCTTCTCGGTTCCAGGGTATGTTCGGTCATGGTGCTGAGAACAAGCACCTCCCTACGTGGTTCCTGCGTACGACGTACGCATTCCGTCGGGGGCTCCTGGCTGGCCTCATCGACACAGACGGGTCTGTGTCAGTCAGCCACGGCAAGAAGAAGCCGCAGTGGATGGTGAACTATTCCAGCCGAAGTGGGCGCCTCGCGCGAGAGATCGTACTGCTGGCTCAATCGCTGGGTTTGCGCGCGAAAGTCACTCCGGCTAAGACGCCGCTGGGTGAGCCTCACTACGTCGTCAACTTCTCCACAGTCGAGCTCGGCCGCTTCGGACCGCTCCCCCTGGTTCACACTGAGAAGTCAGTGAAGTTCCGGGAGTTTCAAGCAGACCCTCCGGAAGCCAACGCTTCGTACAACGCAACGAACCTCCTGCCGGTACCTGCTACGCTCGCGAAGCAGCTCAGCCGCCTCTTCAAGAGCGGTGGTTCGGATTATGCGAAGTGGTACCAGTCTATCAAGAAGGGTTACGTGGCGCGCGCATTCGCGGAGGAGACTCTGACACTACATCCCACTCTGCGCGAGACGGATGACGGACTGATGCGGCGCTGGATCGAGCTCGTTGACAACAAGACGGTACGCTGGGACCAAGTCACGGAGTTTCGGGAGACCGGCATCGTCGAAGACGGCTACGATCTCACGGTCCCCGGCTATGAGACGTTCATGAACGTCGAAGGCGTCATTCTCTCCAACACCCTCCAAGTCCACGCCCCCGTCACCCACGACGCCATCGCCGACGCGAAGAAGATGACCCTGTCCAACATGCTGCTCGCGGACAACACGCGGAACAAGATCCTCGCGTTCCCGCAGCACGAAGCGATCATCGGCTTCACCCATGGCTCGAAGCTAGCCCCCTCGAACAAGCCCGTGCGCCACTTCAAGTCGATGGAGGAGGCCATCGCGGCTTACAAACGCGGAGAGCTCGCTGCGAACGACCCGATCGAGGTATCCTAGAGCATGTTCGAGCAAGAGCTCATCGACGAGATCAACCGACACCTCAAGGCAGCGGAGGATCTCCCCCCGGAGATGGCTCCGCAGCCCGAGATGGCCCCGCAGCCTGAGTTGCCTCCGCAGCCGCCCGCGCTGCCGCAGGCGATCATCGGGCTGCTCCAGATTCAATACGCCGTACTGCTGGCGTACATGACCTACGGGGACCAGCTCCAGTGCATCGAGCGCGATGGGCTCTACGAACACTTCAAGACGCACGCGAAAGACCTCAAGGCGTGGATCTACGAGCTCCATCGCACCCTCGCCTCGATGGGCACAGAGTCCTATCCCCAGGGCGTGTCTGTGCCCACGGCCCCGCTGAAGGCCGCGCGCCCCGCCATCGAGGCCCTGCTGGGTCTGGAGACACAGGTCCTCGACGGCTGGGCCAACTGCGCCGCTGTCCTCTCGACCGAACCTCCGGCGACGCAGGGAGAGCTCGCGGCGCTCACGACCTTCTTCGAAGACGGCGGGCGTAACACCCTGGCGCATGTCCAGGATCTGCGCCGCTACCTTGGGGGTGCGTGATGAATATGGAGGTCAAGCTCCAGCGCCCCATGCGCTCCGGGGGCGGTCGCTTCTCCAGCGTGGACCACGCCTTCCGCCAGGGCGCGAACGACACCCTGAAGAAGCTCGCGCTGCTCGAACACGCTCCGGATCCGGGGGCATTCCTCGCGCAGCTCTTTCGCACCTCAAACTTCGGCTACGGCAAGGATCTGGCGACCCCCAAGACCACCTACACGCCGGTCACGCCGCAAGCTGAGCCCCTGATCCGCTTCTCCCCCTCCACCATCCAGACACGGTGATCCTGTGCCCTACGAGAGCCCCTACCAGAGCATGGTCGAAAACGAGGTGCTGTTCCAACAGCAGCCCTGGCTGAAGCGCATCCCGCACCAGATCCGACACGCAGTGACCCCCGTGAGTGATGCGCTCACCGGCACAGGCGCGGGCCTGATCGCGGGGACGGCGCTGGGCTCACCCAGGGCAGGAGCCGTCGTGGGCGGTGTGCTGGGCGGTCTCCATGGCGTGCTCGCACACAGCCCCACTCCTGCACAGGAGTGGGCGTACAACAACCCCGAGCTCGTGCATGTGCTGAAGGCGCGGGCGGCGTACGACGCGGGGGGTGGGTTTGAGATGGGGAAAGCTGCGAGTTGGGAGAAGCTCGCAGTCAGTCCTGAGTGGGTCGGCGCGCGGCTGGAGTCGTTGAAGGACAGTACGGATCCTGACGTACGTGATCGCCTGTCAAAGCTCTACGATCTTACGGATGCTGCGGCCCGTCGCACGTGGTCGAAGGCAGATCAGGTTATGGAACAGAGCCCGCATGCCGATGCGACGCTCGGCCAGATCAAGCGGCTGGCTGCGCAGGGAGAGCCAGCGGCTGTTCAATACACACAAAGAGTCCAAGAAGCCAACAGGCTCCGTACGATCAACGCGGGGCCTATTGTCGGCGCGATCAATCGGATCGAGAGCAACAGCCATCGCAAGTGGACTCAGCTAAAGATGGAGCAAGAGCTGCGGGAGTCGGAGCGTCGATTCGCGGAACAACTCGCGTCTGAATCTGCGGCGCGGTTGGCTGCGGCAACCAAGGCGCGGGATACCCACATCAAGACCCCCTTGGCCGTCGCGGTAGACAACGCTGAGGCGGCGCGCACCCACGCCTCCGAAGTTAGTCAGGCGTTCATTCGCATGGGCGAAAAGATGGATGCGCGTGCAGCTGAAACGCCGAAGGCTCCTGCGCCTGCCACGCACGCGCCTGCGCCTGCGCCTGTGCCTGCGCCTGCCACGCACGCGCCTGCCGCCGCCCCCACGTCCAACCTCCGTCGCAACCTCACCTTGGGTGCTGCGGTCGCTCTCCCGACCCTGGCCTATACGGCGTATCGGCACTTCGCCGACAAGCCTGACGCAGAGAAGGCTCGCGAAGCGGGCAAGACTGCTATGCTCCGCACCCTGGGGTTCTGAACCATGGCCAAGACGTTCGCGCAGCACCTGATCAACTCGACCCTCCCCGAGGGTTACAAGATGGACGGCCCGGTGACCAACCGTGGCCTCCACGATCACGTGGTCGACCTCGCGCGAAACGACCCGACCGCCTACGTCCGTACGGCCCTCGCGATCAAGCAGCGCGGCGATGAGCTCGCCACGCTCGAAGGCATCTCGGTGGGGCTCAAGGACATCCGCCCCAACTACGTGGAGCGCGACGCGATCCTCAAGCCCGCGAAGGCGGCGTTCGAGAAGGCGAAGACTCCGGCTGAGCGCGAGAAGATCATCCTGGAGACGCAGGCAAAGATCATCGAGCACACCAAGCAACATCCTGGCTCGATGACACACATGGCGCTCTCCGGCGCGCGTGGCAACCCGGCGCAGCTGATGAAGATCGTCTCGACCCCGCTCGCGTCCGTGCATCCTCGCGAGGGTCTGGTCAACCACTTCTTCGACAGGTCGTACGCCGAGGGGTTGACTCCCGCTCAGTACTGGCTCCACGGCCCTGAGGTGCGTGCGAACGAGGTGGCCGCGCGCATCTCGGTGTCAGAGCCGGGGGAGGTTGCGAAGGTCCTCGTCAACAACATGATCGCCAAGGTGATCACGCGGGCCGATTGCGGGACGCTCAACGGCATTCGCATGCGCACCGACGATCCGCACGTCATCGATCGCCACACCCAGGCGGACGCTGGCCTCGCTCGCAACACGCTCCTGACGCCGAGGGTCGTGCAGGATCTCCAGCGTCGCAAGGTCGACCACATCCTCGTGCGCTCGCCCATGACGTGTGGGGAGCCGCATGGGGTCTGCCAGATGTGTCAGGGCCTCAGCGAGAAGGGGCAGATCCACACCATCGGAACCCCGGTGGGGGTGCGCGCCGCACAAGCGATGGCGGAGCCGCTGACCCAGATGGCGCTCTCCTCGCGCCACGGCACCCTGACGGTCAAGGCGTCCACCCCAGACCTCGTCGGGCTGAAGGGCGTTCGGCAGCTCCTCGACATCCCGGAGGCATTCCTACACGAAGCCGTGCTCGCTCCCGTAGCAGGTGTCGTCACCAAGATCGAGCCTGCCCCTCAGGGCGGTCACTACGTGTGGGTCGGCCCCGAGAAGACCTACGTCAACCCGAAGCTCGCGATCCTGCACAAGGTAGGGGATGGTGTCGAGGCTGGCGACGCGCTCACCACGGGCGTCCCCCACCCGGAGAAGGTGGTTCGGCACAAGGGCCTGGGCGCGGGGCGTGCGTACTTCGTGAACACGCTCCACCGCGTGTACAAGAAGGAGGGCGTCGACATCGACAAGCGCCACCTGGAAGTGCTGGCGAAGTCGGACATCAACCACGTCAAGCTGCTCGACGTTGACCCCGAACACCCGCACCTGCTCAAGGGCGACGTGATCAACTACAACGCGTTCCGCGACGCGTACGCAGACCACGTCGTCGACCTCGCACCCGAGAAGGCGGTGGGCCGACGCCTGGGGCGCGAAGTGCTCCATCACACGGTCGGGACGTTGGTGACTCCATCTCTGGCGCGGGAGCTCAAGGCCGGAGGCGTTCACACCGTGCATGTGGCCGCGAACATGCCGAACGTCGAGTTCGTGATGCGCCCGTTCACAATGAACCCGCTGCTCGACAGCGACTGGATGGCCCGCCTGTCGCACCGCTACCTGAAGGCGAGCATCGCCGACGCCGCCCACACAGGTGATGTCGCGGACATCCACACCACGCACCCCATCCCCGCCTATGCTTTCGGTGCCGAGTTCGGGCACGGGCCGGATGGGCGCTTCTGATGAACGACCAATACGCCGTATCGCGCAGCTACGAGATGGGCGTTGACGCCACCTGGACGCGTCTCGGGTTCACCAAGACAGCGGGGACTCTCGACACCGTGAAGCGGATCGCGTCGTGGCCCTTCCGCTTTCACCAGTTGAGCGGCACTCCGACAACCTTTGGTCAAAAGGTGTGGCACGGGGCGGCGCCCATTCTCGACATGACCCGCCACATGGCCATCGGCTCCCCGGTCGACGAGTGGAACCGCTTCCAGCACTTGCGTCAGCAGAGTGGGTCGGGGCTAAAGGCATACGGCCAGATGGCGAAGGACTATCTCTGGAGTCCGGGATACACAGGTGAAGGCGGCGCAGGGAAGTGGATCCGTCGCAGCATGAACGCCCTGGGTGTGGCAGGCACTGGCGCCGAAGCCTACCGAGCTCTAACGGGCGATCCTTCGCAGCGCGCAGGGGATATCGCGGCGCTCGGCACCAGCCTCGTGGCGGGGCCTGTGACCGGGTCCCTGGGCATGTTCGCAGGGCCCATGGTGCACAGCGCCCTCACCTCTACTGCGCGTAGTGCTGGACACCTCCTCGATTCTCCCACACAACAGCCTCTCGAACTCCCGCCTTCGCGCGACGTTCCGGAGCACGTCAGCCGCGCCTTGCGCAGCTACAACACGATCAAGGACCAAACTGGCGCGGAACCGCGCTAGACTACCCATCACAGGAGATCTCTCGATGCACCTCTTCCAACGCACACTGCTCCAGGGCGCACACGACCGTCTCGTGGACGCAGGGCGCATGCTCCCCTTCGCCAACGACGAGCTCGCGACGGAGGTGTTCGACAAGATCGCCTCCGACATGGGCCTGCCCGCGATCCTCACCGAGCGTCCCAACTCCAAGCAGGCGGCGGCGCTCGGGAACGCGCTGATCGACTACAGCCAGAAGCTCGCCGCGAGCGGCTACGGTCCCGACCAGGAGCTCATGGGCCTCGCCAAGCAGGCGAGCGTCAAGGACCCGAGCGACCGCGCGCTGATCGTCGCCGAGTACTACATCCAGAAGGCGGCGGAGGAGGGCTCGATCCACGAGAGCGGCGGCATCGGCCTGCGCGCGGCGGGCGAGCACGACCCGATGGCGCGGCTCGACCTGATGAACCGGGCGACCGGCGCGTACGCCGTATCGCAGGGCCAGTCGAACTTCGCCATGCCCGGGGTGCTCGGCCGCGAGCTGGCGGCGCCGGGGGCGCCGAGCACGGGGGCGAACGTGAGCTCGAAGATCGCCGAGAGCGACCTGACCATCGAGCAGATGCGTGCTCGTACGGAGCAGATGGCGAACGCGGCGCGTCAGCAGTCGAGCATGGCGCAGCCTGCGGCCGTCCGAGGGTCTGCGGTGGTCCCGTCGTCGATCCAAGGGTTCAAGACTGAGGCGCCCTCGGGCTCTGGCGGGCGTCTCCCCTCCGCGCAGTCGTGGACGAACGCGCTCGACGCCGCTCCGGTCCCCCAGCGTCTGAACGCGCTGGATGTGGCCGCGCACGGTCTGCCCGTGGATCCGCACAATCCCACCGGGTGGCAGCAGCTGAAGCAGGAGTTCGGCTCCTCCAACCGTCAGCACCTGGAGCACTGGGGCGACCGCACGGGCTGGGGCAAGGCGCGCAGCGCGGGGGTCCTCGGCGCGCGCGCCGCAGGGGTCGGCGGCGCCGTCGTGGCGGCTGGTCTCGGTGCCCGCGCCCTCTACCGCCACTTCAACCCGGAAGAGAAGCAGGTCCAGGCGTCGGAGAAGGTCGCGCTCGACATGCCCGACTTCGGGAAGACCTGGGACTCCATCAAGGGCATGACGCGCTACTACCGCGATCGTGCGGGTGAGGGCATGGGCGCCCGCGCCCAGCAGGTGGGCAACTTCTTCTCCGAGAATGCCCAGGGGCTGGGCGAGCGCCTGACGGACGCGCGGAACGCTCAGCAGTGGGTCGGGTCTTCGGCCGAAGCCCTCCAGGGGCTCGGTCACAGCGACGCGAGCATGCGCGCGCTCCGCAACCAGAACCTCATGGAAGCCCTCGGGCACGGCGCGCGTCTCGCGGCCCCCGCTGCGGGCCTCGCTGCCGCTGGCGGTCTCGCCTACGGCGGCAAGAAGCTCTACGACCACCTCCAGGGCTCGCCCGAGGACATGGAGGTCAACGCGAGCGACGACAGCCTCGGCGCCCTCGCGCAGGCCCTCCAGGAGCACGGGATCGATCCGACCCCCGAGCTCCTCGCGGAGCTGCACGAGGCGATGGAGGCGGAAGAGGGTGGCGGCGGCGAGATGCCGCCCGGCGCCCCGAGCGGCCAGGAGCCCCCGAAGCAGGCCGCTGAGGGCTCGCTCCACCCGACGCCCCCGGGCAACAAGCTCACGGGCGCCGCCGCGCACGACCCGATCGCGGCCCTCGACGTGAAGAACCGCGCCCCCGGGTCCTACAAGGTCCCCCAGGGAAAGACCGAGCTCTCGACCGCGAGCGGCACGATCGGCGACGAGAAGAAGGCGTCCGAGAACGCGTGGCGCGAGAACATCGTGAAGACCGCCCAGGAGTGGGGACCCTACCTCCCGGCCGCGTGGCCGGAGAACGTCAAGCACGCCGCGATCCAGAACATCGCCGCGCAGGCCCCCTCGGATCGCCAGCGCTTCGTGCAGTCCCTCCTCCGCCGCTGACGAAAGGCATCGTACACTAGCGGTACGATGCCGTTCGCCGACCTGCAATCCCCCCGATCACAAGAGTTCGCCAACGCGCCGTCGCCCGACGACGAGGAGGCCCTGTTCACACAGGGCTTCACCGATCTGGCGTACAAGGCCCTCGCCAAGGGAGCGCCGACGCTGCGCTCCTCGGTGATCACCTTCCGCGACCTGGAGAAGGATGTCGCGAAGGGCGAAGCCGTGGGCGCGTTCATCGTGCGGCACGGCACCGAGATCGTGTACGTGCCGGTGGTGCTGGTCGACAACGCGGTGAAGCCGCTCGATGTCTTCTACGCGCGCACGGTCGACCGCTTCTACCCCCTCACCCCGCAGTGGCTCGATCGCGTGGACCGAGAGACGGTCAACCCGATGGGCCGTGCGATGGACGCGCCGAAGAACGTTCCCACCGATGTCGACCTCCGGTCGATCGTGATCCCGCCGACCCTCGGCCGCTTCTCGTACGCAGAGGTCGAGAACACGAAGCTCGCGTTCACGCGCGTGATGCGAGAACTCCGGGAGCCCACCGGATCCTTCCTCGCCTGCGTGAAGCAGGCCCCCAACCACCTCAAGGTGGCCATGGCCGAGGGGCTCCGTCGCCAGCCCCGGGCCCTCAGCCTGATGGTGGAGCAATACGGCGTATCGGCCCTCACCGACGCCCTGAGCCCCTCGCAGGAAAAGCGCGCATCTTCGCAGGAGACGCCCGTTCGGCACGACGTGCGGATGTATTCCGCCTCGATGCCTGTGCAGGAGATGCAGCGCCAGCTGGGCGCGGGGGAAGCCGCCCACGCGTACAGCCACATCCGCAAGCACGGGTTCTACATCCAGGACACGCGCAAGAGCCACAACGCCCTCGCGGCGTCAGGGGCGGAGCGGCTCGCGCTGACGACGCCCACTGCGACGGGGCTCTACCGCGTCTACCTGCACGACGGGTCGTGCAAGGTGGCGGCGGTGATCGTGAACCCGCGTCAGAACTACAAACTCATGCCACGCCTCTACGGCGATACGCGCCGCGAACCCACCGACATCCTGGTGCTCTTTCAGGACGGTTCGTACGCCCAGCCCAGCGGCATCCTCGCCGAGGCGCTCACGGTCTCCCAAGGAGAGTTCGAGAGCTTCTTCCTCTCACGCGCCCAGGCGCTGCCGAGCAAGGTCGACGAGTGCGGCGTGCTCGGCCACTTCTTCGCGATGAGCGCCGACTTCACGGAGCCGCAGTACGCGCGAGAGATCCAGCGCGGAGAGAACACGTCTACGTTCCGTTCGGGGTTCGGCGTGATCTGCCGCGTGACCGGCAAGATCGGCGGCATCAAGGCTCTGCCCCACGGGCTGCTCTACGGAGAGGATTCGTTCTGGTGGCCCGTGGGAGAGCAGATCTCTTCCAGCATGTTCCCCACCGATCCGCGCATGATCTCGACCCTGATCGACGCCCAGCTCACCAAGGAGGGTGCGGTGCCGATCCGCGTGAAGGTGTCCTCGGATCAGGGGTTCATCGTCGGCCGCGAGGTGCTCTACGGACCCGAAGCCATCGTGAAGGTGGCATCGGTGTACGGCCTGAACATCGACGACGCCACAGCGGTGCTGGAGACCGTGAAGACCCGCGCCCCGGTCCGCCTGTGGGCCAAGACGGCGGAGCCTGCGCCCGCCCCTGCGCCGCCTCCCCAGGACCCCAACGCCATGCCGATGGACCCGGCGATGATGGGTCCGCCCATGCCCCCGCCGCCCAGCGGGATGGACCTCGCCATCACCGAGAAGACTCAGCTGATCCAGCAGCAGATCCTCGCCCTTCAGCAGCAGGCGATGATGCTTCAGGAGGTCCAGATGCGCGCCCAGGGCATCGATGGCAGCGGCGGGATGATCGCAGCGCCGCAGGCCGCTCTCGGTGTGATGGGCGCTCCGCCCGCGACGGTGGGTGGGGCTCCGGCGATCGCGCCGATGGGCAGCATGCCGGGGATGTTGCCGCAGATGGGCCAGCCGCAGATGGGGATGCAGCCGCAGATGGGGATGCAGCCTCAGATGGGCATGGGAATGCAGCCTCCGATGGGCATGAACCAGCCGCAGCCGGGGATGCCCGGGACGACGCCGGGAATCCCCCAGATGGGTGGCATGGTGGACCCCAACCAGATGGGTGGGGTGATGGATCCCAACCAGATGGGCATGCAGGCGCCCCCTCCGCAGCCGGTGATGAGCGAGACGCCCACGGCGGACACGATCGCGAACATGATCGATCCGAAGTTCCTACAGGACGCGTCACTCCTGGGGGATCCGCGTGTGTTCGACGCCGCCGCCGTGGCCTCGCTGGCGAAGCCGCGTGCGCTCCGGGAGATCTTCCGGAACTACGCGCCCACGCTCGATGCCGCCCTCGACAAGCTGGGCCGAACCCTCATCCTCCTCTACACGCAGGCGACGGAACTGCGCGACACGATGGGCGACGAGGCGTACCAGCGAATCGAGCAGCAGGCGCGTGACACCTTCCGTGTTCTGGGTGATACACTGATCACCTTGGAAGAGCACGGGGCTCACATCCCCGACGGAAACAGTCCGACGAGGTAACATGTCCACCCTCCAGCCAGACCGATCAGCCCGACGCGCGCGCGCTGCGTCGGTTGGTGGGTCGCCCGACGGGCTCAATGAGCTCGAAGGTAAGCTCTACGATTGCCTGCGGGGTCTGGAGGGCCTCCCGGTAGACGAAGACGTGTCCGAGGCGTACGCCTTGTCACGCTCCGTCTACCGGCATGTCTTGAACGCCCTGCTCCTGGTCAAAGCCGACATCCCCACCATCGCCAGTGGGCTCGACATGACCGAGGCGTGCATTACGGCGTATCGGGACCTGTTCTTCGATGTCCGTGTGTTCCGCAACGCGTTTCAGGTGCGCACGTTCATCTCGAACCTCGTGGACGACGACACCGAGGAGTTCAAGTCCTACAACCTCGCGCTCGTCGAGGGGGCGGACTCCCTGATCGATCGGTACCGCGTGGGCGAAGCGCCGCCCCCCGACCCGAAGGTCGTGGTGTCGCGAGCGGTGCGTGAGTTCATGTCGCGGTCACGAGAGCACCGAGGGCAGCGGCTCACAAGCAAGGCCGCTCAAGAGTCCTTGCGGTGCGCGCGAGATGCCGTCAGCGCGAGCAGCCACCTGCACAGCATCTCGCCGAGCACCACCCCCGGCCAGCAGGCTGAGCTCCAGTGGCGTCTGGCCCTGGTCCCCAACGACACGACCATCCCTGCCGCCAGCGCTCCGGTTCTCGTGACAGAGTTGGTGCGCTCCGGCCCCGCCCCGCAGTAGACTTACCTCGTGAGAACACAGGAAGAGTTTCTGGCTGAGGGGCGCCGCCTCGCGCAAGCCTACGCGGAAGCCCAAGACATCGGCGGGAACACCCCCGACGCCTTGGTGGAGAAGTGCGCGCGCGAGAAGGGGCTGAACGCCGAGCAGATCCGGCGTCTGGGCCGCGCGACGAACGTCTCGCTCTTCGCGGTGAAGTACGCCGCCGCTGCGGGGCAGACCGACCGTCGCGTGGAGTTCCCCACGGTCGACCCGGAGGCGATCATCACCAGCCTCCGTGCGCCCGAGCCCGAAGGCCCTGTGAAGCTCGCGGCGGAAGCGTACCCGAGCTTCGTGAACCCGAACACGCCCGCGATCGAGAAGGTCGCGGAGGCCGAGGCGCCTCCCCCGCTCTCCGCACGCGAGGTCTGGCGCGAGCGGGACAACCTCTGGCGTCTCCAGCGTGAACTCCCGGCAGAGGTCGGTGCGATCCAGGAGAAGTGGGCCTCCTGCATCAGCAGCCTCCTCCCCACGTGTCGCCGTGTCGATCACGACCACCTGGAGTTCGAGAAGAACGCCGTGGCGGTGCTCGGTGAGAACGTGGTGCCGGAGCTCAACGCGGTCCGCGCGCGACTGAAGATGCCGCCGCTGCCTGCGAGCCTGGACAAGTACGCCGCCGCGCGCGAGTTCCTGGTGGGGGAGGACAACGCCCTCACGGAGCGCCTGAAGACGGCGATGGATCTGAGGCAGCAATACGGCGTACAGTCGGAGCTGCTGAGCAAGGTTGAGGCCGCGTACGCGGCGTCGAGGGCGGTGGGGCGATGAACGCGCTGTACCAGATGATGCTGAAGGAAGCCCAGGGCACGCTGCACGTGAACGTGGCTCCGCGGATGCCCCCGCGAGTTCAGCGCAATCCTGCGTCGCCTCCGGCTGCACAACCCACCCAACGTGCGGCAACACCCCAGGCGGCGCAGGTCGCTCAGGCCCCGCAGCGGGCCGCGACGCCTCCGGCTGCACAGGCGTCGCGGCCTCCAGCTGCTCCGCCCGTGATCCCCAAGGGCACACACCAGAAGAACCCGCAGGCGCCGCAGCCGCCGCCCGCCCCCGCGAAGGCGCGGGCCGATCGCTACACGATGGGTCCTGCCAAGTCGGATGCGTACACGCTCGGCCCTGCTCCTGCTCAGGCTGCTCCTGCTCAGGCTCAGGCTACTCCTGCTCAGGCTGCTCCTGCTCAGGCTGCTCCTGCTCAGGCTGCTCCTGCTCAGGCTGCTCCTGCTCAGGCTACTCCTGCTCAGGCTGCTCCTGCTCAGGCTGCTCCTGCTCAGGCTGCTCCTGCTCAGGCTGCTCCTGCTCAGGCTGCTCCTGCTCAGGCTGCTCCTGCCGCTGAGGCCCCCGCACGTCACCCCCTTTCGTTCGTCGATGGGGCCATGACGCAGGTTAGACAAGTACGCGCGAACGCACACACGCACTTCACGCCGGAGAACCTCCAGACGCTCCGGGACACCCGCGCCACCGTGGGGAAGTGGGGGCGACGGGCTGGGACCGTTGGTGCAATCGGAGCCGGGCTCGCCGTGGGCAAGCGCGTTCTCGACGATGGCACTGGAGCCGAACAAGATGCGCGCATGCGTGACTACCTCGCTTCGACGCAGCACCAGATGACCGGCGCGCTACCGGGCATGCAGGTCTACGGCAGCTACGAGGCGTTCGGGGCGGCGAAGCTGGCGGAGATCGATGCGATGGAGAAGCGGGCGGAGCCCTCGTACCCCTACCCGTACGCACAGTCCGCGCACGCTGCGATGTCTGCGGAGTTCGGCAAGGCCCTGGCCCAGAAGCTCGTGTCGGAACCGATCGACATCGCGCACCGCTTCCTCAAGAAGAGGCTCGTCGACGACCCGAAGGCGGACGCCGTCTTCCAGACGGTGATCAACGAAGATCCGATGCTCCGCGAGGCGTACGCGCAGAACCCTGTGACGTTGCAGCGCAGCTTCGCGACCATTCGCAAGATGAGCCCCTCAATCGCCACGCTCCACGGGCCTGTGCAGAGCTTTCTGCGCCACGCAACCATCACGGGGGGTCCGCTGGACCTCGCGGCTGTGCGCCAACTGGCTGAGACGCAGCGCTTCCACCAGAGCGCAAAGAACGGAGTCTGAAGATGCTGAGTGATCGTCTGCGTCGGGCCCTTCAGGAGCATGGGTCTGAACGAATCATCTACGCGGCGGACAAGCTGGCAGGCATCGAGGGCGTGAACCCCGACGACTACCAGGGTCCGCTGAACACGATGCTCGCGAAGGCCGCTTCGGACATGAGCCGTCGTCTGGTCGCGAACCAGATCAACAACGAGAACCGCATGGGGGGCCTCGTGTCCCTCTGCTACTACAAGACGCTGCGATGAACCTCGAACCCATCCTCGACTGCGTGCTCACGAAGTGGGCTTCGGATCCGAGCGGCATCAACTCAGACGTGCGTGAGGGGCTCTGCGCGTCGCTCGTCGGCGCCACCCTGGTGGACGGAGCCATCTCGAAGATGGCCTCTCTCGGCCAGATTACGGCGGACGAAGCCAACTACCTCGTGCAGCTTCACACCGAATCGGTGCGTGGTGAGATCGGCGCGCTGACCAAGAGTGCGGGAGTCCCCGAGTGGCTGGGCAACGCGTTGACCGCGCCGCTCCGCCACCCCACGGCAACGGGTGCCGTGGCTGGCGCCATCGGTGGCGGCGCGCTTGGTGCGTGGAAGGACGATGAGAACCCGCTGCGTGGCGCGGCGCTCTACGCCCTGCCTGGAGCGGCCCTGGGCGCGGTGAGCGGCAACGTGGCGGGTGATCTCGCCAAGGAGTGGCTCCACCACCGCGCCATGAAGGACATGTCCGGTGTCGAAGAGGCGAGGAAGCTCGTGCCGGATGCGATCGAGCTGGCGCGGGCCCGTCTGCGTGCGAACAAGGCGCGGCGGGAGCTCGGCGCTTTCCACGAACAGCACACCGCACAGCGTGCGGGAATGCGGCAGTTTGCGGAGAGTGTCGAGGGGCGCGAGGCCGCGAGAGCGGCTGCGGCGGCGAACGAGTTCAAACGAGACAGCGGCATCGCAGAGGCGATGAACGCGCGTTTGCAGGATGCCAAGCGGTGGCACTCCTCTCTCGCGGACACCGCACAGATGGCGATGACACATCACAGCGATCCGAAGATGCGCGACTTCGCTCAGCGGTACTACGACACACTCGTGGCTCGTAAGGATCAGGTCATTCAGCAAGCGTTCGATCGTCCTGGGCTTCACCTTCAAGACATCCTGAACGATCACTTCAACGAGCTCCCGCTCTTGAACGACTTCCACCGCATGGCCACCACCTACCACCGTAGCGGGGGCTGACCGTGTACAAGCGCATCGAGTTCGACCCGTACTTCCCGAAGACCGGCGAGGCGACCATTCAGCTCGCTGCGTTCCCCAACCGGCGTGGCGGGATGTCGATCGAGAAGCGGGCGTTCGCTCAGAGCGAGAGCCCCCTGTACGGCGTATTGGACACGATTCGCCCTGAAGTCGGTGTGACCTACCTGCTGGTGAACGCTCTCAGCGCGTGGGAGTACTACGACGACAACAAGAACGGGGACGGCTTCAACGAGCGTCCGTACCGCGTCGGGGTGCGCGCATCGTGCGGGCACCCGGACTGCACGAAGACACTCGATGGGTGGATCGCGGAGCACGAGCTCGTCACGAAGCACTACCACACCTTCGAGGAGCACGGCGGGATCTACGTCCACCACAAGAACCAGGACAAGTCCAAGTCGCGGGGCAAGGTCGTCAAGTCGATCTGGAACCCGAAGATGCACCGTAACGAGCTGCTGCTCCGGTACGTCAATGACCGGGGTGTAGAGATCGTCGATCGCGTGGCGTCGGGCGACTTCCCGGCTGTGTCAATGGGCACGCATGTGAAGTGGGATGTCTGCACGATCTGCGGACACCGAGCAGCCACGCGCGCGCAGTACTGCGATCACGCGCGCAACCACCTGCGCAAGATCCTGGGGGACGGGAGGAAGGTTTCAGTCCTGAACCCATCCCCTCGGTTCTTCGACATCTCCATGGTCATCAAGCCCGCCGACCCCACCGGCTGGACCTTGATGAAGGTAGCAGAGGACCTCGCGTACGCCGTATCGAGCGCCGAGCTCGGCGAGCAGTGGCAGCAGGCCCAGCGTGTCTCGGAGACCTTCCACAAGGTCGCTGAGGAGATCGGGTCTGCCTGGGCAAACCCCACGAGCTTCATCGGCCACTTCGCGCGGCAGGCCCATTCAGCAGGGGTTGAGCCCTTCCCCGCCCAGGGCACGATCTACCGCTTCGCGGCAGAGAAGCTCGGGCTGGACCTCAGCGAGCAGCACATCGATCGGCTGGTGTTGGCGACGCCTGCGCTGACTGCGATCCTCGGCACCTACCCCGAGGAGATCCAGAAGGTGGCGAGCGAGATCCATCACGTCATGCGCCAGCAGGCGTACGAGCCGAGCGCCGACTTCCCCGACTTCGGCATCGGACCGGGCGCGGCCTACAGGGCGGCGGAGCCCCCGCGCACGGACATGCTGACTGTGACCGACCCGTACACGGGTCACGTCTACCAGACCACGCGCGGCACCGCGATGGACGCGTCGCGGGCGGACGTGAAGGACCGGCTCCTTCGTACAGGACTCTTTGGAGGCTTGTACGCGGCGGGCCTGCACTTGGGTCTGAAGGGTGGTCTCGGTCTCTGGAGTGTGCCTGCGGGGCTCGCGCTCGGCGCCAGCACCGACCGCTTCCTGCGTCGGTCTTCTCCGCCCTACCGGAACCCGCTCTACCAGACCGACCAGGGCATCCCCGTCTCGGGCGGCACCGAGTTCAAGCAGGCGTCGGCCTGGGCCGCGAAGCTCGCGGAAGACCTCCACGAGCGCTCGGGCGACGGGCGGATCGAGTCGATCCTGCGTCGCACATCCTTCACGTTTCAGAAGTGGGCTTCGCTCCCCGTGTCCGAGCAGGTAGACTACCTGCTGTCCAATGAGGGCAGCGCCCCTCTGAACGCCTCCACGCTCGCAGACAACCTGTACCGGCTCCTCACGAGCTGACTACCCTTCGGAGAGACCATGCGAATCAACGAACTGTTCGGCCAGACCGCCCCCGCGACCCCCAGCGCCGCGCCCGCGACGACGAAGGTGGCCTCGGACAACACCAACGCCGCGATCAAGGCCGCTGTCGCGGAGGCCCTCGCGTCAAACGAGAAGACGGCCTCCGAGGGCTCCGCGCCTGAGGTCACGCTGCTCAAGCTCGCCCAGGACCTCGCCGCCCGCGAGAAGCTGGCGGACGTGAACCACGGCTACCGCGTGGGTGAGGCGATGTCGCGCGGCTTCCTCGACGGGATCGCCCGCGCCGAGAAGATCGCGGCGGCGCAGGAGGAGGGCGCCGCCAAGCTCGCCGCCGAGCAGGACGCCGCGTACCAGCGTGGCAGCGCCGAGGTGCTCAACGCCGCCCGCGAGCGTGGGGCGGAGCACTACCTCGTGGGCTACTCGATGTTCGAGGGCATGGTCTGATGCTCCTGCCCCAGCAAGCGCGCGGCCTGATCAACCTCTACGTCGCGCTGCGAAAAGAGGCGTACGAGCAGGTGGCCCCGCAGGTAGGCGACTACTTCGCGCGCTGCCGGGCCAAGGTCGCGTCCGCCTCGGACGCTACAACGGACCTCCCCTACTCGATCGCCGCGCACCTGAGGACGCCATGAGCTCACTCCTCCGAACCCTCGCCCGAATCAACGGCGCCCCGCAGGCGAAGGTCGCGCACGCCGCACCTGCGCCCGCTGCGGCTCCATCCGACGGCCTCCCCCAGCTGATCAAGCAGGCGTCAGAGCTTCTCCGCAACGCGCCCCCTGTGGACGTTCGCAACGAGGACCTGTACGCCGTATTGAAGGTCGCGGAGGCGCCTGTCGAGCTTCCGGCGCCTCCGTCCGGCGACACTGGACCGGACCAGCTCCGCAAGCTGGCGCACGCGCTCCGCGTCGTGGAACTCCAGCGCCAGGAGCTGCGCATGGAGAAGGCCGCGCACATGCTGCTGGCTACGCGCAGCCTTACCCTACTGGACGAGCAGACGAGGAGCCGATGAACCTCACGAAGATCGCCGCAGCCCTGGACCTGATCGCAGACCATTGGCCCCCTTCCACCCCGAGCGTCGAGGCACCTGCCGACGACGTACAGCTCGCGCTCCAGAGCAGCCTGGGCGAGCGCTACACCCCGGACCTCGGGGAGAAGATCGCGGCCGACCCGGACCTGAAGGACCTCATCCTCAGCAAGGTCGCCGCTGCGGAGCCCCAGACTCCGCGCCCCTTCGGCGTGCCCGTCGAGCGCCCCGACGTGCGATCCGTGCCGCAGGGGAAGGCCGCTTCCGTGGCCGATGCGCTCTCGCAGTGGGGTGATGATCTCTTCGAGCTCTCGGCAACAACCCGTCGCTGACTACTGTTTTCTCAAGGAGCCCTGACCATGCAGTTTCGCGCCCGCTACAAGACCCGCACCGAGACCCCGAAGGACGCGCTGTACGCGTGTCTGGGTCTCTCCGCCCAGCTGACCCAGGAAGCCGCCAACGGGATGGAAGCGGGCACCGGCCCCGGCACCCCCGACGCCTACGGTTTTCCGACGCTGGGCACCATCGAGCCCGGCCATCTCGTCGAGATGGACACCTCCGGCAACTGGATCCTCGCGACCTCGCCGAAGGTCACGGGCTCCAGCAACGCCCTGCCGAAGGCGATCTTCTTCGTGCACCAGGGCACCAGCGAGGACCAGGGCGCGATCGTCGGCAAGCCCGTGGCCCTTCGCGGCGCGGCCCGCTTCGTCACGCCCAAGGTGAACGGCAGCTCCTTCACGATCGGAGCGCCCCTCATCGCGGTGAACGGGAACTACCAGATCAAGGTCCTCGACGACGGCCTCCAGGTCGTCGGCTTCGTGGGCCCGACCGGCTTCAACGACGGCCTCCTCGACGTGCTCAGCGAGGCGGCGACCTGGGGCTGAGACCCCGCAACCCCAAGAGCTGACCCAGAGCAAGAACAAGGAACAGGAGACCCAAGATGTCCTTCTCGATCGAAACCCCCACGACCGACGTTCAGGCGGTGAACCAAGTGTTCTTCGACCTGCTGGAACGCGGCATGGACAAGCAGGCGGCGGAGTCGGGCAACCGACTGATCCGCACCGTCGTTCGCCAGGAGGCGAACGTGCGCTCCCTCTACAACGTCACGCCCGTCGGCCCGGGGGATCTCGATCAGCATCCCACCTCCGACCAGCCGATGAAGTACCTCGACGTGGAGCCCAACAGCGAGGCGTCGGCGGTGCAGTTCTACGCCACGCCCGAGGCGGAGTCCTACACGCTGTCACGCGTGCCGGGCTTCTTCCAGATGCTCCAGTCGAAGGAGTTCTACAAGAACAAGTTCGAGCTGATGACGAACCGCAACGACGTGCGGCAGATCCTCGCCGAGAACTCGACGAAGGACGTGGGCGATCAGGAGGACGTGGCGTGGCGTCGTGGTGCGCTGATCCACATCAAGCGCAACCCCACGGTGCAGCGTTCGACCTTCGCGTCGCTGACGCCCACCGCGTGGAAGAGCGCGATGCAAGCCGTCGTCGATCGGCGTCAGCCGGTGGGCAAGGGCCTCCTCGCGGAGTCCCGGTACATGGACATGATGGACCAGCCCGCCACCGTCGTGGGCGAGTCGATCGCGCGGCGCCACTACGAGGAGGGGATCAAGAACGAGAAGGGCCTGCTCGGGCTCCCGGTCGTCACCTCGGTGAAGACCGACATCTACCTCAAGGACGAGGCGTGGATCGTTCCCCCCGAGGAGTTCATGGGCGCCTTCTGGACGCTCCAGGACGCGACGCTCTTCGTGGAGCAGCGCGGCCCCATGATCCGCTTCTACGTCTACGAGTCGATCTGCATCGTGTTCGCGCGCGGCAACGCCCTCCAGCAGATCCACTTCAACGGCCAGCCCAACGGCGGTCTCGTCTGATAGAGCCTACCCTTCCTGGGTGAGGCTCCTCCTCCACAAGCTCGCCGCTCACGCGCACGACCGCATGGTCGAACGCACTCCATTCCCCAGGTCCCACGTTGACGAGCTCCAGCGCTCGGTCGACGCCTTGGGGTTGGACCCTGGCACCTACCACCTCCCCCTGCGGCATCGCGACGGCACCGTCCTGGGCTACGCCCAGTTCAAGGCTGTGCCAGAGCGGAGGGCGCCGGTCCTGGCGACCGTCCTAGGGCCTACGATGAAGCCTGGGGGATTCGACATCGAAGATCTCCTGCGAGGAGGGGTCCATGCGCGTTGAGGTCACTCAAGTCATCTCCGTGTTTCCCCGGGGCGTGTTCCTCCAGTGGACGCTTCGTGACGCAACCGAGTCGGGCGCTTATCTGGCGACCGTCGAGCGTTCTGGGAGCGCAGAAGGGCCGTGGGAGGTCATCCTCCCGCCCACGGCAGATCAATACGCCGTACGGGACGCGCTCGACCAAGCCCCGACCACCCCCTCCTACTTGTCTCCGAACCAGCTGACGCTGATGGATCGCCTCCACTACCGGATCCGCGTGAAGACGCCGAGCGGTCGTGAGCTCTCCTGCGTCACCGACACCAACGCAGCGACACCCAACCCAACGCCTGCGGCCTCCAAGATGCTCCAGCACAAGCGGCACATCCAGCTGGAGTTCACCAAGAGCCTGCGATACCTCGGGACCCCGGTGCTCCTGTACAAGCGGAGGCGATGGGGCGTCCGGTGTTCCCGCTGCGTAGACCCGCGCACCAACAAGGTCGTGCGCGCGGACTGTCGCGCTTGCTGGGGCACAGGGTTCGAAGGCGGCTACTGGACGCCGTACCCCACGGAGGCGGTGCGCAGCTCGCTGGAAAGCAGCGTCACCCCGACGAGCGACAAGAAGGCGGAGGGGGCCTCGACGAACGTGATCCTCCCGGTCTACCCCGCAGCGGAGCCAGACGATGTCCTGGTCTGTCTCGAAGATCAGAAGCGCTTCGTGATCCAGTCCCAGGTGCAGTCCGAGATCCGGTTGCGCGGTGTCGTGCAGACACTCGGGGCCTTGGAACTCAGCCGAGATCACGTACTCTTCTCCTTGAACGCACAGCCCCTCACCGTTCCGCCGCTGTACTGAGATGACCCCTGGCGAGAGCTTCCACGGACTCCCACGACTCGCAGATCAGCACCCGGACGTGTTCCCGGGTTCGCCCACGGCGCTGATCGCGGTCTTCTGTGCGATCGTCCAGGCGCGCTTCTACCGCCAAGGTGGAGCGCCTCCACTCCCGTGGTTCTGGTCCATGGACGGCACTCCGCGTGAGGACGACAGCGGGGGCCTGCCCGGAGACACGCCCGAGGACGCGCGCGAGGGCCGACGGATCGAGATCGCACCTGCGACGCAAGAGCACCCCGACCAGCGAAACAACTACCCTGCGTTGCTAGTCAGTCGCAGCCCCCTCGTCTACCGGAGTCTCGGGACTCGGCGCACCGTGCATGAGGAGCACCCCTTCCGCGCGCAGATGTTGATGTGTCACGCGACTACGAACATCACCATCCAGTGCCTCTCGCGCAACGATGGCGAGAGCGCCAACCTCGCGGACCTCGTGGCCAGCTACCTGTACGGCAGCACCCAGGAGCTGACGGAAGAGTTCAACATCTACAACATCGGCGACCCGATCATCGGAGTCACCGACATCTACAAACGCCTCGGCAACGAGGTGCACGCGTGGCGCACCGACGTTCAAGTCGAAGTGACCATCACGTACAAGTGGTACAAGTACCCACTCGCACCGATCCTGCGCGAGTTCCGCGCACGTCTGAGCGCTCGCGACGAGACTCGGGACCTCCGAGCCGTCCTCCTCACCAATCCCCCCTGACTACCCTTGAGGTGCCATGTCGCTCAAGCCGCTGATTCTGATCTTCCAGGACCTCGTCCAGCCCACCTCGACCCCGGTCATCCCCGACCTGAACGCGGTGATCATCGGCCCTGCCTACGACATCTGGGATTACCTGGATGACGGAGCGGCGCTCCTGCTCAGTACGGCGTACGGGACCGAAGACGGGAGCGCCGCGAGCTACGTCCCCCCCACCAGCTCGGCCGAAGTGATCACGGTGAACGAGGGTGGGTATCCGCAGCAGTCGGCGGGCGCCCGCGTCGACACCGCGTCAGTGCGCGTCGCACTGCGCAACCCGCGAGTGGTTCTCGGGTCGACGCTCTCGACGCTGACCGACGCCCCCGTCCTGGGTGCAGGCGCCACCACCAGCAGCAGCGACCGGACGCTCGTCACGATCACGACCCCTGCGATCGACTTCCTGGTCGCAGGAGTCCAGCCGGGGGATCGCATCCTCCTGACATCCTCAGCCGGGCAGGTGTGCGTGCGTACGGTCGCGAGCGTGGGGGAGCCCAACGGCGACGGACTGGTCGCGAGCGGCAACGAATCCAAGCTGCGCGTCAGCCAGGAACTCCCCGCCTCGGGGTCTGGAACGAGCGAGTGGACCTACAACTCGACCGGGGAGTTCCGCATCGAGCGAATCCTGACCACGCGCGGTCTGGAGTCGTCGCTCCCCATCACGTTCCCCGAGCCTGGGTCGACCAAGATGGTCATCAAGGGCGGAGTGACGCTCTCTCTCAACATCGCGCCGCGCCCTTCGGTGGCCACTCCGTCGCCGACGACGAGCGCTGTGACGCGCCCTGTGTCCTACGCCCAGGTCTACCTCAGCTACCGGGCCCTCCGGCAGGATCTCCAGCGGGTCAACTCGGCGGTGCCGAGCGACGAGGTGTCGGTCAACGGCATCCCCACGATCACGGGCCTGGGCAAGATCGACGCGCGCAACCCGCTCGCGGTGGGCGTGAAGCTCGCGCTGAACAACGGTGGGAACGTCCGGATCTACTACTGGGGGGTGTCCTCGGATGACAGCACGGGCTACGCCAACGCGCGGGCGCGCATGGCCAGCCGTGGCGACCTCTATGTCTTCACGCTCCTGACCCAGGACATCAACATCATCGGCGCCTACAAGGCGGCGTTCGTGCAGCAAGCCGACCCCACCTACGCGCGTGACAAGGGGGTCCTCCAGCGCTTCCGCATGGTGCTCGGAAGCCTCGCACTTCCGACGGCCCTGACGCTCGTCCAGGACACCATCGTCGGCGTCGCGACCGCCGTGTCGGGCACCGCCACCGGGAAGTACCGCACCTTCTCGATCGACGACGCATCGACGGGTGCCGGGCTGGGTGTGACCACGGTTCTCCCGGGTGACTTCATCACCTTCGGCCTCGCCGCTGCGGCTGGAAGCGACTGGGAGAACCGGCGCGGGACGCATCGCATCAGCCACGTGAACTCCTCGTTCGTGAGCTCGACCACGGCCACCAACCTGGAGCTCGTGCCGGGTTCCACGCGCTGGGATGACACCGCTGCGGCGGCGGCGGACGATGTCGAGTTCGTTATCAAGGACGCGCTCGGCAACGTCAAGGCATCGAACTACAGCTCGGTGACCATCGCCACGGGCACTGGGGGCACGCTCGGTTCCATCACGTACACCCGCAAGTCCGTCACGCCCGTGGGTGGACCCTACACCATCCGATACACCGCGAGTGGCGTCGCCAATGCGAACGCGTCGTTCAGCCTGAGTGGCTTCACGATCGTGATGACCCTGGGGTCTACGATCACGCACACGCAGCTCGCTGCCGCCGTGACGGCAGACACAACGCTCTCCGCGCTCTTCACCGCAGTGGTGGCCAGTGGCGGATCTCAGGCGGTGATTCCGGCGTCGCAGGACCCTGCGGCTCCGGCCAGCGTCCTGCCTGAGTCGGGCACCTGCACGGCGGAGATCGTCGCCAACGACACGCTCTTCAACGACCTCGTGGACGCGTCGGCGACCTTCCTGTCGGACGGTGTCATCCCGGGTGACACGATCGAGATCCCGGTCGATCCGAACAACTACGCGCCCGACGCCTTCACGGGGCGTCTGCTCACCTACCGGGTGGCCTCGGTGCTCAGCGAGACTCGCTTGCGCATCGCGAACGGTGTCGATGATGACGTGACGGCGGCGCGCGAACTCCCGCACTACTACCTGCGGGACTTCTCGAACCGCCTGCTCGACAACGCGGCCCCGAACGCGATCAACTACCGCGTACGCCGTATGCTGACGGACGACGAGACCATCACCGCCGCGATCGCGCTGGCTCAGAGCCTCCGGTCGGCGCGCGCCACCATCGTGATGCCCGATCGCTGCCGTGTGAGCGACCTGCGCGACGGGTCTCTCACGCGTACCACCCCCTCGGTGCGCACCGCCGCTGGCATGCTCCCCGCCTACTACCTCGCCTGCTGCGTGGCAGGTGTGATCGCGGGCACGCCCAGCCAGATGGGCCTCACGAACGGCACCTTCCTGGGGATCGACCGGCTGGAGAACGCGACGGACCGCTTCGACGAGGAGCAGCTCTCGCTGCTCAGCGACGGCGGGTTCTTCGTCTGCACCGTGGCCACTGAGGGCGCCCTGCCCGAGTGCCTCCACCAGCTGACGACCGACCCGACGACGCTGGAGACGGGTGAGGTCTCGGTGGTGAAGAACCTCGACTTCATCTCGACGGGTTACCAGACCCTGCTGAAGAGCTTCCTCGGGAAGTACAACGCCATCCCCGAGGCCCTCTCCGACATCCAGGAGGCGGTGGACAACTACGCGGCCCAGCTCAAGGGGCGCTACGTGGCGAACATCGGAGCGCCGCTCCTCTCCGGGCGGATGACTTCGCTCACCTACAGCCCGACCTCCCCGGACACGGCCGAGGCGTTCTTCGAGGTCGGCATCCCACGCCCTCTGAACAACATCGGCTTCCACCTCGTGGTCAAGCGCTGATGAAGGGCCTGTACGAGAAAGTGGCCTTCGGGCCCCTCGCGCCGCTCGCCGCGATGGGCGCGCGGGCTGCGATCGGCGCAGGGGCGCGCGCTGTCGGCAGCGCAGCACTTCATGCGGGCCGCGCCTTCATCGGCCAGGGCGCCCCGGGCGCGCTGACCGGAGCGGCGCGCGTCGGGCGAGGTGTCGGCAACACCCTGAACGGCGCCAATCAGGCGGCAGGGCTCTACCAGACGGTTCAGTCACTCGCCCCGGCGCCTGCTGCGCCCAGCGCCAACTCCGCGAGCGTGCAGGCTTCATCACTGAGCCCGTCGATGAAGGCCGGATCGCTGGAGACCCGTCTGGCGAAGCTCGCCTTCGGCGTCTCCAACGCCGCGAACATCGGCGGGTACCTCTCGCTGATCGGGGCCGAGGCTGTGCCGCATGACAACCCGTGGCACATGCGCCTCGAAGCGCTGGGCCTCGGGACTCTCGCGGCGTCCACCGCAGGGACCATGATCGCAGACCCCGAGGAGCGCGGCCCTGGCCAGAAGGACCTCGCGGGCTTGGCGCTGTTCGGGAGCGCGCTGAGGGATCGGATGGGGCGAAAGCACGCGGAGGAGAAGCGGGGCGCATTCGGCCCCGTCCTGGATGTCACCCTCGCGGGTATCCCCTCCGCCATCGGCTACGCCGAAGGCGTTCGAACGCCCGTCAACGAGCGTGAGGCGCGCGAATACACCCAGGGCGGATTCAGTGTCCCTGGCTTCATGCTCATGCCGGGGTACACGGGCTACCACCTGGGTCGTCGAGCGGCGGCACAGCGCGTCCTCGACCGGATCGCGCACGGGGAAGCCCCGGGCCCTGGCTCCCCCTGAACCACCACGGTCCAATACGCCGTACTCTTCACCTGAGGACCCCAGATGCCCACCTACCCCATCGGTATCACACGCAGCTTCGGCACGTGGCACTCGAACGACCACTCCGTCGAGCGTTCAACGGACAACGTGGCCTACGACGCCGCGCACGGTGACAACTGTCTGATCCTCGCAGGTCCCGCGCGCAAGGGCGTGGCCAGCACGGTGGGCAGTGGCCGAACCATGCGCGCGCTGGGGCACTCCCAGCAGTTCCAGTTCTCGTCCTCGGCGCCCGTCCAGGCAGCGCAGGGGATCGGCTCCGCACGCAGCTTCTTCCTGCGCGGCAAGAGCCAGTCGCAGTGGTCGTGTACGCGACTCCTGCTGAACGGACTGAACCTCCTCGCCGCGATGTACCACAGCGCGCGCGAGGCGGGGATTCCCCTGGATCAGTTCGACGATCCGGCCGCGCCCGCCAACAGCCCGCAGTCGCAGTTCGTCATCAACCTGGACAGCGAGCTCTTCTACATCCCCACCGGGTGGGGCATCACGATGCGAAGCAAGAGCCGCACGTTGATCGGGGGCTGCTACCTGGAGCTCTCGATGGTCTCGAACTGGGGCACCCAGATCACGGCGGGGAGTCCAATGCTCGCCGAGAGCGTCAGCGGACTCTGCGACCGCATCCTGCCCTATCAGGTGTCGGACGCCATGAACGCCCCGCGCGTGGGCCGCGCCCTCATGGATGCGGTCCTCGGGATGGGGCAGACGCCGCTGTCGCCTGCGGGCTACACGACGTTCTCCTCGATCCCGGCGACGGGCCTCGGCGACGCGACCGTCCCGGGTCTGTGATACCCTCGGGGGATGCGTCCCCCGAACCGTGGCTCCTCCGACCCCCTCTCTCCCGCTCCCGGCTCCCCCGGAGTCTCCGTCCCCTTCGACCCCGCGCCTCGCGGGCGCCTGGAGCGGGGCGTGGTCCTCAGCGTCGACGCGAGGCGCCACAGCTATCGTGTAGCACTCAACAGCGGCAGACAGCTGACCGTGTCTCGGATCCTCCCCTCCCCGGGCGACTCGGGCCTGCTCCCGGCCGGGACGGACGTGGCGGTGACCTTCGACCTGGGCACGCCTTACATCCTCGGGGTGCTCCCACCGGGAGGCGCCCACGCCGATGGCACCGTGTCCCTCACCGACACCGACGGAAACGGGGGTGACGATCCGGCCTTGGACCAGCACCACTCGACGAACGGAAGAGACGCCACGACGCCCCGGGACTTGCTCCCCGGAGACCGCGCAATCACGTCCTCGGACGGCGCTTCGGTGGCGGCTCTCGCGGGAAAGGTCGCGATCCTTTCTGGGGGTCCGCTGGCGAAAGTGAGCGCCCACGGCGACACCGATCACGTCCAGGTCCGCGCGGGATCTCTGCGCACAGAGACGTGGATGGGCTTCTCCGAGACCGTCAACGAAGGCGGGAAGACCTCGTACCGTTTTCGCGGCGGAACCGATCAGCTCACACAGACGGGGCCCGGGGAGGAACGCTACACGATCCACCTGGATGCCGGTCACACAGGAGACGTTCTACGCCTGGAGCTGACGAACCGAGAGGGGCAGGCCCTGTTTCGATTCCACGTGGATCCCACGGGGCATGTCGAGCTTTTCGCAGCCGGTGGCTTCGCACAAACACACGGGGATCGGAGCGATGCACCGCACGAGAGGGCTCACCACGGCAACAGCTCCGAGCGGGTCACGGGGGACGTGGAAAACGTCGCGAATGGCTCTCGAACGGACCGCGTCGGTGAGTTTTATCGGGCAGAGGTGGGAGATAATGTCGAGCTGATCGCAGGGGGCGGCATCAACCTCGTGGGCGCGAACAACGCCGCACTCCAGAGCGCGGGCCCCGTCGGGGTTGTGTCGGCGCAACGCGTCACAGTCTCCGGTCAAGGTGTAACGATCAAGCCCGGACTAGAGACGTTTCTGGTCGACACCTCGATCCCCGATCGAATCAAGTTCGGGGCCAGCGCGAGTTCGCACGGAGTGAAGTACGAGGAGCTCGCCCAGGTGCTGACGAGCATCCTTCGGGCCCTGAATGAGCTGAGATCCGCCTTCGCGACACACGCACACCCGGGGGCCCCTCAGAACCCCGCCTACCTCCAATACGCCGTACCGCTCACGGTGGATCTGGCAGGGTGTCGCTCCCTGGTCTTCCAGCTCGCGTGACACACTAGACTACCGACGGGCCTGAGCGACAGGACCCAAGGAGTCATCATGCTCGATCTCACCGTCACCTCATACGGTCCCAACGCGCTGTCCGACCTCAGCGGTCTCGGCGCGCTCAACGCCGAGGCCGAGTTCCTCGGCGCCAACAACGGCAGCGCCAGCGCGGGCGGCACCACGACCGTGTTCCGCATCTCCAACGCCGACTGGGATCGGATCCGGCCGCAGCTGCGCAAGCTCGCCGAGATGCGCATCCCCCTCGTCGAGAACGGCGCCACCGTGGCGGGCGTGCAGCGCCCGCTGCTCACCTACACGCTCACGCAGTCGATCGGCAACCATCCCCGCATCACGCGCGTGGAAGAGACCGCGCCCGTGAGCCCCTACACCGACGGCGCCCTCGTGGTGCGCGGCATGAACCTCCTGGGCGGGATCCAGGCCAAGCTCGACCTGTTCACGCAGAGCGTGGCTGTGGCCTCGGGGCCCACCGGCACGCAGCGCTTCCAGAGCGCCGTGCGCGCGCTGCGATTCACCGCCGTGCCCTTCGGCCCGCGCGGTCGCAAGATCGGGATCCGCATCATGGAGCCCGGGGTCACCAGCGTCTCCGTGGTCCTGATCGGCGACGAAGAGGTGCGGATCACCGTGACGCCCGGGACGGCGTCGAACACCGCGACGCTGATCGCCGCCCAGATCCTCGGCAGCACCGTCGCCAGCTACTACGTCACCGCGACGGCCCTCGTGGGCAGCGCGCTGATCGGTCCCACCGCCAGCGTCGGGTCGCCGTCGCCCACGCCGCCGCAGGTGCGTCTCCCGGAGTTCCTCTACCTCCGTGGCGGTGACGGCGGTGGTGTGGCCGAGCTGCTCGTGCCCGTGGTCGCGGGCGTCGCGACCAACGGCCTCAAGCTCGTCGCGCAGAAGGCGGGCAACCCGGGGAACAACGTCTCCCTGGTGCTGCGCATGGAGCAGGGCGCCGACGCGGTCACGGTCTCGAACGGGCGCATCACGGTGGACCGCACGGGCGCCACCGAGACCCTCGCGAACCTCGTGACCGCGATCAACGGCAACGCGACCGCAGCGGCCCTCGTCCTCGCGAGCGCGCGCGGCACGGGTTCGCTCGGCGCGAAGGGCCCGCTGTACCTCTATGGTGGTGGCGGCGAAGAGCCGGTGGCGACCGTCGGTGGCGCTGCCGCCACGGTGACGGAGCACACCAACACCTCGCTCAAGCTGGCCGTCCCCGCCGCTGCGTACCTCGCGGCCGGTGGGGCCGATCAGATGTCGGCGGTGATCCAGATCCTGCTGGGAGACCGCAAGATGAGCGCGCAGGTGATGGTCGGTGCCGCGCGCACCGCGTCGTTCCGCGCCACTGTGCGCGCGCAGTTGGCCGTGATGATCGCCACGCCGGGTGCGGCCATCGACGGCGTCATGATGGACGCGGGCGAACGCTTCTGGACCACCTCGCAGGGCGAGGCCACGCAGGACGGCCTCTACGTCTGGAACGGTGCTTCGGTGCCCGCGACGCGGGCGCCGGAGATGCCGGTGGGGATGGACGTGGCGGGGATGCTGGTCTCGATCAGCGAAGGCACCGAGGCGGGCAAGGTGGCCCAGGTGACCAACGTGACGGGCGGGGGCATCATCGGAACGCACGGCCTGACCGACGCGTTCGTCTGATCAAGTTCTCGTGCCAGGGCGCCCAGGCTTCGTGCCGGGCGCCTTGGCCGGGGCCTTCGGCTCGATCTTCGGCTCGATCTTCTCCTCGGGCTTCTCCTCGACCTTCTCCTCGGTCTTCTCCTCGGGCTTCTCCTCGGGCTTCTCCTCGGGCTTCGACTCGGGCTTCTCCTCGCCCTCGATCTCAGGCAACACCTCCCACCCACTCGCCAGCCGCGTGGACTTGACGGTCGTTCGCGTGGTCAGAATCTTGACCGCGCGACGAGACGCGTTCGTGAACATCTCCACGGCGAGATCCCGATCTCCCGCCTCGGGATTGTCTTCCAGCGTCACGTGGAACGTCTTCTCTCCCAGGGGGCCGCGCAGGATGAGCCACGTGCTGCGCTGGCCCGGAGGCAGCTCCAGCACCAGCGTGGTGCCGTTGTGCGGGTTGATGACCGAGAACGAGATGCCGCTGGTTTCGAGCAGAGTAGATTCTTTCATGTCCCGGAGCCTATCAGATGTACTCTTAGAGCACTAGGATGACGTGGTCCACCGTACTGCCCAGCCTCCCCTCGGAGGTCCTCTCAGCGGCGCAAGCCCTGACGAGCGCCGCATCCGTAGCCCGTGAGGGGTTGCAAGCCGCGCGCGTCGTCATGCAGGCCCAAACAGCGCTGGTGAACGAGAGCGTCGGCGGCGCCCTCTCCGCCGCACAGTCTCTGCTCGATGGCGCCGTGAGCGCCTTGGAGGATGCGGTTCAGAGCCTGCTCGGTGACACGGGGCTCTACGTGCTGATGGTCCCACTGCCCAAGAAGGGGTTGGCCTACTACCTGCCGCAGAGCCTCACGCTCCCCTCCGCCGCGCCCACGGGAGCCCTGAATGCGCGCGTAGGGAGCGATGTGAGTCAGCTGCCCTCGTGGCGAAGGGCCTTCGACAGCAGCGCACTCTTCACGGGCGGCAACGCGCACTTTCTGAAAACGGTCGCGAACTCGATCACAGACCCGGGGGACGGGTGCCGACCCCAGTTCTCCCGTACGTCGTATTGGGGATACGTCGCCCTGGTCGCGGGAGCCTCGGACATCAGCGCGGCCATGAGCATCGCCGGGTACGTAGACAGCCTCTTTCGTCGCGAGGGGGGCTCCGAACAGCTCGCCGCTGGTAGCTCGGACATGAGCCTGATCGCTACGGGACTGCGCGCCCGTGCCTCTACCCAGGGCGAGCTGGTCGTGGTCGAGTGGAGCCCGCTGGTCAGTCGACCCATTGGAGACGACTGGATCTGCGCGCCGTGGAAGTACGCCCTCATCCGCTCGGAGTCTCCCGAAGCGATGACCGCGAGACGTGTCCTGGACCTCTTCTCGACGGTCGATCTGCGCGAGGGGATGGCGGGGCGGTTCGGGTCCAAGGTGCTGAAGCTCGCCACGTACAACGGGATGGTGAATCGCTACGTAGACGAGAGCGAAGTCATCACCAACCAGACCTACTACTACCACCTCGCCGTTCGGACCCGCGCCGAAAGCCCACAGGGCGAACGCAAAGAGTGGCCCTTCGACCTCGTCTCTTCGGCGGTCCGCTACCGTAGAACCTCCCGCACAGCGCCCCCGGGGCGGCGCGGAACACCCCCGGATTGGTATCGGAGCCCTAGTGTCTTGAGCCTGATCCCTCCTCTCGGGCGCCTCTCCGATCAGCTCCTTGAGGCCGTGGGGAGCATGCGATCGAGCAGCACCCAAGTGCTGAGCTACGGACGTGCCGCGCTCGACGCATTGGATCGGACGATCACACGCCTCGGGCGCATCATCTCAGACCTCGAACAAGTCCTTGGTCAGCTGAATGCGGTCTACTCGACACCATCTGCCAATGTCCACGTCCTGATTCAACAGGGTCAGGGAGACGCGATGTCCGTTGTGAAGGACCTCGCGACCCAGATGGACGCGCTCGACGACCCGAATCGCCCCGCGTTTGACACGGGTGACGAGTACGTCTGTGGGATGCTCGCCGTCGCAACTGCACCGAGTGAGGCGGCGCTGGTCCCGCTGATGGCCATGCTACAGGGCCTCTTCAACGGCTCGGCGCTTGACCCCGTTCTGGCTGGAATCGAGTCCGTACAAGGTGCGTTGGGTGTCGTGCGTACGACCTTGACGGAACCAACGCCTTCGCTCACGTTCAACGAAGACCTCACCGCTCGCCCTGCCGGTCAGGGCGACTCCACCTGCGAGTAGCAATGCCGACCTACGACTACAAGTGCGACCGTGGCCACACCTTCGAGCGCTTCTGTTCGATCAGCGCGAAGGAGGCCGATCCGACGCCTCCCTGCCCCTGCATCGAAGGCGATGACAAGGCCACCTGCGGTCAGATCAGCCGACAGATCCTGAGCTCGATGCCAGCGCTCAACAACACCGAGATCTACATCCTGGACTACCCCGGGTCGAAACGACTCAAGGCCGGGTACGTGCACTCACACGTCGATCCCGGCCCTACGAAGGTGTCGTCAGGCTTCGGTGGTTGCCTCAATCCGTCGACGGCACCTCTTCACCCTCTGGCTGAGAAGGTGTCTCCGGACTGGAAGAATCGGAAGCGGGCGACAGAGAACCGGCGATAGGCTGAAGCTCAGGCGTGAAGCCGAGCATGCCGAGGAAGCTGCGCAGGCAGTTGATGCGGCTCTGATCTTCGATGGGATCCGCCCCCACAGGCGCGCGACGCGCGATGAACCCCGTCAGGCTGATCCACATGTTGAAGAGCTGCTCCGTCGTCATCCGCGACACATCCCCCGAGGGCTCCAGCATCGCGACCGAGAGCATGACCTGATCCTCATGCCGCATGGCTCGCACGAGGAGACCGAAGTCCGCGCTCAGTCGCCCCCATCTCTGAGCCTCCTTCTCCGTGGTCCCATCTTCGAAGTCCTTCGATCCAGCCACGCGGACTCGGATCTCCAGCGGCCTCTTGGTCGTCCAGTATTGGTCATCCATAGAGGAAGAGGTTACACTGCTTTGCCATGGACCACTACCTGATTATCAACGGGCGTCGCGTCAACACCCCCTTCGAGTGCCTCAACTGGGAGAACGCCCCCACGAAGGTCAAGAAGCACACGAAGGTCAATCCACGCACGAGCGCATGCCGCACGATCTGGTGCCACACCGTGCATGGGCGGACGTGTCGCAGGCTGGCGCCCGGAGGCAAGGCATCCACCCGAGACCTGACCTGGGCGCGCTCCCACTTCAACTCGACCCGTGGTGCTTCCACGGACGGATACATCGACACGGATGGCTCGATGGTGTGGTGCAACGACCCGGTCAAGACCTACACCTGGGGCGCGGGGGCGGTGAACCGCTACGGGATGCACATCGAGCTCGTCACGGATGAGAACGGGCAGATGTACGAGGACACCCTCAAGACCTGGGGACTCTTCTGCATGATCGCGACGGCCGAGCTCGGGATCCAGCGCCAGACCCCGTGGGATCTCACGCTCAATACGCCGTACGCGGGGCGCGTCTTCGACTGCGACCCCGAACGCATGGGCAAGAACACGGTGGGAGTCCTGGGGCACCGGAACGCCTGGACGCACCCCAAGAAGGCGGACGGCACGAAGGATCTGAGCCGCTACACGCCGCAGCGCGGCTTCGGCGACCCCAACGACTTCCCCTTCACGTGGCTCGTCGAGCACCACGCCTTCGAGAAGCTGGTCTTCCACGGCGGTGACAGCCAAAGTGAGCCGCCCGTGCGGGCCCTCTGGCGCGCACGCCAGAGGGCCCTCGGGCTGACGGATGACGGGGTGCCCCTGAAGGACACCGTGGCGGCGCTCAAGCGCGAAGGGAGGGCGAACGGGTTGTGGGTGGAGTGATCAGCGAATCTGCTTCGCGTTCATGATGACCGCGTTGCCCACGATCACCGAGTAGCTTGCGCCCTCGCGCATGGCCCAGTTCGTGGCCTTCTCGTTGGGCGGGAGCTTCCTGAGCAGCCCCTCCTCGTTCACCACCATGAGCGTCCCACCGTCGGCGGAGCGGAGGAGCTCGATGTCGCCGCCGACGTACTCCCGAAGCGCCTCCAGCGTGAAGTGGTTGCCGTTGGTCGGGAGAACCTGCTCCGAGGTGCCGTCGGTGCGGTAGAGCGTCGCCGGGGTGATGGTGGGGGCGGGCTTGGCGGCGCGCGGCTTGGTCGTCTTCTTGGTCGTCGGCTTGGTCGTCTTCTTGGTCGTCATGTCTCTGCCTTGGAGTAGTTGGTGAGTCCCTGGATGATCGCAGGGGTGAGGACGTGCTTGATGGTCTGGAGCGCGGCGACTTCGTCCGCCGCGATCCTCTTGGCGGTCTCGTTCTTCGCCATGAGCGCCGCCGCCCTGGAAGCGACGACGGAGGAGAGCGTGCGTGCCAGTGCGTCGCCGGAGTTCATGCCACGTGCGACGACGACGGAGGCCGCGTGGCTGCACGCGAGTGCCGCAGCCTGGGCGGCGTGGTTCGTTCGATAGTAGCGCGCGGCGTCTTGGCAATAACGTTGGGCGTCGGAGATCGCGTTCACTGACGTACCGCCTGCCGTCCAGACGGCAATCGCGTACAACGCGTTTCGAGGGTGATGCTCTTCAGCCGGGACGTTCTCCAGGGCCGTGTTCGCGCAGGCGATCGCCGCCCGTACGATCACCTCGTGGGAGAGGAGACGATGGCGATACATCTCCCTCACGATGTGCATGAACCGCTCCTGGGTATTGCATTCCTCCAGGGCGCGCTCCCAGTCAGTGCCGAAGGGGAGCGCCCACGCCACGAGTTCCGCCAGGACCCTGGGGCTGAACCCAGGGCGTGGCCCCAGGCGCTTGAGGAGCGTGTGGAGCGGGGGTCTCACGGGAGCCTCCGTGTGACGGTGTCGATGACCCACTTGCGGTCGTGTGCCGCCAGCGAGTCGAGCAGCTTGGTCACGCTCTGGAGAACCTCCTCATGCTGCGGAGTGCGGACCAGACCCTCGGCACGCGCGGCGCCGAAGAGCGCGTCCCAGGCGGGGTATGCACCACGCGTGTACGACTTTGACCATACGGCGTACGGGAGCGAGAGGTAGTCGTGACTCTTGTCCCCCACGCGCCGAAGCCCACTGCCTCCGTCGCTGTTCCGGCAGAAGTACCAGTCTTCGTTGTCATGGACTGCGAGCAGCACGCACTGGTCGCAGTCGTGCTTGAATCGAGGCTTGAGTTTCGTCATCCTATCTTTCCTCCATGAGTCTCTCGATCAATCTCGAAGGCACCCTGTCGCTCCAGCTGACGGAAGAGTCGCGCCCGTCGCTGGTGCCGGTGCGCTTCACGCGCAACTACACCAAGAAGGCGATGCACACCTTCGCGCACACCACGCCCCTCACCAACTCGGCGGTGGGTCAGGGGGCCGTGACTGCGCCGAAGCTCGTGATCATCTGGGTGCGCGCGGGCACCGTGAGCTTCTCCTGGGCGAACGACGGTGCCGCGCCCACGGTGATCAAGGCGAGCGACACGCCGCCCCCCGGCGACCCGCCTGTGATGATCCTGATGCGGGACGACCCCGGCGCCGGTCAGCTGTACATGACGACGACGGGGCCCGTGGAAGGCGACGTGTGGGTGTTCAGCTGAGAGGTAGCGGCCCGGCGAATACGAGTGCCTGGGTGTCGTACTTGAAGCGCTTCGAGACGCGTTCCAGTAGTGACGGGAGCACGCGCGCAAGGGCGTCTGACTCCTGGTAACGGGTCTCCATCTCTGAGCACACTTCGCCATGCAGCGATTTGAACGTGACGCGCTTCGGACGAAGAAATAGAACGCCCACCGTGTGCGCGTTGTAACAGACAACGTACAGATGTGGTGCGTCACTCTTGGGGTGGCTGATGAGTGTCTGGATTGATTGGTACATGATCCCTCCTAGGCGTAGGCGCACCAGCAGTCGTAGTGATCGCTGAGGCGGAAGCCCAAGCGGATCAGTTCGACGCGATCATCATCACTCAGCGGGAGTTGGCTCGACGCCAGGAAGATCACGTCGTGCTCAGCCCCGGAGAGGGTCTCGTCCTCACCGACGTATCGAGCCACGATCTCGATGCCGCGCTTGAGGTTCGCGAGGGTCACGGGATCCTCACGGGGCCGTCGAAGACATACCGCGCGGGGTCGGTCGTGTGGTACCGGGCGAACGCGTTGAGCGCCTCCACCAGCAGCTCTGAGGGTCCCTCGTGTAGCACCGTGTAGAGCGTGGTTTCGGCCCCTCCGTGGATCGGCTTGATCTGCACCGAGGTGCCGTTCGACATGGGTTGGATGAAAAGGATACCAACAACTTCGTCGGTGTCCTCCAGGAGCCGCTGGACCACGTAGGCGTGAGCCGTGTCCCCACGATCGTACAGCCTCAGGTAGGCGAGTGTGTGTCTCATGTGTTCTTCTACCAGAACACACCCCCGCTTTTCAGCCCCAGGGCACCCACGGATTCTCCACCACCTGATCCCAGTGCTCCCGGCAGCGCGCCTCGTAACTCTCCGCGCCGCCCACCAGCACCCGCCCCTTGGTCTGGGTCGTCCGGTGGGTCCAGGCAGCGGGCGCCCCGCAGACGGCACACTTGGCTGTTTTGTGGAGGAGTACCGACGCCAGGGGGATCAGCTGGGCGACGTTCTCGAAGGGCGCCCCCAGGTAATCGTGTAGCAATCCTGCGGCGTACACCGGGAGGCGCCGCCGTCCCAGGAGGGCCAACTCCCGGACGACCCAGGCGCCGTACAGCTGCACCTCGTCCACCACGACCGCCTTCAGGTCGGGCCGGGGGTAGACGAGCGCCTGGAGCTGCGCGGCGGAGTCTACGGCGTGGGCCGGGCAGCTGAGGCCCGAATGGCTGCGCAGCATGTCGCCTGAGCGATGGTCAGAGGTGGGGACCACGACCACCACCGAGTGGGCGCCGTGGACCTTTGCCACCTCACGAGCCTGGGTGATGAGCCCGGTGGTCTTGTCCGCGAACATCGGGCCGACGGTGAGGTGCAACATCAGAAGATCATGTCTTCGTCGGTCCAGACCGAGTCCGGAACGGTGCAGGGGGTAGCGGAGACGACCGAGAGATTCACCACATCGAGTGGGGGGCCTCCGGGGGCGATGTGCAGGCCGTCGGTCGACCCCACAGGATCGACGCGGATCCGTACGGCGTATTGCTGCGAGATGCTGCCTCCGCGCATGGCCAGGATGATCTCGGGCTCCATGTCGCGCAGCATCGTCTGGAGGCGCGGTCTTCCGATGAGGAAGGGGCGCTGCAAGACCAACACCCCCTTGTCCTGAGAGTACGAGGCTGAGGAGATGAGGAGCTGCTTGTCACCGCTCAGGACACGGCAGTCAGTAGGCAGGTTGAGCTGCGAGATCTTCATCCCTCATGAGTACCATCGGAGCTGTTCCGTGACAACAGAAGCTCACCTAGCGCGATGACATTCGCGATGAATGCCCGTGCGGCGGGCGGGTCCTGGTTGAGCAACGCTGTCACGTACTGGCCCGCATGCGCCATCAATGCGAGAGCTACTTCATGCGCTGCGACACCCTCGTAGCTCTGCGCCATGACCGCACGAGCCTCTACGAGAATGTCTTGGGGTCTCATCGAACAAACCGGGCAGCACGGGACAACCCGTCCGCACTGAAAAGGCGGGACGAAGAGATCCTCATGACACGTTGGGCAGGCTCCGAAGTGAACTTGGGCGAACACAGAGGGAGTGTATCGGAGCCTACCCGTGATGTCGATGGCGGCGATGATGGTGCACTGGCGGAGGTGCCTGCCCACCGCCCATCGCGTACTGCATGGCGGTGGGTTGTGTGTAGGCCATCGCGGGGTAGCGTTGCGCGTTGGCCTGCGCTTCGATTGCGTCTTGCCGCGCGCGCTCGGCCTCGAACGCATCGAAGGCCGCAGCGGCGCTCGGCAAGGTGCGATACAGGAACTCGCTCGCGGCCTCCTTGAGGAGCACCTGCGCCGCCTTCTCGCGCCCCTCGGCCCAGAGCTTCTGGCGAAGCTCCGAGCTCGTCCACGGGCGCTTCCTCTCGTGAGGCCACGCGTAGCTGATCACTTCGCGTGCGAGGCGGCGGTCCTTCTGGTAGAGGCGGCGCAGCGCAGCAAGACGCCCCTGCAAGTGCTCAGGGCTTTCGAGCTTATCCTGAAGCGAGAACTCATCAGGCCCCAGGAGCGCGCTCACAGGTGTCCCTCCGACGGCTGCATCTGGATGCGATCGAACGCGCGCTCGGTCCCGTTGTGCCCCGCAACCATCACCTCACCCACGAGGAGCTTGGTAATGTCTGCGAACTTCTCGCTGCTCGACTTGAACCCGAGGGCCTGGAGCATCGCGAGCTTCCCCAAGGTCCGGTAGGACGCGCCCTTGTACGCCTGTCGCGTGCGTGCGAACTCGGGCGTGCTCATGGTCTGGCGCAGGAAGTCGGGAGTGATCATGGTGCCGGGTGCCGTCTGGAGCAGGTGCGCTCCGAGAGAGTTCGAGTTCCTTGTGGCGGCGAAACCCCCTCCTGGCTGCACGCGTGCTCCGAGCGCCGAGCGCGACACGAGATCCTTCTTCAGCGTCTGTTGCATCCCCGGGGCGCCCATGACCATGGCGCCCTGAGAACTACGCTGAACCGGAGTGATCGGACGGGGCGCAGGCTCATGGCTGACGGCAAGCGCCGGATGGTCGACACGAGGCTGGGCCGGAGGCGTAGAGCCACGTCCCGTAGCACCCGAAAGGGCTCCGATCGGGGGGTGTGGGCGCTCAGAAACCTGTGTCGTCTTCGCGGCAGGCGCCGGGGGCGGCGCAGCCAGGAAGTCATGGAGGCGCGGCAGTTGGGCGGGTGTCTGGGGCGCAGATGCCTGCGGCAGCTGCGCCGTCTTCACCTGCGACTGTGGGATCTGCGGCGACTGCGCGGTCGGCGCCCTCGGAGGCTGCGCCGCGATGAAGTCATGCAGGGGCGGGGGCTTCGGCACGGAGGGTCGCGGAGCAGTTGGCGCGGTAGGCGCCGCAGCGCGCCCCCGACCCAGCAGCCCCTTGAGCGAGTCCATGAAGCCCGCGTCCTTCTCCATTACGCCGTATTGCCCGAAGTCCAGGGTGTAGCGGGGCTTCTGGGTGGGGCGAAAGCGAAGCAGCTGGGCGGTGAGCTCGTCCATGTTCCGGTAGACCCTTCGATGCCAGATCTCCTGGCCATAGAGAGCATAGATCGTCTCGCGCTGCGCGTCTGTCACCCCGACGAGAAACTTGGTCTCGTCGAGGACCCCGTCCTTCAGCTTCTGAAAGCTCTCCAGGTGGCCGTTGGGGTCGTCCCCCACGAAGAAGTCCAAGCCCTCGCCGTCCTCCGCCTTGTGGCCCGGCAGGTAGCCGTAGTCCACCGGGTAAGTGAAGGTCTTGCTCGACCCATCCGGCCGCTTCCACGTCTTGACGGTGCCCTTGGGGCGGTCGATGGTGAAGCGGAGGGACTTGAAGGACTTGGTGCGCACAGAGGCTAAAACTCCCAGTGGGTGTTGTGATCCAGCAACGCTTGGTCGAACTCTTCCGGGGACAGTTCAAGCGGGTTGACACGTCGCACAGGGGCTGCACTGGGTGCGGCAGGGGGCGAAGGGGGCGAAGGGGGCAGAACCACCTCGTGTGGCGCAACTTTCAGCGTGCTCGGGACCCCCAAGGTGTCGAGCGCCTTCTGCTGCCCCGCCTGTCGCGCCTCCTGCAACTTATCCGAGCGCCCATCGCGCCACCCAGCCCCAACTGTGGCGCCGATGGCCCCACCAAGAAGCGCGTGTCCTGCTGCGTAACGCCACGGGTCTTCATCATCCCTGTGGCGATAATAGCCGAGAGCTGCTCCGCCTAAGGCGCCCACACCACCCCCGATCAGTGGTGCGGAGGCGAGCTTGGTCCATAGGGAGTGCCACGCGTTCTTCTCCATCTTCTTGATCCTCGACTCCACGAAATTCTCCGGGGGAGGAGGGTCAGTCAGGTGGTGGTAGGCCCCATAAGCTAGCCCCCCGAGACCGGCGATGGATGCGGCGGCACCGAGGCGGGCGTAGGGGTAGCCGTGGCGTTTGATGATCGAAGTAGGGGTAGCCGCACCCACTAGAAACGAACCGAGGCGTGGATGGAGAGTCGCCAGAGACGCACCCGCCGACACAACAGGGCCTCGACTCCCACGAAAGTACGGATACACCTCCTGCAAGTGATCCCATCGAGCCCCCCACGAAGGGATACTCTCACGCCGAGCCCGCGCCTCTCCCAGAAGAACATCCCACTCTGAACTCATCGATCTCTCCTCACGTCCATCCTCACGTCTCCAATACGTCGTACGCCTGTCGCCAGAGGAGCTCGTTGCCCTTCTTCTCCAGCTTCCGAATCTGCCCTTCCACGAAGCTCTTCTCTTTGGCCGTCACTGGGCGCGACTTCCCATCTGGGTCGACAGCTTCTCGCACACCGCAAGCGCAGTAGCGAAAGGTGTCGCCGGGGACGTAGAAGTAGGTCCAGTGGTGAGAGTGGCTCATCGGCCCACGTAGTAGTTGTTGATCAGCGCATACCCCGACGACAGCCCGCCGTACACCGCTTCCATATTGCGCTGCGTCTTGATCCCGCGCGCGAACTGGTCGAACTGGGCCATCAGAAACTGCGCCGCCGAGAGATAGGGGTTGTGCTTGTCATCCAGCCCCACCGGCACCACACCCGTCGCCTGACCTGACGCCTGATTGCGCAGCTGACGCATCGACTCGCTGGTGAGAAGGTGCGCCGCAGTGCCATAGAAGATGATCGCGCGAGGGATCATGTCCTGCGTCAGATTCGTGTACGGAGTCATCGCGTTGTAGCGATCCGTACACATCCGAATCCCTTGGTCGATGTCGTCGTCCGAGAACTCCACGCCGTCGAGCAGTGAGTTGATCACGCCCGTCTTCGGGACATACCCCGAGGGGTAGTCGCGCAGCCAGCGACGGATCTCGTCGCGCGTGATCATTCTCACGCGCGTCGGTGTGGCGATGACCGGCATCAGAAGCTCGGGATTCCGTAGCGGCGGTAGGCGTCGGCGCGGCCCTGCTCGTAAGAAGAAACAGGGGGAGGGAGAAGGTCGTCGGGGGTCAGCGCGAGGGACGCCTGCTTGGGCTCTTCCGGGTTGTGGTAGTCGTCCACCAGCTTGTGTACGCCGTATCCGAGCGCCGCCAGGGCGCTGGTGCCGAGCGTCGCGAGCGCGAGGCGCGCGGGGAGCGACATCTTGGAGGGCGTAGGGACCGAGGGGTTGAAGTTCAGTGCGGTGTCCATGGTTCCTCAGCGGTTGTCTCGGCGAACATCCATGCGAACGATACCTGCAAGCGCGACGCTCGTCACGACCTGGAGCGCCCAGCCGCGCGGGACCAAGAGCTCGATGTCTGAGATCGAGAAGTCGGGCTTGGCGTTCGAGAGGCCGTCGTAGACGAACAGGGGAATCGCTTCCGCCGTGATCGGTTCAAACGCCTCGTTGAGCGGGACGCGTGAGATCGTCAGCGTCGGCGTGCCCGAGGCGATGGTGAACTTGGTCTCGATCTGACGGACCTGAACCGACGCGTCCTGCTCGAAGTGGAACAGGCCAAAGTTGGTGTTGACGAGCCCCCAGCGGAACACGTCGGGAGAGGTCGTCGGGTTGACCCCGGATGCCAGGGCGGTCGCGGTGACCGCAGACACGATCCCGGTGCCGTCGCCGCCTGCCGCCGCACCAATGGGCAACGGGTACTCGGTGAACGCGTTGAGGGCCGCAGCCACCTCCGCCGCCGTTGCGAGGATGCCGCCGCTGGAGCCGCGCCGAAGCGTCACGCGGATGGCTGAGCCAATCTGCTGGACGGTGGTCGCGGTGACGGTGTTACCGAGGCCCCGGTCGATGAGTTCGATGGTCAGCGCGTTCGACGGGGTGCCGTAGAGCTTCGAGGCCACCCGCACCACCGCATTCGGATCCGCGTTGGTCAGCGTGAGCTTCGCGCGACCGTAGTCCGCGCCCGTGAACCCCCCTGTGCCGCTGGCCTGCTGGGAGACGACGAAGTTGATGCCGAGGGGTACGGGGTACATCCCCACAAGGATACGCCGTATTACCCTAACCTCGTGCTCACCAGTAGGCCGCTACCTCCCGTCACGGCTGCGCCCATCGGACCCGCCAGCGGGGACCTGGGCGGCACCTACCCAGGTCCGACCGTCACGAGCGGTGCGAACCACACGCATGCAGCTACGCAGATCGCCAGCGGCACCCTTGCGGTGGAGCGCGGAGGCACGAGCGGCACCACCGCTGCGGAGGCGCGCACGGCGCTCGGGGCGGCGGCTGCGTCCCACACACACGGCGCCTCCGACATTGCGAGCGGCACACTCGCGGTGGCGCGCGGTGGCACAGGCAGCGCGAACGCCGCTGATGCGCGGGCGGCGTTGGGTGTGCAGGATGGGCCACGATTGATCCCGCTTGCGTCCTATTCCGATACCGTGTCGACGGTAGACGTTGCCGTCGGGGGCACACGATTCGACCCGGCGGACTACGCGCGGTCGGGCCTCACCACGGTGCTCACCCTCGACGCGATCGGACAGGCCGTAAGCGGCGTCACGGGGACGCTCACGCTGCGCAACCTCACCGACTCGATTGATGCTACGACGCCAATCGAATGGACCGAGACCAGCGCCACACGTAAGACCGCATCAGTGACGCTACCGGACGCCGCGAAGGTCTACGAGCTGAGGTTCAAGAAGAGCGGCGGCAGCGTCTCTGACTATGCAGTGATCCTCGCCGCCAACCTCCGTATCACCTGGAGCTGAGCATGGCCACGAACACCGATGTTTCGTCCCCCGCGAGCGGCACCGCCGCGATCTTCTCCCTGCTCACAACGCTCTGCGCCGCGGGCTGGATCGTCAAGCGCTGGAGCGACGCCACCACGCTGAGCAGCGACAACGTCGACCTCACGACCAACCCCTACGGCAGCGCGTCGAGCGGCGCGGGCAACCTCGGGAACACGTCGGCGTGGTTCCGCGTGGCCGCAGGCGACGCCTCGCGCGAGTGGCTCTTTCAGCGTGGCTCGGGTGATGCGACGTGGACCATCTCGCGCTCGAAGGCGGGGTTCACCGGGGGCTCCCCGAACGCCACGACCGTGGGCACCGCGACCGATGCGACGGCGCTTTTCAGCGCGGCGTCGGCGTTCAGCGCCACGCCCGGGCGGTGGTTCATCTCGGTGGACACGGTCACCTATGGGTGGACGGCCTACGCGATCACGCTCGGCGGCGGCAACGTGCTCACGTTCCTCGCCGATGAGCCCCTCCTCACCGGCAGCAGCGCGGCCGAGGACACCGACCCTTACCTGTGGCTCGGGTACTACAACCCGACGGGACTCGCGGCGACGGGCGCGTTCATCGTCAACCTCAGTTCCACGACGCTCGGGTACAAGCGGTGGGTCACCGCGGCGTCGAACCAGCGCATCTGCTACGGTATGGTGTTTGATAGCTACGCGGGCGCCCAGGCCGCGCCCGCGATCGGCACCACCGGCGGGCAGATGGGTCAGACCGCCATCGGCGCGAAGGAAGTCCCCATCCCGATCAACGTGTTCCGCAACGCGGCTGCGGCCACGTCGACGGGGTGGGCGGGCATCACGAGCCGCCACCGCTGGTGCACCGTGGGCGGGCGCGCGAACGGCGACAAACTCGTGAGCGGCGCCGACAACTGGCTGTACGCCGCGGGTCTGTGGGTCAAGTGGGACTCTTCGACGCCGACGCTGAGCTGAGGGCGCCATGGCAGTCCTTGACGCCTTCGTGGTCCCCGACCCGTCGCCTGTGTTCGCCGCAAAGCGCGCCGGGCGGCGTAATGGGTTCGTCGCTGAGCAGAGCAGCACCGTGACCTACTACTACTACCGCACCAGCGGCGGCACACGCGGCAGCACCACCGACCTCGGCGCGATCCCCGCGCTCGCGGTCATTGAGCGGACGTCGACGACGTAAGTCAGGGCGCAACGCTACTCCTACTGGGGCTGAGCGCGAACGCATCGTCCGGTAGCTCAGGGCTTCAATCTCGGCACATTGACACCCAGCGGACGGGGCGGCGGAGGGGGTGGTGTGGTGGGCACCGGGTCCGTCGCTGCGCGAGGCGGAGCGCCTTGCCTGCCGTGTAGGTACGACACGCTCGTCTGCAACTCGCGCAGGGCGTCCAAGATGGCTTCTTGGAACTTCCGGTTCTCTTTCGCCTGCTCCTCCAACATCCGACGCTGTTCGGCAATCTGTCCATTGAGCGCGTCGGCGCTCGTCGAGACCCGGTTCTGGATCTCACGGTGAATGAGCCCGTCGTCCCGATGGATGTGGCTGTCCAACACCCCCTCGGTGTAGGTCTTCCGCTCCTGTTGGATATCCGGAGAGCGATACCAACTTTCGACGGTCTTCTGTGTCTCCACCTGTCGCGAAGACGCCTGATCTTTGTGCGTGTACCACGTGTTGAGGGTGTTCAAGAACATGGGTTCAACGAACTTTACGTAGAACCCGCGTACGAACAACGACGCCAAGCCAGTCGCCGTTAGCACGACGACGATCCCTTGGGTGAGCAGCTTGATCGGATCCGTCGGCTGACCGTCGGCCAAGAGGGTGAGGAGGTCCATCACCCTAGAGTATATGATCAAACGCAGTCGATCACTGCTTCGTAGCGGCACACCCCGCCACCCCACACTGTGATCCGAACTTCGGACCAACCGCGTGCGCGAACCTTCAGGTCGTCGACGGCCTGTGCCAGCGTGTACCGATCCTCGTCGTAGTGTGCGACCACACTGCCCTGGCGTGAATGCGCGCTACCTCGGAGTGTTCTCATCCTCGAAGCGTAGATCCGCGTAGCGAGTGTGGGTAGGTCAGGGGGCGAGGCGGCGGACGCTAGCGGTGATCGAGCCGGTGGTGTTCGCCACGAAAGACAGACCCCAGCCGGGCGGGATGACGGCCGAGGCGGCGGTGTGTCCCCGTTGAGCGGTCCCAGAAGCCAATACGGCGTACTGCTGAACCCTACGGTCGGGCGCGAGTCGCACGAGCCTGAGCTCCCAGGCCACCGATCCCGCCAGCGAGAAGAAGAACGAGGTCAGTGTGATCGGAAAGGGGGCGTCGAAGCAGATCAGCCCCGCGTCGACATCCTCAGCGTAAAACGAAGGCCCTGACGTGAGGTAGTCAGGCTCAAGCCCGCCTGAGAAGGTCCCGGATCCCGCGACAGGTGCGTCCGAACCATCACCCAGGTGAGACACGCCGATGTTGAAGTGCGCGAGGGCCGTCGCCGCCTCACGGCTCTCGTAGGCGCGGCGACACAGAGCAGCGAAAGCCGCTGCGCACTCCTCCGACGTGTCTCCTGCCGTGGGGGTGTAGCGAATGGCCTTCGCCGCGTTCGAGACACGTGACGCCTCCAGCTCGACGCGTGCGAGCGCGGCAGGCGCCTTGACTTGCCACGTCATGCCGTTCATGTGCGAGCCGAGCTGCCACGCCGTCGCGCTCAGTCCCGCATCCCCGGAGCCCACGGAGGCGCTTGCGCGGCCGAGCTCGGCCACCCCAGTGAACGTGCCCGAGCCGTCGATCTCCTGCGTGAGGGACGCCCCGGCCGTGAAGTCGTGGTTGATCATGGAAGAAGTGTAGCGTCAGCCGCCGTCAGGCCGCCACACTCTACGGAACTCCATCAGGTCGAGCTCGGTGGGGCTGTCTGTGAACCGGACCGGGGCCAGCGGATCGGAGTCCTCTCCCAGGATGGGGTTCATGAGCGCGTCGCCGAAGCCGATGGTGGAACAGTCTGAAGCCTCCCCCGCGTACTTGCAGACGTGCGACATCCCCAGCACGTGTCCGATCTCGTGGCCGACGGTGGTTCGAAACGCGGTGTCTCCTTGGGTACATACGGGATCGATCTCGGCGAGCCGAGTCCCGAGGAAGTGTCGCCCCGCCCCGGTCAGCTCGCAGTTCTGCGAATCGAAGCGCCGCACGATGACGCGCGCGGTGGATCCGAAGTTGGTCTCGACGAAGCGCGGGCCCAGGCGGTTCATGGTGAGGATCTGGTCACGGATCCGCCGCTTGTCGAGGTCGAGCCACTCGGAGCTGATGTACACGGACACCTCTCCGTAGAGGGTGGGGTTGTACTGCGTGGGAGACTCGCAGGAGGCGAGAGCGAGGAGAGCGAGGAGTAGGAGCGCGCGCATCTGGAGGTCCTTCGTTGATGGCCAAAAGAAACGCCATGGGGGCGTTTCCCGGAGTCTAGCACTCCGTGAGAGGGTTCAGGGGTCGGGGAGTTCGAGGAGCGGCGAGTTGTGCCGGTTGAAGGTGACCGTGAGCACGAGTGGTGCCTTCTCCGCGTCAGCAACCGTCACGACGAGCATCAGGTAGCCCGTGTCCACCCCTCGACCCGGAGCGCACTTGTACGCCGTCCTCGACAACGGGGCATCGTTGTCTGGACTCACGACACCCGCTTGGTAGTCGTTGTCGACGCTGTGGGAGTACAGGTGCGCCACGTGAGAGCCCCTGACGGGTGACGACGGGTCATATGGCCACTCAAGGGTCACCCCTCTCAGCGGGTTGTTCGTACCGGGAGCGATGTACTTGTCCACCACGCCGTAGATGTCCGCGGGGATGCGGAACCGAAACACACCTCCCTCCCCGGCTCGGGTTTGTACGAGCCCGAGCTCGGGGTCGCGCTTCGCCGCCACCCACGTAGCCAGCGCTGCAAGGTCGTTGGGCCCAAGATCCCGAGTGCGCTTGTGCAGATCCTTCCTTCTCACCACACCCTCCAGACGTAGACGACGACGAGGACGATCACGATCAGCATGACGATTCCATCGATGGGCATAGGTAGCCTCCACAGGCTTATACCAGAGAGTTGCGCCAGTTACGGGCGCCAGCGGGGGCGAGTGCCCCACGCCCAGACGAGATAGCCGCCGACGGTCACGAGACAGATCAGGTCAAAGTAGATCACAGGGCCTCCTTGGGGTTACACTTGACTATCGTGCACGAGATCTACCGCAGGATCAATACGCCGTACGCCCCGCTCCGCAAGGAGGCGTCGGGCATCCTGGGCGGTCTCGCTCACGGGCTCGGGATGGGGGTGGCAGGACACGCCGGGACGAACTTCCTCGGGATGAAGGCCCACCACCACTCGAACATCGGGGAGGTGCTCGCCCACCGGGGCTTTCAGCACGGGTTGCTGGAGCAGCGGATCTCCCCGGTGATGGAGCAGTCGATCAAGTCGGTGTTCGGCCCTGAGTCGCTGATCAACTACCACGCGGCGGTCGAGGCCGGGAAGCACTTCGTGACGAAGGCCCCGAACCCCGACCAACGTCGCAACGCGCTCCTCCTGGCGACTCAGCACGCGCTGCCTCACGACATGCCCGTGCTCTCGCAACTCCAGAGCGCGATGAACCACGAGCTGCAAGGGACCGCCCCTACGCTCAACGCGAAGGGGCTGAGCGCGTCGGTCTACGGGAAGATCCTCGACAGCCTCACGAACAACCCGGTCACGGGGATGGAGACGAAGGCGCAGGCGGCGTGGAAGCACCTGAAGGGGGCGGGGCCTGCGGCGGCGATGGTCGGGGCCGACGTGGGGATGAGTGGCGTGCCATTGGGTGCCTTGGCACACTTCGGATGGAATGGGATGCGACAGGGGGCAGCGGCGACGGACATCGGTCAGCGGATCGCCGCCGACCAGATCGCGAAGGGCCTGAGCGGGGGAGTGCCCAAGTCCACGACGAAGTGGGACATCGGACTGAGCCCCGCCTACCTGGACGGGCAGCGGTTCGGCGGCGCATTGCGTAGGGCGATCCCTCAAGTGGGGTTGAAGAAGACACCCGAGGCACTCGCGTCGCGCTTGAGTACACCTGTGGGTAGTCGTACCGTTACACGGGAGCCGGGCCGGGCCCTGGAGACTGCACACGACGTGCACAAGATCACACACAATCGTGGCGTCTTGGGGCAGTCGGATCCCGGGGCCAATCCACGTCTACAAGAGCTGATCGTGAACAAGATGCGTCAGGCGGAGCCCGCGAAGTACAAGCTGGAACCTCTGATGGATCGCATCGTGCCTCGGTGGCGCCCACAAGTAAGGACGACAACATGAAGACTCTCTACAACGATATTCTCACGAAAACTGCCGCCGCCGCGTGGCAACGCGCGTTGCGAGCAGGTACGATCGGTGCTGCGGAGATTCAGCGGTTGGCGCCTCACGCTTCGCCATCGAATCTGGCAGGTGTTCGCAGTCACCTCCAAACTCCGGGCGCGGAGCTGTCAGGCGCGGCGCTCAATCGGTACCAACACGGCGCCGAAGCGCGTTCGAAGCTAAAGGTGCTCGCGACACCGTCGGGAATGTTGAAGAACCACCCGACGCTTGGGCCGGGAGTCATCCCCTCGATGGAGGGGGGTCAGATCGGTGTGAGCACTCAAGTCGGTACGACGCTGCGCCTGATGAGTGGGCGTGGCGCAACGAAGGCGGTGGCCCAAGGCGCGATGGTGAGCGGTAAAGAGATTCCCCAGAGTCTCTACTCCCGACTTGCCGAGCCGGGCGATCGTAGCCTCTTTTCAAGCACTGCGGCGCACGAACTGGCGGAGCGTCAAGGTATGAGCGCGATGGGGCACGGCACACTCAATGCGAATCCTGTGGCCAGCCACATCAGCGTAGCTCCGCTACTCGCGGAGAGAATCGGACAGCGTGACAGTGAGGCACTCCGCGTATTCGATCAGCTCCGCGCCACGACCGGGAAGGACGATCCGCGAGTTCGCAAGAAGCTCCGGGAGATGGGGATGGTAGCCAACTACACGCCGCCGCTGGGAGGGCGTACGCATCGAAGTATGGAGGCGTACACCGCCGGTATGCCCATCGAAGACGCCGCGCTGAACAGGTACCGGATGGGCGGGCGAATCACGCCGACCCGCGAGGGCGCACAGACCGCTGCCCGCTGGGGTAACCGCTACGACCGAGTCAAGAAGTATCTACCGGAACAAACGGTGAAGAACCTCGATGAGCTTCGGAGCGACTACCACGAGGTCTTGAACAGGCCGCTTGCGTTCAATAAGCAGGATCCTACACAGGTGCGCGCCCTGACGGCAACCTATACGTCCGTCTGATCAAACCGGCTCCCTGACATCCCCCCACGACAGCCCCGCGTAGACCAGCTTGAACGCCGTCGTCACTCCGATGGCCTCTTCGAAGATGGAGATGCGCCGGAGATGGTCCCCGATGCCGTAGGTAAAGAGGCAACGCTCAATGAAGAGGGCTGCACGGCCGAAGTCGTAGCGACGGACGGTTGACAGCTTCTCCCACCGGCTTGGGCTCCAGCCCGCGTATACGACGTACGCGTAAGCCACCCGCGCCATCGACTGAAGGATGCGGTTGTGCCGCCTGTCCGTGTGGAAGCGCGCGACCTGTTCCGGCGAGAGCTTCTTGATGAACTCCTCGTACCTCGCGGGATCCCGGCAGACCCACACAGCCTCAGGGCCGTACAGCGCCTCCAGCGGAGCTGTTCGAAGTTCACTCCCACTGAACCCGGGCGCGTAGCGGGAGGGCTCTGCGCGGAAGAACTCAGTGGCCTCTACGAGGTACGTGTCGACATCGTCGACATCATCGTCTATGTTGTCACGCATACGAACAGACTAGCGCCTTTGGGGGCAAAAGAAAAGGCGACGCCCGACTCACCTCTCGCGAGGTGAGTCGGGCAGGAGATCAGTTCTCGAATACGATGTCGTCTCCGACCACTTCCTGCGCCTGGGCGGCGGCGAGCGCTTCTGCCCGCCACCTCACCCACGCCTTGATCTCGGGGATCACGAGGGCCTGAGTCATGCCGCCCCAGCACGTGGCTGCATGGGCGCGGCGGGCGCGCGAGAAGGCCGTCATCGCAGGCGGCAGGGCCGCGCTGATGATGGTGGGGACGAGCACGAACGCGGACTCCACCACGACTTGCGCGGCAATCTCCGCGTTCTGATCCGAGGCGCCGAGGCGGGTGGCGAGGCCGTGGACGGTGGACAGTGCAGAGTGGATGATCTTCATGGACGTTCTCCTGGTACCTGTAGGGCACACTGCTCCTACACCTCCTTATACCAGAAAACACCCCCTGTTTCAGGGCGCCCGGAAGTGGATCTTGAGGTCCTTGATTCCGAGGGCGCGAAGGGTCCCGTTGAGGTCTCCCATGAGATCGTCGTTGATCTTCGCCATCACACTGGGCGTGAAGTGGTCTGCGACGTACTCCATCTCCAGGACCCAGCCAGGGAGATCCGGAGCCGCCGCGTTCCGTTTCACGGGCGCGATCACGAAGTCGTACTGCGTCAGCGGGTGCTCGCGACAGGTTGCGGGCGCGTGCTTGGCGTAGGTGCCGAGGGCCTTCTCCCAAAGGCCCAGTCGGAAGCGGCTCAGGAGAAAGTCAGAGTCGCAGAAGACGCGAAACGTGCGGTAGCCCAGCACATAGCGAACGCGGATGTCAGAACGGTCCATAGAACACCTCCACGTACTTATACCCGGGGAGGTGCTCCCTTTCAGACCGTGATCCGCCTCTCATCCGGCCCGAACTCCCCCGCCTTCTCGAAGATCAGCACCCAGTCCAGGCCCGGTTCCAGCCACACGGGGGCCTTCCAGCGGCCCGTGGCGTCGGTCAATACGGCGTACTCCGACACGTCCCGACGCCCACGGTCCCACTCCGAGGCCCGAAAGAGCCGGATGATGGCGTCGGGGATCCCCTGGTTGGAGGGGGTCACGTAGCGCAGGTTGTCAGGGTCTTCGAAGTTGTGGTCCACCCGGGTGCGCGAGGCGAGCCCTGCGGCGACAGCGGCGGACGGCTGGAAGGGGCCGCTGTCGCCGTAGAGCTCCCCGTTGGGGCCGAGGGCGCGTACGCGGTACACGGTGGTGTCGGTGCCCTGAGGGTCCTCGATGGAGAAGCGACGGAAGGGCGCCTCCCAGTAGGGCCCGGGGACCTGATGGGCGATGGAGGTCAGGAAGCGCTCGGGGGTCTCGACGAGGTGGACCTCGTAGCGCGTGGGGGTGTAGACCTCGGGCGGGGTCCAGTAGATGCGTTGGGCCATGAGAGAAGGGTACGCTTGCCAAAGAAAAGGGGACAGGGTATATTGCCTGAGACGGCTTGGTCGCGGTCGGGCGAAGGGCGTAGGAGTTTCTCCTACGCCCTTCGTCTTTGGTGGGTCAGGGCCGCTTCAACTCCTTGTAGTACTTGGTGCTCAGGTCGACGTATCTCTTCCAGGCGCTGTACATGCGCCTGGGATTGCGGTCCATCTCAGCCAGCTCGTGCGCGACCGGATTGAATCCGCCGAGAACCAGCGCGTGTTCTCGGATGAGGGACTCCAGGTGATCCGACTTGCTGACCCCCGGCTTTCGTTTCCAGCCCCACCCTCGGCGGAGTTCCTCAGCCGTGGTACGGGCCCATCCATCGACCTGCTTCCACATGTACTTCCGATAGGGCGTCATCCGACAGGTTCCTTCGGAATGATCTGGAGGTACGACGGCATGGCGTGCAGGGCTCTCCACGCGTCATAACACCTGCGTACGGCTTCCTCCTTGCTCATCCACGTCCGGGTGTCTTCGCCGTGCCAGATGAGAACGTGGCCGGTCTCCACCTGGAGGATGCGGACGGTGTCCAGCGAGATCTCGTGAGGCACCTCGTTTTCGGGGAAGCGCATCATGTGCACGCCTCCCTTCTCGAAGCGGATCGTGGGGAGGAGGGCGGTCTGCTCCTTGAGAAAACGCTCCGCTGCGGCGGCTTGGGCCAGATAGGTGTTGCTGATCTTCACGTCGTAGCCTCCTTCTCGAACAGCACCATGTAGAGATAGCCACCCGACGCCCGGGGGTTGTATCGCATCACCCACTTCGAATACGCCGTAAGGCTCACTTCGTACTCGCAGTCGGCACGCGGGTCCAGATCGCTCCCGGAGTCCCGCAGGTCCTTCTTCACCTCGGAGATGAAGCGCTTGATGACCTTCTTCGGCACGTCAGCGCCGAGGCGGCTCTGTCGATCCGGCAGGAACTCCAGCGGCAATCGTCGATTGCCGTAGTTGAGGATCGCCCGCGCCGCCCAGGCGCGCTTGGTGCCTTCGGGAGGGCGGAGGCCGTACCACTCGTCGGTGGTCATGCCTTCACCCGCATCTTCGGCGGCACGAGCTCCGGCAGCGGGTCGAGTCTTCGCAGGGTCGTGGCGAGGTTCTCGCAGTTGAAGGCGCGACTGTCGTCTTCGAGGCACCAGGGGGTGTCGGGCGAGTTGGTGTTGTCGTTGTCGATGATCTCAGACACGGCGTGCAGGGGCGCGTGGTCCCGCGTCAGCTCGTAGAGGAACGCGACCAGGGGGTCATTCGTGATGCGACTCATTCTCTTTCTCCAGTGTCTTGATGGCGTTGTCGAGGAGCGCGAGCACGTCCTCGATGGTGGATTGGTCGTTGAAGGCCGGGATGTTGTCGTAGCCGCGCGCGGCGTCGGGCTCGGGGATGAACTGCTCCAGTGTAACTTCCGCATGCCGACGCCGCCCTGGACGCGCCTGCCCCTGGTCTGCGAGAGCTCTCCACACCGCACCGATCAGGCAGAAACTACACGCTTCCGGGCTCGGGGGCGGGCAGGGGCGTCGGGAAGCGTCCCTCGCGAACGCGCCCTGACTCCACCCCTGCGTCGTCAGAATCTCTCGGGCTGCGCGGAACGTCTCGATCCACTGGGACTTGGACAGCTCACTCACTTCGCCACCGATTCGATGGCCTTGTCGAGGACGGCCAGCACGTCCGACAGCTTCGTGTTGGGGCGGTCGTTGAACGCGGCGGCAGGGGCGAGGTCGTCGTCCGCGTCCGGACCCTCCCCATCCCCCTCTTCCTCTCCGACCGCAGGGATGTGTGGCGCCAGGATCGGATCCACCAGATCGCGCCAGCTGTCGGGGCAGCGGGAGCGCTCGTGCATCTCGCGCGCGATCGCGCCCAGCATGCAGAAACAAGCCGCACTAGCATTGTCCGGGCTGACTTTTCGCCCGCTCGAATCTCGTGCGAGGCTTCCCTTGCACCACCCGTCTTCCAGGCGACTCTTCGCCGCGCCCAGGATGTTGACCCACTCCGTCTCGCTGATGTCAATGGCCATGCGTGACTCCTTCAGTTTGTCTGTTGCGTGCATGATCGCGTACTTGATCGCCACACGCCCAGCGCGCGCGTCGACGTAGGCGTGTATGAAACGCCATAGATCCTCGGGCGTGAGGTTGTCGACTACCCCACGATCATTGACGGACTGTAGTTCGAGGCAGTCCGCTGGAGAGAAGCCCATGGACGCCAACCACTCGCCCACCAAGGGCTGCGTGTGGTTGCGTCTGGCGTAGTCGTACTGCCAGGACTTCTCGCGGTCGATGGTGGGGTCGAAGGTGCCGAAGACACAGCCACACTGCATGTTGTGATTCCAGGCCATGTGTGTGAGGAGGCGACGACGTGGCGCCGGGGTCGCATCCATCAGCTTGAGGAGGTTCTCCCAGGGGTTCATTCGTACACCCATAGAAACTTGGTGTCTGTGTATGGCTCGCCATCTGGTGTGCGGAGCGTCACGCCGGTCAGGTCGTAGCCGAAAGGCGGACCGTCGATGCTTACCTCACGGCCATCAGAACGTTGGAGCCTGTAGATGGTGCGCAGATCCGCGCAACTAGCGTCATGCTCCAACATCCCGCTGAGGGTGTCTGCGTCCGTGTACACCGCGACAACGCGTGGAACATTCAGGTCCTTGTCCCGCCAGATCCTACCTACCGAGTTCTTGATTGCTGCTGCGCCAGTGCCTGCCATCTCGCAGGGATAGCTCAGCCCACGACTCGTTGTCAGTGTTCTTGAAGGCGGGCTCTTGCGCTCGATCTCGAAGTGCGTCTCGTCGCCGTCGGCGTGGACGAACTTCACTTGGATCTTGTCACTCACTCTTGATCTCCTTCGCAGCTTGGCGAATCACCTGCGGCGCATCGAAGAGCCACTTCGACTCACCTTGCGGGAGGGTGTCCAGTTCATCTCGAATCGCATTGAGCTGCTTGGCGTCTTCGGCCGTCAGCTCCTCCCTCGCGAGAAGTTCGTCCCGCTGCTTCTGAAGTTCGAGCACGCGTGGCGATCGGTAGCCGAGGCGAACGATCGCGGCGAGCTTGGGGTAGCTGAGGTCACCAGCTAACTTGTGGGACATGCCGACAGCGCGGCTGACGGCCAGGACGTTCGGGTCGTAGCCGAACCGCCAGGGGGTGGTGATGCTCAGGTACACGAGGCCGTACGCCGTACGACGCCCTTCGCAGTAGAGCAGAGAAAGCGCCTGTCGGGCTTTGGCGTGGAAGCGCGCCCAGAAGACATCGTCGTAGATGCGGGAGTGGGCCACGTGGCCTCGGAGAACCTGGGAAGGCACGTGACTTGAGATCGAGAGGGCCGACGCGTTGAGATAGCGAAGGCCGAACAGGCGTTGACTCATGAAACTCATCAGATCTCTTCCTTCTCCAGCACCCTCATCGCCTCATCGAAGAGCGCCAGGACCTCTTCTTTGGTGCGGAAGGGGCCATCGTTGTAGGTCGCGATGGCGGGGACCACGCCGAGCTGCTCTGCGGCCTTCTCAAGGGCCCACCACAAGGTGGCCTGCATCCAGATAGAGTCATGTGCGTCCAGGCTGACCTTCGTCACGGCCCCGAGCGCACAGAACTTGGTCGCGCTGTCGTCGCTGACGCGGCAGGGCTCGTTGAAATGATCGCGTGCGTAGGCCCTCTGCGTCCATCCTTTCTCGATGTAGGTGCGGGCGCGAGCGAGGCTTGTTTGTGCGGGGGGTGGTCACTTGGGTTCCTCTTTCTCTGCGATCAGGATCGCCTCATCAAACAGCGACAGGATCTCCTCCTTGGTGCGGTTCCACTTGTCGTTGTATTCGCTCACGCTCGGGTACGCCTTGCCTGTCCGGACATCCAGCGCTGAGCGCAGGTGAGTCTGAGCCTCGATCGCACGCTTGGGCGCTGCGCCACTCTCCCACGCTGCGCGATTCAACGCACCCACTGCACAGAACTGCGTAGCACCTCCATAGGTGGCGCTGACCGGATACCCCTTGGCCTCGCGTGCGAAACAGCCCTGGGTCCAGCCTTGTTCGATGAACGCCTTGGCGGCGCGGAGAACGTCACGAGTTACCATTGGTCTTCCTCTTTTCAGTGATGGAGTCGTATTGGTCCTTGGTGAGCATTGCGACCCACGTACCGAAGTCTTGCCAGTAGCTGGGTGTGACGCCGTATTCGTTCACGACGCCCCTGTCGCGGGCCAGTCCCATGTGCCGTTGCGCTGCCTTCGAGGCCGTCGATACCGACTGTGCACGTGTGTGAACCCAGCCGAGGCGCGACTTACCGGGGGCCTTGAAGCACACAGAGTAACCCCACCCTACTGGAGCCGACTGCATCAGACAGAAGGAGTCGGTAGCACGGGCCATGCGGATGATCATCGGGTCTGCGCCCTCTTCAACCTCTCGGCCCTTACTCCACACGGGCAATGGCCTTGTCGAAGAGAGCCAGGACCTCCTCCTGGGTGCGGGAAGGGTGGTCGTTGTATGCGCTGACAGTCCATTGATGATCACGACCCTGGAGCACAGAGCAAAGCACCGAGAGATGTGCCGGAAAGTAGTGACCACACACGGAGACGAGCGCGCCCATAGCACAGAACTTAGTTGCGTCAGGGTATTCGGCTAAGATCGGTTGCCCCTGGGCATCCCGTGCGTTTGTGCCTTGACACCACCCCGTCTCGACCTTCGCCCTCGCCGTAATGAGATCTTCTTTGACTGTCATCTTACCTCCCTACCAAAAGAGTGTGAACCAATACGGCGTACGGCGCGCTCGAACGCGCCGTACGCCGTCCGTACTTGTACCAGGAAGCTCAGTCGATCTTGCGGACCTCGTTGGGATAGAAGAGCATGAGCTTCGGCCCCGCGAAGACCTGATCCTGGGGGCGTACGACGTACTGGTAGCCACCGAGGTTGTAGGTGATGGGTGCGTCGAGGGGCGTGCTAATCACGCCCACTGCGTGGGCGAGCGCGCCCTCGAAGAAGTTCCCGCGCTTGAGGTAGACGCGTGCGAACCGCCCACCCTCCGGCGTCAGCGCCCACTGGGCGGGCGACGTGTCGATGGCGCGCAGTTCATCCCGGAACGTCTCGATGACGTGGAAGGCGTGTACCCCAGATGGCGCCGCGCGTGCGGCGGGGCTCATCCGCACTCCCTCGGCCGCGTTCAGCGAGCGGCGGTAGATCTGGTAGGCCGACGCGCCCCGCAGAGAGTCGTAGGGCGCGGCGAGGGTCTCAGCGAGGGATTGCCACAGATCCTCCGCCCGATTGCGAATCTTGACCCACTCGGTCTCGGTGTACGAACCACGTCGGTCCGACTGCGCCAGACACCACGTCCAGAGCCCTCGAATGCGGTAGAACATGCCCTCCGCGTCGATGAGTTCCGCCTCGCCCTTGGGGACGAGCTTGGTGAGATCGACGCCTTTGAGGGTCTCGGCCACACCGAAGAGCGGGTGGCCGATCTGCTCTTCGAGTTCGAGCTGGACCTGCGCGTGCCCGGCGTATCCGTCGGCGATGAGCGTCTGGAGCCCGTCGAGGTCGGAGGCGTAGGGCTTGGGGTCGGGGGCGTATCGGGCGACGGTGAGGATGTAGCGGTCGATCCAGATCTTCTTCATCGGAGGACTCCCAGTGAAATGTGACGAGAGAGCGTGTGCGGGAAGAACCACGCACAGCGGTTGCCGGTGTGGCCGGTGGTCACGGGGATCAGCTTGTCGCATGCGGCGCTGTAGTAGATGCCGTCGATCAGGTAGCTGATCGTTCCCGAACAGCTGGTCGTGTCGTAGTCGCACACGAGCAGGTGCGCGAGCGTGCCGTCCATGTAGTTCCCAGTGGACCAGTGAAGCTGCATGTGTTCGGAGGTCTCGATCGGCGCCGCCGTCGGGAACTCCAGCAGATCATTGTAGAAGTCGTGAAGGATTGCGACGGTCGCCCGTTCGATGAGAGATGTGGGGTGCTCCTTCCAGCGCGCCTGAGCGAACTGGAGCAGATGATGTGTGTAGTCTCGGAGCTTGCGGAAGCCGATATAGCCCACCACGGAAGCGTCCGCGTGCGCGAAGTCCTCGATCTCGACGGCGAGGGTGCCTACTGCGAGCTTCACGGCACGCCAGACCGCGTCCGCGTCGTTCGGGCGCTGGACGCGTCCCCGCTCCTTGCTCTCGTTGATGTGAAGGCGCAGCAGCCACAGCGCCTTCATGCGCAGCGGGATGTCGGGCCCTTGGACGAACTTCGCGAAGTCTTCGTCGGGGATCAGGGGGCGTGCGTACTCCCGCGCGCGAGGCACCCCGATCTCTTCGATGTTGAAGGGGGTGAGCGACTGCGCGGAGAGAGCGGTGAGCTTAGCGATGGTCTTGGGTTCGTCATTCTCGGACGACGTGTCGGTGACGAGGTCCTGAAAGGCGTTGTCCGAGTCGTCGTAGCAACGTGGGGCGTCAGCGTAGGTGTAGGTGGTGAGCTCGTAGTGCTCGACGTAGAGTCGTTTGGTCATTGGTTGCTCCAGTACGTGATGTGGCGGTGAGTAGTGAGAAACCGCCCCGACCCACGCGGCCAAGGCGGCGCGAAGAAGTCGCCGACGTGATCAGCCCAGGCGTCTCCGTACCCCTGCTCCTCGGCGGGGAGCTCCACCAGGAGGCTCAGGATCTTGGCGTAGGGGTTCACGTCGAGCTCCTTGTGTTGTCTTCTTCGTAGTCAGCAGAAAGCAGGCGCAAGCGCGCACAGACGCTGCGGTATCGCGCGCGGCAGGTCTCGGGGTCGTTCTTCACCACTTCGTAGTAGTCGTTGGCGATCTCCAGCTTTCTCACCACGTCGTAGAGGGCGTGGTCGTCCAGACCGAGAACCGCGTGACCCCACTGTGCGATCGGCGTCTCGGGGATGTCTGTCTCGTGTCGAAACGAAGCGCTCGCCTCCTGCTGCGGGTTCAGCGCGAAGCCGCCCTTCGGCAGCAGCGTCCCGAAGAGACAGCCGCACTCCCTCTCACCCACCTTCTGACGGCGAGACATCGAGACCAGGAGACGCTCCTCGTCGGGGAGCGCCTCCAAGAGGCTCAGGATCTTGGCGTAGGGGTTCATGCGCCCTCCGGGAAGAGCTCGGGGAAGTCGCGGCGGATCTTGCAGCGGCCCTTGAGGACGCTGGAGGTCTCCATCAACCGAACGAAGTCGGGGGTCAGGATGTAGAAGCTCCAGCTGAAGTCGTGGCGGTAGACGCACAGGTACTGCCCCAGGGCGAGCTGGTCCGGGAACACCGCCTGCTCCTTGGGGCTGACACGCAGGAGCGTGAAGCACTTGTTGATGTAGCTGCGATCGAACACCTCGCGAGAGGAGTCGAGGCCCACCAGCGCGTGGGCGATGCCGAGGAGATCAGGCTCGTGCAGCTCATCGCCCACGCACTCGATGCGTACGGCGTATCCCTCGGCCTGAGGGTTCTTCTCCCAGTAGGCCCTGAAGTAGTCGTGGATGTACTCGCCGTGGTCTTCGGTGAAGGGCGTCGACGCCCTCGACTCTTTCAACGCTCGATCGAGCGCCATCAGGTCGTACTTGTCCAGGTCGACGCTCACGGTCGCGAGCGGCTTCTTCTCATCTTCACTCATACGATCTCCATGTCCGCTGGGATCCCCGCCAGCGGTCGGCTTGCCGTGATGACATCCACGGTCTCTTGGTTGCCGTGGAGATCGGCCAGGACGATACCATCCAGGTCGATCTCCACGAAGATGCGGTGGTCGTAGTGATTGCCGTCACGGGTGACGGCGACGGTCTCGCCCTCTTCGAGGGAAGAGGCGATGAGTTCGGTGTCGCAGTGGGGTGGGTTCTTCATCGGCCAAGCAACGCGTTCAATGCGAACCTACCAGTGAGGCGCCGAACTTCATCCACAGTAACGCGAAGAATCGCAGCCTGCCCTGCGTCGCCCTCCATCCAGAAACGACGGTTGGGTCTGAACCCACCCGCGAATCGGCGCCGCCAGTAGTGATACCTCGGCGAACCCCCTGGAGGCGGCTTGTCATAGGGGTCGGGGGTGGGGCCGCGCGGGACGCGACCACGGATCTTGAAGATGGTGGGTTCGATCTCCCAGAGGCGTTCGAGAGGAAGGTCGTAGAGCAGAACCGCACCTGCTTGTGTGGTGTCAAGCGCGAGCGGGAGTTTCGGGTCGCTTCCCGTGAAGAACCCGATCAGGTGGCCGTACGGAAACCACTCGACGGCGGATGGTCCGTACCAGTAGCTCCGCAGCCACACATACGGAGGGGCCCCGTTGAGAAGCGCGCCCAGGTGCGTCTCCATACGCCGTACGAGCGCCTCGTGGTGCCTCGCCTTCTCGCGATCGACCTTATGCATCAGCCGATGCAGTTCACCGCGTGTCATCACGAGTCGTACTCCTCCCAGTTAGTGTTCTTGGGGTCGATCCCCAGCTCTTCGTGGATGAGCGCGCGCTCCGCTTCCATGCCGAGGTTCTTGGGGATCGCGTGGCCGTTGGCGAGGCGAAGGAGGAGCTCGGCCACGGCCAGCTGCGTACGTGTCTCCGGGAGTCCGTGCATCAGCAGAGACTGGACGGCCTCCACTCCGTACGCCTTACGCAGCGCGCCCAGGGAGAGCTTGTCGATCCTACTCCAGATGACCAGCTCGGAGAGCTGGCGAAGAATCTTGTCAGTATTCACGGCCATTGACGAAACCTCACCTTCGAAGGGTCCTTGAGCTTGCCTTCATCGTCGAAGTCGGTGTCCATGTCGATGTCCTGCTTCCACTCGGAGTGCGGGCACGTCTCATCCTCGCAGAGCCCGTTCTTGTCGAGGGGCGTAGCGCATCGCTTGCAGTTGCTCGGGTAGTTCGGCATCGCCAGCAGCGTCTCGGGGTCGCGGGAGAAGATGTCCGCGAGTCGCTCCTGGAGCGTGGCCTTGGCGGTAGAGACTTCCTGGCGCGCAGTGATCTCACTGAGCAGGACGACGTTGGCGAAGCGCGCGACGAGGTCGGACAGGCGTGGCAGGTCCTTGTCGTAGACGCTTTCCACATCTCGAAGCGACGCCGAGTTGCGATAGAACGCCTGCATGAGCGTCTCGCCGTTGAGCGTCGATGTCTGGCCCTTCTCGGGGAATCGGAAGTCGTACACGCCCCCGCTCTCGTCGTTGTCCTGCGTCCACACCAGGAAGTCGTCGCCGTCCTGAATGAAGGCATCACGTACACACCCGAGCCTGCGTAGGTGGACCGCCATGGCTCGGATCAGCTCCCGGAGGCTCTCCGCTTCGTTCTCGTTGATCATGTCACTTCCCCTTCGTTGTCACTTCGTAGATCTCGACTTCGCTGTCATCCTCAGCCAGTCCGTTGTAGACCCAGCTCACATTGCCGATGTTCTCTCGCATCTTGGCGTCAGCCTCCTCGCGCGTTGGTGCTTCGATATCAAGGCGACCCTTCACGTGCGCCGTGGACGACAGTCGATAATGGAACTTCATCACTCCACCTCCTCAGTCAGCAGCTTCCGGTCGATCGGCCGCGTCGCTTCCGCCATCAGGCGTTGCATCGGCTCAGGCAACGCTTCCTGGCACGCCGCATCGGGGAACTCCGCCGTCACCTCACGCACCACCGCCGCGCGCAACTTCATCAGGGCGTTGTGGTTGAGGTTCGAGATCTGCCCCTGTCGCCGGTACTTCTTCTTGCACTCGGCGAGGCGTTCCTCGATGTCCGCGTCCGCGATCAGCTGCTCCTTGCGAAGGAGGAACTCCGCCGCGCGCGTCTCCCAACGCATCTGGGCGAACTCGCGGCGCGAGAGCGCATCCTCCGAACGCGTGATGCCCCGCGCCTTGTCGTGCTCGATCTGCTGTTGGATGGAGTTGCTCCGCACCTTGACGAAGGCCAGGGCGGCGTCGCACTCGGCGATGGTTCGTGGGATGCGAACGTTCGCTGCGAGGCAGAAGAAGGGGGCAGGGATGGCAGGGTTCTCGCTCATGGTGGTTCTCCTGAGAGCGCCGTTTCTTTGGCACTCAAAGTCTTATACCAGAGCGTGGGCCGGATTCAGACTACGTAGCGAAGGTAGGCAGGATCGATGGCGCCTTCATCCGAGAGCGCCCAGGCGGCAGGAGAGCCGTGAAGCCCCGCAATCACCTGTGTGAGTTGCACGGTCACGCCGTTCAAACGCCCCAGCTTCCTCACGAGTCGCGTGCCGTGCGAGTAGTCGGCGTACTTCTTCGAGTGCACGGTACAGAGCGGCTGGACCGGCTTGACGGCGCCCTTGTACCACGCGCCGTAGATGATCACCTTGTCGCGCTTCTTTCGAAGTAGGCGCGACACCACGATGTCCTTCTTGTGGTCCACGAAGAGCCCCACACGCCCAGCGCGGTCCGCCTCGATCTTCTCGTTGGAGGTGCGCACGAGCCGATGGGCGGTGATGCTCTCGCCTGTGACGGGTCGCACGGAGCGGAAGGGGAGGTGGACGGCGTCAGGCGCCTCCCGGATACGCCGTACGATGGCGGGCGTCGGGAGCATGGCCTCGTACTCGTCGGCGTAGAGCTGCGCGACGGCCGGGGTGAGGGCCATTCGAACACCAGCGTCGTCTTGCAGGTAGTCGGTGGTAACTTCGATCTCCAAGCCCTCGGGGCAGGAGATCCAGATCCAGTTGGGGGTCATACCCAAAAGTAATGGGGAGGGTGCCGCCACCCGGGAGGGGGTGGCGGCGGTGGGGAGGGTCAGGGGGTGTGGGTGGGGAGGTCGGCGAGGCGCAGGGCGATGTCGAAGGTGGCGATTCTCAGGCGGTCCACCGCTTCGCGCAGGCCCGTGTAGTCGACCGACTTGGCGTACTCCTCACCGCTTCGATCCGCCCGCTCACGGCTCTTGGCGAGCAAGGCGTCGCGCTCGGTCTTCAGGTCGTTGCGCTCGGTCGCCAGCTTCGCGTACTCGGCCTTGAGGTCGTTGAGCGCCGTAACGCTCACTGTGTACGTGGAGGGGTCGGGCGCCTTCTCCTCGACCTCGCGTACCGCGTACTGCATGCCGGGGATTCGGGTGATGGGCTTGAGGTTGGCGGGTTCACTCATGGTCTTCTGCTCCTGTAGTTCCCTGATCGCACAACGGAGATCGGTGTTGGCGTTCTGGAGGGTCTGGGCCATGTCATTCGCGACGTTGCGTTGCGTCTGGAGCTGCGCGTTCTCGCTCGCCTGCTTTCGCACACACGCGCGCAGTTCCATCCTCTCCCTGTCAGCCGTCGCGAGCTCCCCACGCAGGCGGAGCGTGCAAGCCTCATGAGCGTCGCGGTCCGCTTCGAGGGCGGTGAAGGTGCCCTGGAGAGTGGCGAGCTTGGCCTGCTCCTTGTTGAGCGCGTCACGAAGCTCTTGGATCGTGTCGTTCTGCTTCTCGAAGGCTTCCATCGTCGGATGGGACTGCTCCAAGAGCTGCTTGCGAAGCTCTTGGTTCTCTGCGCGAAGCGTCACGATCGTCCGGTTCTCTTCGCGAAGAGAACCGTCCTTCACTTCAATCACCGTCGCCACGCGATCGAGGTACTTGTTGATCTCGCGGGCGACACTGTCGGTCACCGGGCCGCGCCCCCGGCGTTCCGCGCAAGAAGGCCACCACATGCGCAGCATCTTCGTGCGAGGTGCCTACTTCACTCGTCGAGCACCACTCCATTGCGCGGTCGAGGCTCGACAGGTGTGGGTCGCGGATGTACCCCAGATTGGCTCTCGTCAGCATCTCATCGCCTCGTCGTCAGCTGCGTGGCCGAGTGGCTCCCGGGCGCGCGGGTCAGCTGCCCATCCACCATCACCATGCGCCGCGTGGTGGTGATGACCGGGTCCTCGATGTACACGGGTTCGACCGTCCCCGAGCCCTCGCCCAGGCACATCACGAAGGTGCCATCCGTGTCGGGCGGTGCGTAGAGTCCGTTGGGTTCGGCCTGGGGGATGGCGGTGCCGCCGTTGTTGTAGACCACCGTCTGCGGGTTGGTCAGCTGGGTGGTCGCCGGGATCGGGAAGCCCAGGCTCTCGCAGCTGAACAGCAGCCCGCCGTTGCGGTTGAACACGTAGGTGTACGTGAGCGTCTGCGAGTTGCGCGCGCGGAAGAGCTGCGTCATCAGGTGCCGTTCGAGGCTCCAGTCGAACGTGGGAGCGGGCTGGTTGCGCACCAGTCCTTCTTGTGAGCGATTCACCTGCTCGCGCTCCAGGCGGTTGGCAGTGTCCTGCTCGCAGCTGGCGAGGAGGAGGGGGAAGAGCAGAAGGTACAGATACTTCATCGAACACCTCGGTTGAGCGCATCCTGGATGTCGGCCGGGACGCTGTTGGGGATGAGATCGGCTTCGTGACGGAGCTGGCGGAAAAGCGCGCGGCGCTGAGCCTCGCTCAGCGCCTCATCGCAGTACTGCGTATAGATCTGGCGCATCGCGCCCTGGTGGCTCTGGATGTACTCCAGGGACTGGCGGTGATCCCGCACTTCCTGGGCGCGGATGTACGGCGCGATCACGCCGAAGGTGATGACGGTGCCGATGGCCAGCGCCGTGAGAGTGCCCCACCACTTGACGGTGATGGGGAGCAGGTTGTCGTGGATCATGGGAGGTCGTAGAGCTTTCCGTTGAGAGTCATCTTCGCTTCGCCGCCCATAACCCCCGCCCTCGACAACATGCCGATGGCGATCAGGCGGTAGAGACGCAGGGGGAGGCCGAGCGGGGCGGTCGTCCTGAACCCCATGCCTGCCTGGGTGTTCGAGGGAAGGCCCTTCACTTCGATCGTGACACACCCCGTGTCGAACACGTTGAGGTGAACCGTCTGTGCGAGGTGCTTGGCGTGCTCTTCGATCTGACTCTCGTCAGCGTAGTTGAGCATCGGAAGCAGCGTGTCCGCGATACGGCGTACGGCTCGTTCTGCATGGTCGTGGCTCAGATCTGACACAAGGTGCGTCACGCCTTCGACAACCGAATCCCAGGCTGCGATGTCCGGCGTCGCCACCTGCGCACGATCCACGTGGAACACCCAGCGGGACCTCCCATCAAGGTCTTCGTTGCGCAGCGTCACCCGATACACGTCTTCTGTGAATGAAAACTCCATTAGTTCCTCAATCCTGCCAAGAAGTTCTTGGCGTGCTTCTCGTCATCAAACAGCGCCCAGTCGGTGGCGCGCAGCTCACTGCCTCGATCGCTGTTCTCGTCCCGTACCACCCACCAGCCGACCTCGCGGGAAGAGAACTTGTCGCCCGCCAGCTTGTACTTGGGGCCGGAGGTGTTCTTCGACGTACCCGTCATCTGTGTCTTGACCGTGCGCTTGCTCGGATCGAGACAGTACTCCAGATACGCCCTGGCGTAGCCCCAGGACTTCTCGACTCCCACGTACCAGAACATGCGCCCATCGGGGAGGGGCATCTGCATGATCTTGATGTCACCGAGCTCGGCGCGCATCCTTTGCAGGGTCTGGGGGAGCGCGCCGAACTCGTACTCGGCGGCTCCCATGTAGTGCATCGTGAAGTAGTGGTCGATCCCCTTTCTTGGGTTGTCGGTGTCTGGCCTTTCCTCCAGGATCTGCACCAGACATGGGCAGCGCAGCTCCTTGATCAGCCACGGGGCCAGGAGCTGCGCTTCGCGTTCGGGGGTCATCTTCGAGTCGTTCTTCGCGGCTTGTCGTGCTTCGTTCTTCTTTCCCATTCTACTCCTCAGTCGGTGGCGTTGACTCACAGAACACACAGCGGCGATAGGCCGCAGGTCCTCCCGGATAGCCGTGGCAGTTCGGATACGGGCAGTCGTCAGACTCACAGAGGACGGCATCGACCGGCGTGAGCTTCTCGAAAGGCAGATCCGAATACTGGGGCTTCTTGAGGAGAAACCTGCGGTAGGTCTCGCGTGCGAGTTCGTCGGTGAGGGCGATCAGGGTAGCGAGCTTGAGTTGGTAGACCTCCTCGGACATGCCCGGCGTCGCTTGCGATGCGTGAGGGTCGAGGTGCCGTCGCCCGAGCTCGGTGATCTCGAAGCGGATCGTCCGAGCGCCCCTCCCTCCGTTGGGCACACGATCCAGCTCGCGGATATACCCCTGGACGCGGAGGCGTTGCGTGACGCCAGTCACATTGAGGTACTTGCCACCTAGCGCCGCGTTCAGTCTGGCGTGGGTCAGCGGACCCTTCCGAAAAGCCTTCAGCGCCTTCTCCAACACGTCAGGGTCACGTTCCGCAGTCACCTCCGCCCCGCCATCGCCTTGAGCTCCACCTCCAGGCTCAGGAGTACGGCGTATCGAGCCACCTCCACCTGCTTCACCCCTTTCAGCCCCCTCCGGGTCTGCTGCACACGCCGTGCCACGTCCTCGGGAGTGGTGCCGTCGCGGTGCGCCTCGGGTGCCCACCGCCTGATCTTCGCCCAGAGCGCTTGCCTGTTCTCCATACTTTGCCCTTCCTGACCGAGCGGTCAGAGTTCCCTACTTTCCCTTCTACCAGCAAAGACGGGAATCTACGCAGGCGGGGAACGAGCCGCAGAGGGGGTCGGCAAAGATAACGTACACGAGGATGATACCCGTGTACGTTGTTTACGTTAGGTTTGAACGCCTCGTTTTCTAGGGGTTCAAACGTAACGTAGACAGGTTTCCTAGCCAGCTATCAGTGATATGCCACTAAAGGGGGGTTGAGGCGCATGCCTGGGCGCCCGCCCGCAGGGACATTAGCGCCTGCGAGCGCGCACACGCGTTGCAACCCCCGTGCCGGAGGCACTCCCCCCAGCTACTTCTGCCTCCCCCGAAGAAACAGAGCAGACACCAAACCCTCTGAAAACAAAGGCAAAAGAAGCTGGCCCAAACCTTGCAGAACCCCAAAGAACCAACCAATACATAAAAGCAACTCAATCCTTTGACGCGTTTATTTTTTTGACTTTCCAGACTTTTGGTCTGGTCTGGTGTTTGCTTGGTGTCTCTTGGCATGGGGGTTGCTTTTCTTTCCTTGGCTTGGCTCTTGCTAAGGCCGAAGGCGGGTCGGCCTCCGGCCTGCCCCTTGCAACGCGCGCCGCGACCGCGCACGCGGTGATGTCCCCGCCCCCGCGCGCCCCGGCATGCGCCTCAACCCCCCTTTAGTGGCACATAGCTGATAGCTGGCTAGGAAACCCCACCCCACCCCCTCGAAGCCCCCAGAAACAAGCCACTCTAACGTAAAGTAAACAACGCCCCTTGCCCTCACTCTCGGTTACGTTATTATTGCCCCTGGAGGTTCCCCATGGCCCGTCCCCGCACCCAAGACCCCGTCGTCTCCACCACCATCTGTCTCCCCACGAGCGTCCTGCAACGCCTTCAAACCCTCTCCGACAGCCGCGTCGCCCGGGGTTTCCCTGCCAAGTCCGTGTCCAAGCTCCTCCACGAGATGACCCTCGCCGCCCTCCCCGCCTACGAAGCCTCCGAAGGCTATCTCTGGAATCCTCTAGCAAACCGCAGCGCCGTCCCGGCCCCCCTCGGCCGTCCCCTCCCCTCCGAGCACTGTCTCCCCCTCCCTGGCGTCGCCCAGGCGCCCTCCACCTTCCCCCTCCCCCCTCCCCCTCCCCAGGCCCCGACCTACGCCCCCACCGACGCTCCCCCTCTCCGCGACCTCCTCGCCGCCGCCCAGGAGCAGCGCCTGGGCACGCACCAGGACCTCTCCCTGGACACCTTCTTCGCCGAGCTCGGTCCCCAGGACACCCCGCCCCCCGGCCGCGCCCCCTGAATCCCCCAGCGATCCCCTCCCGACTCTCCCGTCTTCCCGCCTCAGCCCTCCCGACTTTCCCGCCTCCAAACTGACTTTCCAGACTTCACGCACCCTGACCACTCGGTCAACTTTCCAGCCACTCCAGACTTCCGACCCAAAAGAAACCGAGCCGCCGCCCCTCGACGGGCGGCGGCTCATCGAGGGGGCGGCGTTCGTACGGCGTACGGTCAGGGTGAGGGCTTGATCCCTATCTCCTCCAACCTCTCCTCCAGCTTCCACTCCGGCCACGCCCGAAGCCCGCCGCTGTCCGAGTGGTTGACCAGGAAGTACCGCTTGCGAGGGTTGAGTGTGGGCTTGTGGTCGAGCTCCGTCACCCAGAACCCTCGCGCCTTGTAGTCCGACGCGAGGGCACCCGTCTCCGTGAGGATGAGGACGGTCCGCCCCAGCTTGACCAGCAGGAAGCGAGGGGCGGAGGGTAGTTCGGAGGCGTCCCGAACGCGGTGTGTCACTTCACACTCGCCCAGATCGCCTCGTACTCGGGGTGGTTGGGTCGAGGCTCGCCAGCGGGGCGGACGTGGGCAGCTCGCGTGACGTACTGTCGGTACTCGAACAGAGCCTTCTTGTGTTCGGCGGCAGAGAAGCCACTCTGGTACCCCATCCGCACGCGGTCCTGCTCCTGCTTCCGAAGGGAGCACTCCGCGTACTCCACCGCCGCCTTCCGATACTTCTCGAAGTCCACCTCCACCTTCCCCACCTGACGAATCAGGGCGGGCTTCTTGACGACGCGGCACGCCCAGGGTTCGGCGGTCGTAGGGTCTTGCTGCTCGGCCCACTCTTTGGCCCAGAGCTCGATCGTCTCTCGATCGGACTCCTTCGCCACGTACATGCTCAGGTCCACCCAGACATTGACCCCCCGTTCGAGCTTTACGGCGTATTCCGCAGGCCGCATCGGGTAGCCGTACACCGCCTTCTTCGTCTCGACGATGTCATCCACGTCGCACTTGCCCAGGTAGACCATCGCATCGAGCTTCCGGGTGAGGTACACCCCACCCAGCTCGTAGTCCGCCTGCGTCAGGTCCTTGGTCGCCTTGCGCTCAGCGGCCTCCAGCATCGCCTTGTGGAGCGTTGACCCCACCCGCACGAGCCGGAGCTGTGTCTCGTAGCGCCCCCACACGAACGGCCCCGCGAGGATGCCGCCCTTCTTCGCCCCGCTCGCGAGGAGCGCATCGAGCACCACATCCTCACGCATGTCGACGTAGAGCGTCCCATCCAGCACGCCACCCAACCGCACCTTGTAGGCACGCCCTCCTTCCTGCCGCACCTCCAGGCTCAGGATCTCGACGGACTTGATGGGGTCGTTGTCGAGCGTGGTGGAGGTGCACTTGCCATCCCCACCCCACCCCGCCGCCCATCTCCGCGCCGTCTCCTTCCCGTCCTTGGACTGTTCGTCCACCGCGAACGCAGGCGTCGCGGTGACAGGCGGGGCGATGTCGAGGTCGCTGAAGCCCGTCCAGCCGCGCCGCACCTCGACCTCCTCGCGCTGGAAGTACACGAGGCGCTTGGGAATCTCACCGTAGATGATCACGTCTCTCGCTCCATCTGTTCCTTGAACCCCACCCACGATTGGGCGAGGGACTGCTTCAGCGGCAGCTCCGCCAGCCGCCAGTTCTTGCGGTAGTTGATCGGCAGCGACTGATTCGCCTCCTTCAGCAGGTACTGCGCCATCGTATTCAGCGCCACGCCCTCCGCCGCCATCCCTTCTAGCGTCTCCGCCACGAACGCCGCGAGGTCGTGATGCGACTTCCGCATCCGCGCATCACGCTTCGCCTTGCAGTAGCTGATCACCTCGCTCGCCAGATAGACCGCGAGCGGCCTCGGGAAGGCACAGGGCTCACTCATTCGTCGTCCCCGCCCCAGTCCACGTCCTCGTGCTCACCCTCATCTTCCTTCTCCCACCCCGGCTGGTTCTCCTCCATCTCCTCGATCGCCACCGCCTCCAGGTACGCCTCCAGCTCCCCCTCCAGCTCCTTCTCTCGAATGAACCCACGCAGGTGGATCAGCATGCACTCGCGGTCCCACCTGCACAGGTCCAGCGCCCGTTGCCCTCGTTCACTCATCAGACCCTCTTTCCGATCTTGATCACCCGGCAATAGAAGCTCACCGGCTCTTCGTCGTAGCTGTCGAACTCCGGGACCTCCACCATGTGGCCGTTCTCAGGCATCATTGCGCCGAACACCCACCCACCGAGGTAGTTGAGCCAGCGCGCGTCGTATTCCGGCTCATTGAGCGGGTACGCAGCCGTATCGAAGCCGTCCACATCCGCGCGCTGGAGATCGCGGATGTAGTCGCCAAAGTTCTTCTTCTTCGGCTTGTCGATCTTGGCCCCGCAGTTCGGGCATGCCTTGGAGTCAGCCCTGACCGCCAGCTGCAACTCGCAGCACTCCTTTCGTTCGCGCACCTTCTCCACACACTCTGCGAGGCATGCACGATAGAAGTGCTTGACTGCCTCCTGCGCGTCCGCGAACGGCTTACCTTCCCACCCGACGATCAGCGTTGACAGGCTAGAGTCTTCGACGGACCCTACGTCGATCAGCAGGCCCTTGACCCTCAGCTTCGTGCCACTCATAGAAACAGCACCTCCTTCTCCTTCCCATCTGGGCTACGCAGCACCAGCGCCCAGCCTTGCTTCTGCGCTGCGAGCAACTGCGCGGTCTGGATCACTGCCCGCCGCACCACCTCTCTATCACTGTCGGCCCCGAGCGAAGCCCTCAAGTTCTCGATCACACCCCTGACCTCAGGGCTCAGTTCATACTGAGCCCGGACCCTCTTATCAACTCGCGCTGTCCTCGCCATCACTCTCCTCCTTCTTCACCAGCCTCAGCTTCACCGGCATCCGCTTCACCGGGTTCCACCCCTCCCACGTCTTCTTGCGCCACTTCTCCGCGCGCTCCTCCGTCATCTTGCCCGTCCACTGCCGGTAGGTGAGGTAGTGGAAACCCCCAGGGAGCACGACGTTCTTCGGGACAGGGCTCGACCCGATCGCGTTGAACGCCGCGATCAGGTTGTCCACCGCCCCGTGCAGGTACTCCTGCTTCAAGCGCCCCTGAGCATTCCGTGCCATGGGGTGATTGAGATTGATCAGTCCGATGATCACGCGATCACTCATCCGCATCCACCATCTTGTTCACCTCCATCTGCGCCTGCCCCCTCACCTCAGCCGACGGCAGGCTCTCCTTGTACGCCACCAGCGCCTTCGAGCCCTCGGAGATCGCGGCGAGCCGCTCCTGGAAGCCGAAGTCGATCTTGTTGAGGAGATCCTTCAGCACCAACCTCAGGACTTCCACGCTCAGGGCATACTCCTTCTGCTGACCTGCTCGGAAGATCGTCGCCACCGGGAGGCAGCGCATCACCTCACAGGTCGAGCCTCCCGTCGCCGCCTCCCACCGCGTCTGGACCTCGTACTTGGCCCCCTCGCTGTCCAGCGTCTCCGCCAGTGCGACCAGTCGTTCGATCTCGTTCATGCTCATCGGCCGTACTCCTTCAGCAGTTTTCGAGCGCCGTGTTTCTCAAACACGGCGACCGCCTCCTCCGCCTCTCGCAGGGTGCGTGTCGCCTCTCGCAGGGTGCGTGTCGCGTCTCGCGCCCGTTCCCGCGCCGCGTCTCTCGCCAGCTCCCGCGTGTGGAGCAACTCCTGCAACGCTTCCGCCGCGCAATCCTCCACCTCGGCTTCGCGCGAGTCAGCATCATCCGCAATCCAGCTGCCCTCCAGCACGCCGATCGTCTTGACGAGCTCGTAACCCTTCTCAGTCCTGCGTACGGCGTATTCCGCCGGGTCCGGATCGAGCACCTCTAGCGCCCCGAGCAGCTCCTTCATCTTCTCTTCGTGTCGAGTCGGGGCACCCGCCACCACTTCCGCCGTCTCATTCATCGCTACCACCCCACCGTGATGATGTACATGCCCTCGTCCACCAACCCCCGCTTGAGGAGGTCGGTGAAGATCCCATCGAAACTCACCGAACCCCACTCCGCCAGCTCCCACGCCTCGGGCGTACTCGGCATCGCGAACTGACTCTCGGGCTTCGCCTCCGTCAAGTAGTAGGTGCCACGGGAGACATCTCCCATCATGCAGTCCTGGATCACTGACCGATCCACGCGGTAGATCTCCTCCAAAAGCGCGAAGAGCTCATGGCTCTTCACCCGGCGCCAGGGCGTGGATTCGAGCTTCACTTCACACACCCTCCTGCTGACCACCGCCACTTGCCATCCCTCGTCCGACGCTCCTCCGTGATCCCGCCGCCCGCGCGGCAGAGCCACACCCGCGTGTCGTCCACTTCGATCTTGAGGTCGCAGCACGGCCCCACGGAGAGGGTCTTGAACCTCTCCAGGTTGTCCGGGTTGTAGATCACGAGCACGCCTCCAGTCGCTTTCTGAGTTCCTCCATCACCTCGACGTACCGCCCCTCAGGCGTCAAAGCGACCGCGAGGTCGTTGATCGCCTCCAGCTGGTTGAGCGCCCCCTTGGACAGGTAGAGAGTCTCCGCCCACCGTTGAACCGCAGGCGTCACGAAGCGACACGAAACCCCATCCGAGTCCCCATCCACCAACGTGCGCTGCCCCTTCCAGAACGCCCTCGGACAGATCGCCCCTTGAGCGCAGTGGCACTGCGTCTCCTCATCCCACATCGTCCCACCGATCAGACGCTTGTCCTCGACCTTGTCGAGCAAGCCGATGATCGTCGTCAGCTCTTCACGTGTCATTCGATCCCCTCTCAGTACGTACCCGAGACAGTCCCGCGAGCCCCAGGAGCAAGGCCGACACACAGAACGCACGCACGTTGCCCTCCGTGAGTCCCCCGAATACCCACGACACCAAAGTGGCCGCGCTCGCGATGAGCGCGAGGTCCCTCCAGTTCTTCGCCTTGGCGTCTTCGTGGGCCCACCGAAGCCGCGTCTCCACCTCCCGCTTCGCACACTTCTGACACGGCCCCGGCTCTCTATACGGCGTACTCATGCTCCCGCCGCCCTCCTCTCCTCTGCCACCTTCTCGCCCCACGCCTCACACTCCACCGTCACACGCAGCTCGTTCTTGAGCCAGGAGAGCACCCGCACGTAGCGCCCCTCAGGCGTCTCCGTCTCCGGCCCCGTGTCATTCACCTCTTGGAGCCGGTAGATCACTTCGGGGGTCAACCCCATGTTGTTAGCCCACCCAGCGACGGTCAGGTTTGCACACACGATGGGAGACCTATCCCAGGTCTGCCCGAACGCAGGGACCTTGTACGCCAGCGCACGCCCCCGAACGCTCTCCCGCACCTCCGCCCCAGCCAGCGTCCCCATCAGACACCCGCAGTTCAGGCCGACACTCCACAGCGTCCCCCACGCCAGCCTCTTGTCTTCGAGCCCCTCCACGGACTCGATCAGCTTCGTCAGCGTCTCCTTGTTCATTCGTCCTCCAGTTCGATCAGTGTCCGACGTAGCTCGACCAGCACGTCTTCGTATCGCACCTCCGGCGAGAGGTGCACGTTCGAGTCGTTCATCGCTTCCAGTTCAGCAAGCGCGAACGCGCTCAGACCAACCTCCTTCGCCCATCGATCAGAGGCAAGAGAGATGAAACCCACCCTGCCAGCGTCGTCCTCCCACGTCAGCGTGTCGTTTTGCGGCCTGCTCGGCCACGCCTCCTTCGGACAAAGCATCCCTTGCACACACCCGCACCCCAGCGTCTCATCCCACATCTTGCCGTAGGCCAGCCGCTTGTCCGTCAGCCCTTCCAGCAGACGGATCGACACCTCCGCTTCCTCACGCGTCATCCAGTTCCTCCTTCAGTGCGTGAAGCACCTTCGCGTACCGCTCATCTTCCGTCATGAACTTGAACTCGTCGTTCAGTCGTTGCAGGTAGTCGACATCCTCCGCGAGCAGTCCGATCTTCTCAGCCCACTCCCGCACCCCTTTGTTGACGAACCGCGAACGCGGGTTGTCGCTCCCGATCACCAGCGTACACCCAGCGTTCTCTCGTAGCTCCGCAGGCAGCAGCATCCCCATCAGACACCCGCAGTCCGCGATCGCGTCCCATAGGTACCCCCTGGCGAGTCTCTTGTCTTCGAGGTTCTCCAGCATCCCGATGATCGTCTTCAGTGAGTCAGGTGTCACTTCGAGTGCTCACTTCCTTCTTCAGACCCGCCAGCACGGCTTCGTATCGCGAAGCGCTGTCCCCAGACATACTGTCGTTGTACGCCTCCAGATTACGCACCTCCTCGGTGCTGATCCCCATGCCCTCTCCCCACTCTTTCGCGTCCACGAACTCCCAGACGTAGTGACACCCCACCCCCTTCACGATCGATACCAGATTCCCTCGCGTCAGATACTCACCGGACAGCGCCTCACTCCTCGGGTAGATCGCGCCGATCAAACACCCGCACTTCAAAGAGCGGTCCCACAACATACCCCTCACGAGGCGCTTGTTCGTGACGTTCTCCAGTGCCGTGAGAACGTTCTTCAGCCCCTGGGTGTTCACGCGTCGAAGCAGATTCACGTCACTCACCCACCGCCTCCTTCAACGCCCTCACCACCTCCACGTATCGATCCTCCGCCGACATGTGGATCGAGTCATTGAACGTCTGAAGCGACGCGGCCTCGACGGGGGTGAGGCTCATCGCCTCACCCCACTGCGCCAGGGCTTCTTCATCCACCTTCGTCCAGAACCATTCGCCCTCGCGATGCCCCACGAGCCCGTGCGCATTGATCTCCCGGCTCCTCGGGTAGATCGCCCCCAGGAGACACCCGCAGTTCTCCTTCTTGCTCCACAGCTCCACCGAGACGAGCCGCTTGTCCTCCAGCGCCTCCAGTGCGCGAATCACTGCCTTCAGCCCCTCCTGATTCACTTCGTTGAGGATGTCGTTCACGGCTTCAGCTTCCCGATGGTGAAGAAGTCCTTGGTGTCGATGAACGCAGTGAGCAACCGCCCCACGTTCTCCACCTTCTTCTGGTGGAAGTCCGCGTGCTCGTTCGCGTACTCGCGCACGTTCCGCTCGATCTCCTGCGAGAGCGACTCCCCCTTCGCCAGTGGCAGGATGAACTCGGGCTCGATCAGCCCCTTGACGCCCTCCACGGACACGCTCCCTCCCGCGTGGGTTTGTGTGATCTCCCCGTACTTCACGTAGGGGAACTTGTTGTCTGACCAAAACGCCATCTGTCGCATCTCATCCTCCTTGAAAACAAAAGCCGAACCCCGCGCGTACGGCGTACGCGCGGGGCACTTGATCAGACCTCGATCACCGCGCCGCCCTGCCCTGCCATCCGCACCCGGTCGTAGAGGGCTTGCACCACCCACGTCTCCTTGACCTGCCCCACCGTCTCGCGCTCCTGGTCATCCCCGGTCCGGATCGGGATGTTCCGTCGTCGGATCCCTTGCGCCTTCAGCGCCCAGGACTGGCAGGCGAACGCATAGGTCCTGTCGTCCGCCTCGAAGCTGTAGACGCAGTTCCCCATCTCCTCCAGCCGCTGGAAGTCGCCGCACCACCGCGCGCGCTCCTTCTCGACAGCCTCAGCCGCAGGCTCGACCAGAGTTGCCACCGTGTCGGTCGCGTCGTCGTAGTGCCCCATGTTCACGAGCCTGCGCGCGTAGGTGATCCCAGCCGCCAGCGACATCAGCAGATGCTTCATCACCGCGCACCGGTGCGGGTACGGATGTGCCCGCCCATTCACCATCTCCTGGGTGTTCTTGTGCTTGTCCTCGCACACCGCGATCTTCTCGTTCAGGTCACTCTTGTTCATTGGTCTTCTCCAGTCGTTCGATCGTCTTGTCCACCAGCGTGAGGATCTCGGCTTTGGTGCGGCCGGGGGTGTCGTTGTACGCGGGCAGCGTCAGATCAAACCCTGTCCCCCGCAGCGTTTGCATCAGCGCGTCCTCCACGGTGTCCTTCAGCGACGAGTTCGCACTCCACAACGCCCCCATCACGCAGAACGAACACGCCTCCGGGTCTTCACTGAACACCGGAATACCACACGAGGTCCGGGCCGCAGCCTCTTGCGTCCACCCCGCCGCGAGCTTCACCCGCATCGCCTTGAGCACCTTGACGATCTCTTCGTTCATGTCTCTCTCCCGGCGATCTCGATCGCCACGTCGTACAGCTTGAGCACGTCTTCCTTCAGTCGGTAGGGGGAGTCGTTGAAGGAGATGACCGACATCCCCGGCCACGCCCCAACCCCATCCAGGGCACGTTCGAGGATGCCCGTTGCTTCGGGCAGCTCCGCCCCACCGGCTACGCGCCACAGCGCCCCCATCGCGCAGAAGGAACACGCCCTCCCCTCGGACCATCCGCACTTCAGCCCATCGGCGTCTCTCGCCGCCGACCCTTGCGTCCACCCCGCCTCGACCTTCGCCCGCGCCGCCTTGAGAAGCTCCACCGTCTTCTCACTCATGCACTCACCGCCTTGAGTATCTCATCGATCATCGTGAGCACCTCCTCCTGCGTGCGGCCGGGCGCGTCGTTCCAGAGATGAAGCCAGTCACCCCCCGTCCGCACCTTCACGAAACGCCCCACGAGCAAGTGCGTCTCAAGACACGCGTACGCGCGATTCAACGCGCCCGTCACACAGAACGAACATGCGTTCGGGCTCCCCTCGTCGACGGCGACCCCATTGGCATTCCTCGCGTACGCGCGCTGCGTCCACCCCTTCTCCAGGAGCTTCCGCGCCTCCGTCAGATCACTGACGATCCTCTCATTCTCCGACGCCACGGATCGCCTCCTCCATCAGCTCCAGGACATCTTCCTTGGTGCGCCCAAACTTGTCGTTCCACTCGGGGATATGTCCGTTCTTCCCCCGATTGACCAGGGCGTCTTCGACACACTCCGCAAGCAGATCATCCGGCGTACTGAGTTCGATCTCAGCTTGTCGACACGCCCCCTGGATGCAGAACTTCACCGCCCGGGTATCCCCCACCGCCACCGGGTTGTTCTCCGCATCTCTCGCCCTGGTGAACTGCGTCCACCCACCTTCGAGCAGCGTCTTGGCTCGCTTGAGCCCTTCGATCACGTCTTTCATTCGTCGCCTCCCGCTTCCTTCTCGATGGCCTTGTCGATGATCGCCACCATCTCCTCGCGCGTGCGTCCCGGGGTGTCGTTGTACGTAGCAGGGGCCAGATGATCCGGAGATACCTCTTCCACAGCCTGCCGCAGTCGGATGGACGTACGGTGACGAACCGTTGATCGATCCATCTTGACACCATCTGGGTACGCATCCCACTCCGCCCGAATCGTTGCCCCGAGCACACAGAACCGCTCCGCACGTGGATCCGTCGGGCTGTACTTGGTCTCAGGCGTCCCACCCTTCGCATACGCCCCCTGGCACCATCCCCGCTCGACCAGAATGGTCTTGGCACCAGTCAGAATACGCAGTACGCGTTCGTCACTCATTGACCACCTCCTCCGCCGTCTTGATCGTCTCGTCCATCAGGGCGAGCACTTCCTCCTTGGTGCGTTCGGGGGCGTCGTTGTACCGGGCGATGTCTGCGTACCCACGTGCTTCCACACCACCTGCGACGAGTTCGTCGAGAAGAAACCACCCTACGCCCGACGGACTCGCCTCCCACTCCGCTCTCATGCACGCGCCCATCAGGCAGACCGAATACACCTTGTCGCAGTACACATCCACCAACGCCCCCTCCTTGTCATGCGCCAGATCTCCCTTACACCACCCCTGCTCCAGCAGCTCTCGCGCCCGCTTGAGGCGCTTGACGACTTCACTCATCTCCCCCACCCACCTTCGCGATCGCCCTGTCGTAGAGCGCGACGATCTCCTCCTTGACGCGCCAGGGGGCGTCGTTGTACCCCGAGAGCGCCGACCCGTGTTCCTTGACTTCGTCGTACGCGCCCTGGAGCGCCAGCGCGGCGTCTACTCTCGCGTGGTACAGCGCATCTTGCCCCGCCCGATCCAGCGCCCCGTATGCGCAGAACTGCCACGCATTCGCCTCAGTGCGCGACGCCACCACCCCCTCCCTCGTCCTCGCGTATGCCCCCTGACACCACCCCTGCTCGACGATGAGGCGCCGCGCCTCGACCAGGACGGCCTTCGCGTCACAGTGAATCATCTTTCACCCACCCCTTCGCTGCCTCGAACACCTCCAGGACTTCCGCTTTCGTCCGCCCCGGCGCGTCGTTGAATCCCACCACGTCCTGACCGGGCACCACGTACCGAAGCGCCTGCTTCGCCAGGGCCTCGGCCGCGATAGGCATGTCATTCCCCGCCCGCTCCAACGCCCCGATGGCGCAGAACGCCACGGCATGCTCACTTGAGGGAGTCCGCCTCTCTCCGTGTTCGTCCCTTGCGTAGTACCCCTGGTGCCACCCCTTCTCGATCAGCGCCTTGGCATCGTCGAGGATCCTCAGCGCATCACTCGCCTTGCTCATTGACCCACTCCTTCGCCTTGTCGATCAGCGCCAGGACCTCCTCCTTGGTACGTCCCGGCGCGTCGTTGTACTCGGCGGGCTCCCCCGCAGGCGCAGCTGCGATCAGCGCAGCGCGAATGAAGCTCTCATTCCGGCATCCAGCGGCGAGAAACGCCGCACCAAGCACGCAGAAGGACTTCGCCTCCTCGCTGTCAAGCCTCACGTTCTCTCCCGCTGCGTTCTTCGCGAAGTACCCCTGGGTCCATCCCTTCTCAACGAGGATCCTCTGGGCCTCGTCGAGGATCTTCAGTGCCTCAGCCTTGTTCATTGACCCACTCCTTCGCCTTGTCGATCAAGGCGAGCATGTCTTCCTTCGTACGTCCAGGTGCGTCGTTGTAGGCGGCAGCTGACCCTCCAGGGGCGACCGCGCTGAGGGCGTTGAGCGGGCCAGCCACAGGCTTCGTACCAGCAGCGCGGAACACAGCCCCCAGTACACAGAAGGCGCACGCGGACTCGTTCATGAAACTGACATGCTTTCTGCGTTTGTCTATCGCGAAGTACCCCTGATGCCACCCCCTTTCGATGAGAGTCTTCTTGGTCTCATCGAGGATCTTCAGCACCTCAGCCTTGTTCATTGACTCTCCCCTTCGCCTTGTCGATCAGCGCCAGGATCTCGTCCTTGGTCCGCTCCTCTGCGTCGTTGTAGATCGGGATATTGAACCCTGGAGTCGCCATCACCACCGCGTTGATGGCCTCGTCTCGCGCCCAGTCGCTGGCGTCCTCGGATGCCCGATAGATCGCCCCGACCGCGCAGAAGGAACACGCATCCCGGTCGTGGATCCCGACCAGTTCCCCCCGCCTGTCCTTCGCGTAGTACCCCTGTGTCCACCCCTTCTCAATGAGCACCTTCTTCGCTTCATCGAGAACTCGAATCACCTCAGACTTGTCCATTGACCACCAGATCTTTCGCCCTGTCGATCAGCGCGAGGATGTCTTCCTTCGTACGCCCCGCCTCATCGTTGTACGCCGCGATTCCCTTCGCAGTCGCCTTCGCCGTCCACAGCGCCAGCAGCGCCCGCAGTCGTCCGTTGCTGCTGTCCACGGACGACTCCTCGCACGTCCGCGCGAAGGCCCCCAGGAGGCAGAACGAACAGGCGCGAGGATCACCGGGGGGTACGAGCCCACCCTCCGCGCTGCGTGCGCGCGCCCCCTGCGTCCACCCCTTCTCGACCAGGAGCTTCTTGGTTCCATCCAGCAGTTGAATCACCTTCTCATTCACGTCGGCACCTCCGGCATTCCCTGGGCCCCCAGGATCTTCAGCGCTGCCCACAGCGCGTTGGCGTTCTCTTGATGGATCTGAATCAACGCAGCCATGCACTCCTGGATGTCTTCTTCCCCCGGCCGCGTCTCCTTGAGCTCCTCCCGGTTCTTCGCGTAGCGTCTCGCCTGACCCCGCTCTTGGAAGAACAGCCTCACCAGTACTTCCCGCTCCTCGTTCGTCACGACTTCACCTCATCCAGAGTCAGGGGTTCGGGCGGAAGGTCCCGTTCACCCAGGTAGAGCAGGACCTCGCGCAGGGCGTTGGCGTCTCGACAGTGCATGTGCGCTAGTTCCTCCAGTATCGACTTGTCCTTGGCATTCCCCTCCGTGCGATGCGCCGTGTGCCAGTAGCGCCGCGCTTCCGAGCGCTTCTCCTCCGCGATGTTCTTCACGATCTTCAGCGTCGTCTCCGACGGCTTCTTCTTCACTGGTACACACGCCACGTCTTGATCTCCTCGTAGACCGGGAAGCTCCTCGTGTCCTTCCACATGCGCAGGATCGCATCGAGCCCACTCTCGGTGCACTTGGAGAGCTCGGTCAATACGCCGTATACCCGGGTGTACTTGGACTCGGGCGTCTCCTCTCCGGTGTCGTTCATCTGCACCAGCGCCGCCGCCCACGCCGTCGTCAGCCCCAGCCCCTCTCCCCAGCCCTTCGCCGTCTCGTGAGTCCAGACCAGCCCACGGCTCCCGATCATCACCGGGCTGAGGTGCAGGTGGATCAGGACCTCGCGCGGCATCACCGACCCGAAGAGGCACCCGCATGCCTTCTCCTCGCTCCACAGCTTGGACGCGATGAGCTTCTTGTTCGGGAGCGCATCGAGCATCTCCAGCAGCGCCTTGATCCCGTCACTGACCTTCTTCATCGCTCTTCTCCTTGAGGTACTTCATCACGCGCGCATAGCGCTCTTCGGGGTCTTCGGTCATGCAGTTGTAGTCGTCGTTCACGGTCTGGATGTCCCAGACGAAGGTCGGGGTGAACCCCAGTGGTTCCAGATGTTTCGCCATCACGGGGATCGTCCAGCCGTAGTAGCCCGTGTACTCACGGACGGCGCTCAGATGCGACTTTCGCACATCATCCGGCAAGATCATCCCGATGGCGCATCCGCACCCATCCTCCGCGCTCCACAGGTGTAGCCGGACCAGACGCTTGTCGTCGAGAGCCGCGAGGAGGTCGTGGAGCTTCTTGTAGGGATTCATTCGCTCTTCTCCTTGAGATACTTCATCACACGCGCGTAGCGCTCCCACCCTGTCACACCCTTGATTCGGTCGTTCATCTTCTCGACCTCGTACGCGATCTCCGGAGTGAACCCGAGCGGCGTGAGCGCCTCGTCGATCGAGTCGGTCCGCCAGATGATCATGGTGCCCTCCACGATGACCGTGCTCCGGTATTCCCGCAGCTCGGTCGGGAGAGGTACCCCCATCGCACAGTCACACAGTCGCCCCATCCCCAACCGCTTGTCGGTCAGCTGCTCCAGCCGAGCGTGCAGTTCCTTGTAGGGGTTCATCCCATCACATCCATCTTGAAGTCCGAGGTCATGTTCTCCCGCCACTTCTCGATGAGCTCGCGCGTCGAGATCGCGGAGCGAATCGACCCCGTCACACGCGCGTATCGCTCCGCAGGCGTCTCGGCGATGTAGGGCGTCGAGAACACCTTCGTATCGAAGTCATTCACGTCGATCAGCCACAGGACGATCTCGAAGGTCAGTCCCTTCCTCTCCGCCCAGCTGGCCACGTGATCATTCGCCCACCGCGTCCCACTCACGTCCTGGATCACCCAGGTGGTGTTGGGGTGCTGAGCGTCGTAGAGCGCGCCCATCACACACGGGCAGTTCTCGACACGCGAGACGGCGGCGAAGCGGGCGAAGCGCTTGTTGGGGAGGGCTTCGAGGAAGGCGAGGATGGACTTGAGGGTGGTGCTGTTCATTGGGATGGCTCCTTGGGGAAAGCGGTGAGTCCGACACGAAGGCCGAAGAAGTGGAAAACCACGATGAAGTAGCCTGGGTTGCTTAGACAGTCGAAGCCGAAGAGCCAGCGACGGATAGTGATCTCCGCACCCAGTTGGGTGTGGTAGTCGCGGTTCGCCCTGGCGAAGTCGAAGAACGCGCCCATCACCTTCCCGAGCGTGAGGTAGAAGGAGAGCGTGAGATGTATAAAGACGGCGAGCGTGACGTAGTACATGGACACCTCAGTTCTTCTACCAGAAAACGATGTCGTTTGAGAGCCAAAGAAAGCGCGTACGGCGTATCGCAACAAGTGCGATACGCCGTACGGGAGGCTCAGATCATGCCCAGGAAGATCGGCCAGGACGGGTACCCGTGCTCACACACCCCGTCCGCTTCGATCGGTTCACAGCCGTCGGTCGCTCGGGCGTCGCACCCGCTGAACAGCATCCCCAGGAGCTCGCCCTCCGATGGCTGCTCTGTTGTAGGCTCAGGCCATTCGTTGTCAATCATCACTTCTCCTCTCCGAGGTACTCACGCAGGGTGGGGTACGTCTCCTGCACACACTTGCCGAGGTATGCCATGTTCACCTCGTACTCTTGAAACGAGATCTCTCGATTGCGAAACTGCGCAGAGAGTTCGGAGAAGAGGGCACGCGCGGCTGCCGCGTCTTCGATAGCCTTAGGCCCCGTCATTCATTCCTCCGCCACCCTCGCCAACGCCTTCACCATCCACGCGTTCCACCGCGCCTCCGGCGTCCCTTCCATGATCTCCCCGATCGCTTGTAGATCCACGAGATGCGCGTCGATCAGCCCGTACTTCTCCACCTCCTTGAGCACTCTCGTTTGCAGCTTCTTCGGCAGCTCTCCGAAGATCTGATCGTTCTCCGGTGCCCCCTCGCGCCTGCGTAGGCAGGGCGCGAGGGTCGCGAGGATGTCATAGACCGGAGGAAAGCCGCTCGTGTAATGGCACCGCCCCACTCGACGCTCACCTTCGGGTAGCTCCCCGAGCGCCGCCGCCACTCGCCCCCACGGAAGCTCCGGTTCGATCAACGGCCACACCCAGGGGAGCACCGAGCGCCCCCCAGGGATGATCGAGAGTTTCTCGTCAGTCGGGTAGTAACACGCACGAAGCGCATCCTCGCGATTGAGCCCCCAGCCTGGGCGCCAGGAACGGTTCTCGCGATGGTCGTTTCGTGTACCGGCTACGCAGACGAAGCCGAATGAGACGGGGGTCATACTCTCAGAACTCCCTCCCCATCCACCCAGTAGTTGTCCGTCGATCCGTACGGCTTGCTCGCGGCGCTCAGCCTCTCTCCCACGTCCCCCAGCCCTCGATCCCAGAACCCGGCTCCGTGGCCGTTCCGGGTGAGATAGAAGTCGTGTCCCGCCGACTCGTCGCAGAAGTGATGATGCTCGTAGGCTTCTTCGAGATCCTCTTTGTTCGCCTCCTGGAAGTCGGCACACTCCTCCTTGATCTCGATGAGCGCCTCGGGGGAGATGGTCTCGCAGGCGTCTTCTTCCGCCGTGCCGTCTTCGTCGTACCTGCGCTCCAGCCACTTCACCGCGCCGATGTATCCACGCGTGAACGCATCGACATCGTCTTCGCTCACCCCCAACTCGATGGTCACCTCGGGGTGCTCCGCAGCCATCTGCTTGAACGCCGCGCGCTCGCTCTTCGCCCGGAACCGCTCGTCGATCTCCCCATCTTCCGAGATGAACGACCAGAGCGCCTCACCGATGCCGTAGTACCTCCCCTGGGGGTCGTACCCGCCGTCGTCGAGGGGGATGTAGGTCAGATAGGCGATCACTTCGTCTCTCCCATCGCTGCCGTCATCGCCGCCTGCTCTTCGTCGGTGAGCCCTTCGACACGGATGTCGAACTGAAACTCTCGGTCGCCTGCCGCGACCGTCGCGCTGAGCAGGGTGAGCGCTGACCAGAATGTGTCGACGGGGGTAGGCCCCCAGGGCGGGAGCTCGTCGACTTCGATCGTGGTGGTGAGTGTGAGTCGCTTAGCCATCAATCCACCCCCGCCCTTCCCCGCAGCACCCCAGGTTGTGGTTTGTATCGCCACCCCGCAGGCGACGTGTTCCGCACGACCTTGTGCCACGCCTGCCCCAGCCGCAGCGTGCTGTGCTCATCGTCCCTCACGTCACCCTTGACGAAGACGGAGTCACCCTCGAAGGTCATGTAGCGCACGACATGCCGGTTCTGACGGGAGCGGTCGCTTGAGAACTCCACCTGATCGATGGCCCGATCACTGACCACGGGCGTACCTAGCTCCGCCCGAGTCATCTTCACCTTCATCTGCGGCTGCGGCACGAAGAACCACTCGCCTTGCCGGGGCGTGCCCACCGGCACATGCGCAGGCCGAAGGGCCTCCAACGCAGCCTCCACCGTGTCCACGTACGGCGTACTCGGGAGCATGCACAGGTAGTACATGCGCTTCTGGGGGTCGTCGTTTCTGTCGAGGCCCGAGAGGTAGAACCGACCGCCCAGGTCCGAGAACAGACACTCCCCCAGGAAGTGGGCCTTCCTCTCCACCTTCTCACCCTTGATCACCCGCGTGCGCGTGAGCGTGAAGTCAGGGTTCACGTCTTCCACCCGGATGTACTTCGGCTCGATCCCAGCCGCCACCAGCGTCGAGAACGGGATGGTCGCGCTCGGCGCCCCCACCACCTTGATCGCGTCGAACAGCGCCCTTCGCTGGATGTCCGTACGCCGGGACGGCGCGGCGTCTCCGTTCACCACGACGTAGCTCCCGCAGATCCACGCCAGATCCCAGTGCACGTAGCTCATGAGCTGGCGGCCCCGGTAGCTCAGGCAGAGTGTGCCGTCGGGCGGCTGGAGGTTCTGGTTGAAGCCACCCCAACCACCCTTGGTGATCTTCGTCGTCTTCTTGAACTTCTTGGGGACCTCGTCCCACAGAGTGCGGCGCAGGAACGCCTCACAGATCTCTTGCTCGTACATCTCAGGATCCTTTCATACTTTCACTCTGAGCTCGATGCTCTTCTTCCCGCGCTAGAAGCCAGTGCGTCGTGTTCATGTACTGGACCACCGTCGCCGTGATGAACGCGGCCCCACCTCCGTACCCATAGGCCCGCATAGGTTCCGTGACACACGCCCACTCCAGCCCCAGCGTCGTCTCCGGGCGGAACTTCGCCAGGAAGGCCGAGAGAAACTCCGCAGCAGCAGAGGGGCTTCCTTGCTCTTCGGATTCGACGGCAAACTCTCGATCGGCCAAGTACCAACTCGTGTCGAAGGGGACGCACTCCCCCTCCTCATCCCACCAGGGCGGGGCCTCTTCTTCAGAACCCTCCGTAGGGGCCCAGTTTGCGTTGGCCTTGAGCCATGCGTACTCTTCGTCCGTGACCTCGTCGATCACCAGACAGAACTTCGTGTAACAATCTGCCATCGACTTCCTCTTCTGATCAGTCAGAGTTGATCGCGGAGATACTCCGCCATGCCGTCCCGCGCTTGCCAGTGCTCTTTCACCAGATCTCGATCTTCGAGTCTCAGAGGTCCCAGCACATCGAACCCTCTCTCCTCATCAGTCACTCTTGCTCTCCCTCACCACGTTCACTCCCGCCGCGCAGCACGTGAGCCCCTTCATGTCGATGCACACCATCGTCAGCTCCTCGGTGTCGTCGATCTTCCCGTCGAGGTTCCTGAGCATCGTCGCCACCTTCTGGTAGCCCCAGCTCCCGTGGCTCGTCTCCCCCTTCGTACGCCGTACGCGAGTCATCCCCTTGGCGAGTGCTCCTGCGAGCTGCGCGTCCGGGTCCGACGCCACGGCCATGAACAGCTTGAACGCCGCGATCGCCGCGCGCTCCTTCGCCGTGCCCTCGTCGGGCACAGGGATCTCATCGATGATCTTCCACCGGATCCTCAGCGCCTCGGCCGAGAGTTCCAGCGGATAGCCGTCGACATTGTCCCACCCGTGGTAGCCACCCACCCCGTAGACGAGCGCCTTCGCACGCACCTTCACGTCCTCGCTCCGCCCCTCCTCCTTGTCTGCCTCGCTCGCGTCTGCCGCCGCCCAGTCGTGCTCCTTGTACACGTCGTCGGGCACGTCAGAGCGATAGACCACCATCATCGTCCAGGGGTAGATGGCCTTGACTTCCTTCCGAGGCCCCGGCGTGTACTCGACGTAATGCGTCCCATCCGCGCGCTTCCAGAGCCCCCAGCCGCTGGGGAACTCCCCGTAGGAGACCTCGAAGTCGACGGGCAGGTTGTCGATGATCAGCTCGTCGTCGATCTGATAGGGTTCATTCATCGGATCTCCCATGCGCCATTGAGCCAGATCAGACCCTTGCTACAGGGCCACGTGCGTGCGCCATCCGGCCACCGAACCATCAGCCGTACTCCGGTACAGCCATGGAGTTGACAGCGTCTACGGCTCTCAGACAACACACCTACGACGCCGTTTCGCGCGCGTACCGCGTCCCCCTTCTCGAAGTTCGTCTCACTCATCTTCATCCTCCTCCAGTTCGTCTCACTCATCTTCATCCTCCTCCAACCACCCCAGCGCCCTCAGCGCCTTCGTCATCTGCTCTCTCGACGGGTAACCGCCCTCCCCGCTTCGGTTCTCGATCGCGCGCTCGTCGTTGTCCCTGAACCAGCGATACACTTCGCGCTCCCACTCCTCCGGCTCCTCGCCATTCAGGAGCCCCCACCCCTCGCCTCCGATGTTGCTGATCGTGGCCGCGTACTCACGTTCATTCAGATCGTCTTGGTCTGCGATGGGGTAGTCGTCGAGCTTCGCGTACCACTCGTAGAGCCACTCGTAAAACGGAGTCAGCGCCCCCTTCTCGTCGATCAGCTGGAAGCAGAGCTGCTCCACCCACCCGAACCCGAAGTGCGTGTGGGCTCGGATGGCCCACATCCTCGCCAGTTCCGGCCTCTCCTCCGCCAGCTTCGTGAGCGCCTTCTTGAGCGCTGCGCAGTTCGACTTTTCGAGGAGGTTTGCGTCTCGCGTGAGGATCCCCGGGCCGATCGTCCAGGTGTCAGGGTTCTCCGCCACAGGGTGTCCCGACCGCATGGAGAAGTCAGAGGGGACGCGCAGCATCTCTCGGATCTGCGCCTCGGTCGGATCTCGCGGGAGACTCATCAGAGCCACCTCGCGATCAAGACCTTCTCGGGAGGCGTGCCGAACGCGACGCACGGCGGCAGGTCCTCAATCGTAGTCTCTTCGTACAGGGCCTTGCTCAGCGCCTCCACGAGAGCCTGCCCCAGGTCAAGCCCGAAGCCGCGCATGACGACGCAATCATACCCCTTCCACTGCACGTACTTCCGCCCGAGGATCTTCGCGATGTTGTATGCGTAGGTCCGCACCCGCAGCCCGTCTTCGTACGTGGGGTCCGGGAGGATCGAAAGGACCTCGATGTAGCGCGACATCCCACTGCGCACCGTGTGCCGGTTGATGAGGCAGAGCGTTCGGATGTTGTTCTCTCGGAACTCTCTGCGCATGATATCGATTGTGTACTGGTTTGTCATGTCATCTCCTTCACCCACTGCTCGATCATCTCCCAGGGGATGGTCGCCGATTCGATCTCACCCTCCCCGTGCTTGGGGAGACCGCACCACGCGACGCCCACTTCCATGATGACTTGCTCATCGCACTCGGTACGGTAGATCTGCGCTTCGTTGATGATCAGGTCCTCACCCTCCAGGACGAACACGTCGGGGAACTCGCGGAGACTTCCGGAGCGTTGGAACACCTGATCCCGCTGATCATCCGCCGCTTCCTCCCGCTCGGTCTTCTCTTCCCCATCGTCCCCAAAGAACACCGGGGCCCCTCCGTCCCAGAATCGAAGTTCAGAGAGGTCGCTGTCGGCTGCGCAGAGCGACGCACGAGTCTCGCGGCGTCGCAGCAGCCGCTGGAGATCCTCGCCGTCCAGCCCCACGACCACGAAGGAACACGAACACCAGTCGGGGGTGTCCACGGTCAGCATGATGTACTTCTTCACGGGCTTTTCCTTTTCTTCGGTGCCACTTCGTTCAGCATCTCAGTCAGATCATCCGGCGCATCCGGCTCTGCGCCCTCCGGTTCGTCTCCCAGCAGTTCATCCGCCAGTTGATCGAAGTCGTCGGCGTCCCTACTCCACTCTGCCTCACCGTCTGGGTAGGGCATCTTGTCGTAGATGATGTCCAGGATCACCGCAGGTGTCCTGATGTCTCGATGGGTCTCTGCCAGCAACCGTAGCGCCCCCACGATGATGTCGATCTCCGTGTCTTCGAACTCGAAGACTCCATCGCTTACTTTTCTCATGTTCTCTCTTTCGTGGACAAAAGAAAACAGGCGAGGGATGTGCAGTCCCCTACCTGTCTTCCGGCGCCTGCTACGCCTTGGCCCGACGACACGACGGGCAGCTGCCCGTCGACAGATCAGAGATGACCAGCACCACCTCCGAGTGACAGGCGCGACAGCGCGCCTTCCAGGAGTCGACACCCCGCCGCCGCACGGGGTATCGAACGACCAACGTTCCGACGATCTTGCCCAAGTAGATCTGGTCCATGGCTTCTCCTGCAACACGAGCCTGCGTGCTCGCGTGCAGACCTTCTACCAGAAACTGAGGGAGGTTTAGGACTCGTCGATAACGCCGTCGACTTCAACCACCCAGCCGGAATCGCAAGTACCTGCTTTCAACTCGTCGAGGGACATCTCCGCTACGATTGCCTCAGCTGCGTCCGCGTGAAGCGCTTCGACTTCGAGGAGGCCCGCAAGCCGGAGGTCGTAGCTCACAGTGAACTTCGGCATCGCTTCGCCCTCCTCGCTTGATTCAGCTGGTACTTCATGATGTCCAGCCACGTAGAAGTCCTCCCCGTGCCTGTGACTGTAGCGGATCCCGTGCGACTGATCCGACTCGAACGGGAACGCCGCCACCTGCCGGATCCACCTCCGCGTCGCCTCCATCGGTGACGCCCCCACAGGTGTCGAGACGAGATAGAACCCTGTCTCGACGCGGAGAATCTCCCAGACCTTTCCATCCAGGAGATTGATCTGAAACCCGACCCCGTACTGATCCATGTGACTCCTCCAAAGAAAACGCGACGCCGTACGCCCTGCCGCCGAACCATTCGGCGGCAGGGCGTACGGCGTATTGATCACTTCCGACCGACGAACGCGGCGTGAAGAACACGCAGCGCGTCACCCGGCTTCACGCCGATCTCGTCCTCGACGAACGCCTGGATCTGCCGATTCAGGAGCGTGAACCAGAGCCACGCCACGCCCACTCCGAATGTCAGGACACAGACGTTCCTACGCAGGATCGCCGTGTCCTCAGTCCACACCGTGAGGCTCAACGCCGCAACGGTTCCCGCCATGACTCCAAAGAGACTGGAGTACATCGCGACGCTCTTGATCGCCGCGCGGTGCGCGGGATCGGTCCAGTGGATACCCATACCTCCTTATACCCGAAAAGGGTGGGAGGTTCGGGCTACCAGACCTCCTCCAGGCGCGTCTTGTTCGGCATAAGGTCCGCCTGGAGCCGCACCGCCTCCGACACCGCGTAGCGCGTTCCCTCCCCCTCTTGTACCCAACCTACGCCCTTCCGGTACGCGAGGGCGTCCGAGCGATCGGGGTAGATCGACGCCTCCAGGAGCACGAGATAGCACGGGAGGTCAGGGCGTCGCGGTTGAGCCTGGATCCAGCGGAGGGTCGCGGACATACCCTGCTCCGCCCCCCGCACCGCAGCCTCCAGCCACGACGCCAGTTCGTCGGGCGCGGCCTGACATGTGTTGAGTTCCGCCCTCAGCCTGCCGCAGTGGTAGTAGCCGACCTCGTCGTCGTTCCCCCACTTGAACCCCGTGAAGTCAATATCCGGAAGTCGTTTCGGTAGCATCGATCCACTCCTCTACCTGTTGAAGTTCATAGACCAGTCGGTCAGGAAGTCGCGTCCCATCCTCCGGGATGAGGCAGGCGAGCGCGTCCTCTACGCTCCGGAACTCCGACTGGCGTCTTACAGCCATCAGGTCTGTCTTGCTGTACTCGCAGATCGTCTTCACGATCTTGTGGATTCTCGTGGCGTTCTTGACGCTCAGTTCTCGCTCGTAAGGAGTTCGCGCCACGACAGTTCCGTAGCGCCAACCCGTACACACGCGTTGGTCATACTCTTCCGTCCGAAGGTGGAGGAAGGCGGCGAGACGGAGGACGCGTTGGGCTTTTGGATCTACGGCAAACACCCCCCATGTACTGAGCCTCCCACGCCAACGACTTGCTCACCCCACCCTCACAATCCGCCCCTTGAACGCCTCTTCCACCCGCGCGTCGTTGTTGTAATCCTTGTCCACGTACACCACCCGAATCCCCCCGCTCAGCAGAGACTTCGCGCAGTTCCAGCAGGGGTAGGTGTTCGTGTAGATGTCCGCGTCCTTGATCGATACGCCGTATAGCGCCGCCTGCGCCACCGCGTTCATCTCCGCGTGCACCGTCCGCACGCAGGTCTCCCGCCCGTTCGTGACCACGATGTCGTGCCCCACGTCGTCGCAGTGAGGCATCCCAGGGGGCGAGCCGTTGTACCCCGTCGCGATGATGCGCCGATCCCGCACGATCACCGCCCCCACATGCTTGCGGTCGCAGGTGGCGCGGGTGGCCACGACCTGGGCGATGTTCATGAAGTAGACGTGCGTGGAAGGTCGGAGATCCGTCGCCTTGTACAGGTGTTCGAGGGTGTCGTCAGGGAACCCCGCGACCTCCGAAAGGTCACCGCCGATCGCGATCATGAGCGACTTGACGCTGCGATAGCGATTGACCTCGCCCCCGCAGTACGCGCGAGCCGCTGCCATGGACCGCTCGATCATCTCCCGTGCTTCCTTCGGCGTCCTCATCCTCATCTTCATCTCATCCATCGACTCTTCTCCCTTCGCTGTCATACGACCACCCCAGCTTCATCCACGGGTGGTTGATCACGTACCCCACCAGATCGACCCGACGCTCCAGAATCTGGAACACGTCGGCTCGCATCTCCGCACCTTCGTACACCCACCCCAGGCACTTGTGCCCCAGCCACACGCCCACCTGACTCCCGGAAGAGAGCTCCAGCCAGACTTCGCGCGGCGTTGCATCGCCTCGGACGTAGATCAGAAGATCTGGTTCCATCGAAGGAACGCCCCCACGACTTCTTCCGACAGGGTGTCTCCGTACCACTGCCCGAGCAGCGCCCTGCCCTCTTTGATCGAGGCGCAGGGCATGTCCACGAATGACCCCGGCCGGTGGGGGTCGGGCATGCTCACACTCACTCCGAGGTCTTCGCGGGCCTCGAAGAAGTCTCGCACCCGGGCCTTCGCGTCCGCGAGCGCGCGCTTGTTGGGCACACTCTTCGCCAGATCCCACCCGCCCACAAGGGCTGAAGCCAGAAGCCCGTTCTCAGCGAAGTCACTGCCGAAGTAGCCGCAGACGGAGTCGATGGGCTCCTCCATGTCTCGGCCTTGGAAGATCTTGAAGCAGTAGATGTCGCCGGTCAGGAACTGGTCGTACGCTTTGACCTCGGCCTCCAGGATCTTCTCCGCCTCCTCCTTGGTGCAGTTCGCATCATCGAACCCCATCGCGATCATCCGGCTCTTGCGGACGACGCCGAGGCCGAGACAGCCAGAGTCCCACGCGTCCCAGTAGGGCTTGAGGCGGATGGTAATCCCTCCATGGTCGTGTCCGTAGATCTCACGTGCGATCAGAACGTCCGTGTCTCGCATCAACTCGGCGTACAGCCCCGTCGGGTTATTCTTGAAGTCCTCCGGGGGGTCCTTGTCCCCCAGCGTGTACCTCCGGTGAGACATCCACAGGTTCGCGATGTTCTCGTGCTCCCGAGGGTTCGTGGGGTCGTCGTCCTGGTAGACGAACACCAGCTTGTCGTTGAGTTCGTAGATCGCGTGCGCTTCTCGCATGGGTCTCCTATACGGCGTATTCGTCCGCCGCCCGAACCCTCGACACGCAGGGGCTCGGGCGGAGGACGAAGTCGAGCGCACCCACAACATGTGGGTGCGCTCATCCTTCTACCTGTGTTCTGGGCTACTTTCGCGAGGCGTCGATCAACGCCCGGACCCGGACCCCGAGATCGGAGGGGTCATCCCGCACCAGCTCGTAGATCTGCTCGATGAGCGTCGGCTCAGGGGGCAGCGGCGGCAGGCCGAGCCGCGCCCGCGTGTTCGCGCCGGTCACGTCATCCAGCGTAGCCCAACCACCCCCCTGTCGAGCATAAATCGCGTCCAGAGGCGCGGCGTCTTCAGCCGCGAGATGTTGCTGATCACGGATGTACGATCGTCCCGAGACTACCAGCTCACCCCACTTCTTGATCCAGACGTACTCCTCAGGCTTGGGCATCGCGCTTCCCGTGCAGTTCTTCGTTGGCCCGATCCGCCAGATCACCCGCCGACGCGGAGTTGTTCGTGCCCCAGATCGCGTTAGCGATCGCGCGATAAGCATCCTTGGGCGGGGAACCGCCCTGGATGATGTACCACCCACGCGGCGTCTTCGTCGCGATCATCACGTCGTTGTAGTGGATGGCCTGATAGTGATCATCCCCACGGAACATCCCGCGCGGCTTTTCTTCCATCGCGAACTCCTCTCACGCCCCCGGCAGCGGGTGACCCTTCACCCACGTCTCGAAGTCCCCCTGCGACGCCCGGTACACGATCTCTCCCGGGCCCTTCTTGCCCTCCTCCTTGCGTCGCCCCACTTCCTGCGCCGCACCGATCCCGACCAGCACCGTCATCAGGGCGTAGGCCACCTTCTGTTCGAGCTGGCACTTGGTCATCAGCTCCTTGATCGTGAACTCCATCACTTCCCTCGCGTCGGCTTCTCGTTGTACTTGGACGTGTCGGCGTTGTTCTTCAGCGCCCAGATCTTCACCTCGCGCTCGTGGATGCCGCGAGATTCGCTCGTGTACTTGTAGCGGTTGTTGGTTTCCACGAGAACGTCTTCTCGCTTGAGGCGCTTGAACACCGCGCCCATCCAGTGCTCGGGACCCGAGTCGTCGCTGACCAGCCCCACGTCGGCCATCTTCGCACGCACCTCTCGGCTGTGCACCGTGAGGTTCGCCTTCGCGATCTGCACCGCGTAGTAGCAGGCCCAGTTGATCAGGTCCGGGTACTGCTTCTCCAGCTTGGCGAGGCTCTCGTTCGTCGCCGCGTGCGGGTTGCCGCTCAGCTTGCGCTTGGGCTGCGGGTCGAGCAGCACGGCACCGGCCGGGATCTCGCAGTTCTCAGCGAGCGCGTCGTACTTGCCGTCCGCGAGCTTGTAGACCTTGACGAACTTCTTCTTGATCTCGGCGGGAGTCCAGCCCTCCCAGGCGCCTTCGGGTGTGTCACTCATCGTCCGCATCCTCTTCGTCTTCGTCGTCCTCTTCGTCTTCGTCTTCTTCCTCGATGATCGCCTCTTCTTCCTCCGCCGCGAAGGCTTCGAACACGTCGGCGTCGCTCTGCGTGTCGACGAGGCGCCCGCCGCCCAGCAGCTTCACGGTCCTCACCTCCCAGTCGTACACGTCCTCGATGCCCTCCAGGAAGAGTTCGACGTGATCTTCGTCTTCCGACTCCACCAGGAACGCGGCACTGAGCTGGGTCCAGGACCCATGCCCGTCGTGAACGCGAAGCACTTGATGGAGCAGGACCCCCTTCGCCACGCGGCTGTGTGCGAAGAGCTCCTCCCCCTCGGGGATGGACGCCTCGATGTCGAGGCGCGCAGAAACCAGAAACTTCATGATGACCTCAGGTGTTGATGGTGGTTGAGAAGCAGTTCAGGTACCAGAACGCCGCACGTGTCGCAGAGTTCCGCAGAGACACCCTCCGTCAGGTAGAGCGTCTCAAGCATGGGATAGAGCACGAGGAGTGAGGTGGGTTCACCCAGGCGCTTCTTGAGAATGACGTGGAGATCGAGCGCGATGTCCCAGCACGCGTCGGACCGGAATCGAGCTTCATCTTGAAGTACTCGCTCCTGATACTCCTCCGGGTAGCCGAGATGAAACACCCCCTCGAAGACCTTGCGACAGGTCTCCACCTTGTTCGCGTCGAGCCATCGTTCGAGGCGGTCGACCCAGGGGGTGTAGGGTTCGATGGGGTAGAAGAGCACGGGCTACTTGTCCTTGGGGGGTTCGAGGGGATCTGTCGAGATGGTCACCTTGTCGATCGCCCGGCCCCTCCCCGTCACGATCACATCCAAGGGGATCATGTGCCCCTTCACCATGTTCTCCTGAAGCTCCCGCACCAACCTCTCCCGCTCCGGCGCCGGGATCGCCGCACCCATCACGTGGATCGGCCCCTCCTCCTTCGACACGTCCGCGCCGAAGCTCCACCGCCCCGAGTCCCAGACGTGCTTGCAGTGGTAGCACCTGTGCGTGTGATGCGGCCGACGCCGCCCGTCGATCTCCAGGTTGTCGAAGCGCGCGCCCTCGATGTGCTGCTTGCCACACTTCGGACACGCGATGTACTCGCGCGGGAGGGCTTCATCGCACACCCGCTGAAACCGCGCCAGCTCCTTCGCCTGCTCGATGACCGTTCGGCAGAGCTCGGGGAGCTTGTTGATCGCGGTCACGATCAGCATTGCGTCGGAGTGCCCCTCCTCTGAGTGAGGGATCCTCGCGAGCTCCCCCTCGGCGTGCTCGATGATGTAGTCGTCGCCATCGTCGCTCATCCAGACGGGGCGAAGCAGGAACGCTTCGGCATCTTCGAGGATGGACTGGGCTTGGTCAGGGCTCATCACTTGAGCATCTCCCGCACCTGATACACCCGCTCTTCCACCTTCACATCGAACGCGCGCAGCGCGTTGTCGAACGTAGAGCCTTCCCCATCCGCGATGGCGCTACCGTCTTCGCAGAGCGAGACCCGCCACCCGCTCAGTCGGGCCTTCTTGATCGGGCAGAAGGCTCCCGGCAGTTCGATCGAGAAGACCACATTCTCCGGGGCCACGATCCGCCCAGGGCTCTCGGGCACTACCGTCTGGTACGCCACCAGCGCCCGTCGAAACACTTGCTCCAGCTCTCTCATGCTTCCTCCATACGCCGTATTGGCGTCAGTCCCCGTCATACGTCTTGCGGATCTTCTTGCCCGTGAGCTCTTCGGCGTGCTGGATGTACTGGGCGGCGCGGGGATAGTAACAGCCTGAAGTGCTTTCGATGACCCTGAAGATCACCTTCGACATTCCGTTCGAGCCCCACGTAGACGATGGTCGTCACCCCACGCATCATGGCCTGCTGGATCGTCAGCCACACGAAGTCTCCGTGGCACGGCCGACAGAGCATGACCGTCGTCGCCGCGATGAACGGGTAGCAGGTCCCGTCACCTCGGATGGTCTTGCTCTCAGGGAACAGGTCGAGTCCGACCCCCCCGATCCCGATCTCGCGCAGCCCCTCCGACGTGTGTCCGTCTCCCGCACCCACCTCGAACACGAACTGGTTGCGCAGGAACTTCTTCGCCCACGCAAAGAAAGCGGGGGTTGGTTCAAAGAACCTCGACATCTTCCACCCTCTCTCGGTACTCCACCGCCAGGAGGTAGGTGGGGTCGGCCTCGCTCGACTCGAACGACACCCCGATGGATTCGAACTCCTCCTCCGTCTTCTCCCGCCAGCGATCGTCGTCGTACGCCTCGTGAGAGCCCGTGCCGCCGCATCGCGAGCAGAGCGGGTCGATCCGCGCCAGCTTCTTGTTCAGGCGATCAGCAGCCGCCACGACGCGCTCGGGCCACTTGCCATCCGACCAGTCTCCGTACCTTTTGACCCACAGCCTCCGCCGCCGCCTGTTCTCGTTCTTCCACTTCCGGATGATCCGTCGCTTGAGTGGCGGCTTCGCGTCTCCCGTGCCCTGACACACCGGGCAGTCGTCCAGGTTGCCGCAGGCGAAGGGCATGTAGAACTTACCGCTGGGGTAGTTCTGGAACACGGATCCGAGGCCGATCGCTCGCGTCTCCCGCCCTGAGTCGTGATCGCAGACTTCCCACAGCTCACTGTCGAGCGCGGCGCGGATCTTGTCGAGATGCCAGCCGGTGACGACGGGCTTCACGCCCCCTCCTTGGGTAGGTCGCGATAGCTCATGCGGATCTCTCCGAACAGCCACAGGACGATCAAGACGACGATGGTCGTCTTGTACTCGCCCGCGTAGGTGACCACGGCCAGGAGTACCGCGCATGCGAGGTTGATACTATTGGCCCCCACCGCGACCATCACCCGCGTTAGTTTGTCCACTTGACACCTTCTTCCGTTTCTTATCTACTTCTACCATGGATGTCACCGGCCACCAGCTGGATGCGCTGATACGCCGTACGCGAGACTTCGCGCCGTGCGCCACCCTTCTCGCCATCCGTGACCACTACCGAACCACGGTCTGGGGGCGCTTCTGCTTCGCCCCCGACCGGCAAGCCCCGCTCTTCGAAGCCTACCATCGAAGATCCCTCGAACCCTTCTCCTATCCTGATCTCGACGCCGAGATCGACCGCACCAACACCATCACCATCACGCTGGAGGCCCCCTATGACACGCTGGCTCAGGAAGTCATTCGTCCGTGACACGATCGACAAGTCCATCGACCGCATCCGTGCGCAGAAGGCGTCGGTCGATGAGAAGATGGACCAAGCCCGTCTGCCTCACAACGAAGAGGCCCGCGCGATCGTGCGGTATCAAGTGCTCGAACAGATCGACCGTCACTGCAACGGGCTCCTGAGCGAGCGCGACTACTGGTGCGCGGGATGGTTCCCCTGGGTGGCGGTGCCGTTCGACGTGTGGCGCAACTGGCACCAGTCGGGTCAGCTGGGTATCGTCTATGCCCCGCCCAGCCTCATCGGCGGGCTCGACCCTTTCCTCATCCCGTCTTCGCGCGACTACACCAACCTCCCCTCATGAACATCCGCAAGCTGATCAAGAGCCTCCCCACCGGCTTCGCCGACGAGGCGCACGCCATGGGCCCCGAAGAGCTCAAGGCTGCGGTCATCACCTGTGAGGCGAACATCGCCGAGAGCGAGCGGGCCAAAGAGAACGACGACGACCTGCGCGCCGCCCAGGAGCGACTGAAGGACTTGAACGGCGCCTACGCCGATGCAGTCAAGGCCCAGCGTGCCAAGATCCGCTACCTCATGCTTCAGCTGGAGCAGAAGGGGTTGCTGCTGCACGAGGGGGATGACGAGTAAAGAAAGAGGGGAGCGGCGTACGGCGTACGACCGAAGTCGTACGCCGTACGCGAGAAGGGATCAGAGGTGGGTGGTGTGTCCGGAGCGCGCGGCCTCGGCCTGGGCGTGCATGCGGTCGAACCGCTCCTGCTGCATGACGGCGCGCGCCTCCATGCGCAGCCGCGCCACCTGCGCGGCGTTCGGGCCGAGGTGCGCGCGCCGCTGCCACCGGGGGCGCGTGTCGCGCTCCTCGGGGAGGATCGAGACGACCCCCGCCTCGCGGTGGGTCTGGACGTACGTCGCCGTGGCGACGACGCGGGCGGCGAGCTCGGTCGGGAGCGGACGGCCCTTGAAGACGACCTTCAGCCCCACGCGCCCCTTCACCGAGGCGGGGAGCGTCGCGGGAACGAAGTGCGCGTTCGCGGCGAGGTGGGCGATGAGCGGGAGCCGGAGCTCGCCCGAACGGGGGGTGACGATCGACATGTCCTGCTTGATGAACTTCGCCATGACTGCGTTCCTCCTGAGCCCACTTCACGGGCTCATGTCTTATACCTGAAAACCCCTTCACTTTTGGGTTGCGTCTTGCACTACTTAGTGTAACCTCTTCGCATGCCCACCCCCCTCGTCATCTATCACGCCGACTGCATGGATGGCCTCGCTGCCGCCTGGGCGGTCAGCAAGGCGCACCACAACGGCGTCGAGCTCCACGCCGCACAGTACCCCGACCCCCCGCCGCCCAACTGCGCAGGCCGCGATGTGATCATCGTCGACTTCTCCTACCCCCGCGAGCAAGTCGAAGAGATCCACCGGGTCGCCAAGTCGCTCATCATCCTCGACCACCACAAGACCGCTGAGGAGGCCCTCAAGGACCTTCCGTACGCCGTCTTCGACCCGAAACGTTCGGGGGCGGCGATGGCGTGGGATCACTTCAACCCGGGAAAGCCGCGCCCCTGGAAGATCAACTACGTCCAGGACCGCGACCTGTGGACCTGGGCGCTGCCGAACTCCAACGCGGTGAATGCGTACATCCGGACGCGGGTGCGAACCGTGGAGGACTTCGATGAGCTCTTCCCGCTCGACATGCCCACGCGGGAGATCGACCTGGGGTCGATGGTGCTCGACGCGGAGGCGTCGTACGTTCGGGAGACGATGAAGCACGCGCGGGAAGGGATCCTCCGCCGTAGCTTCGCGGACACTGTCCGCCCGGTCCCCATCGTCAACGCAGGCACCTACTGCCACTCCGAACTCCTCGGCGAACTCGCCAAGGGCGCCGACTTCGCGGTCGGCTGGTTCGCCACCGCCAGGGGCACCTACCGCTACTCCCTGAGGTCGGATCCGCAGGGTCTCGATGTCTCCGCCATCGCCAAGCTCTTCGGCGGTGGCGGACACAAGCACGCAGCCGGATTCGAAGTCGATCAACCCGTTCACACCTACGTCTGAGGTTTCACATGAAGTCACCCGTCGCCTTCTGCGGTCGCAAGAAGTCTGGCAAGTCCACCATGGCCGCGTACCTCGTCTCCAAGGGGTACACCGAGCTCTCGCTCGCGGCTGAGCTCAAGACCCTCGCGGTCATGCTCTTCCCGAGCGTGCTCACCCCGGCCCGCGTCAACGCCACCTCCGACGCCAAGGATGCCGTGTTCACGCCCGCCGAGCGTCGGGCGTCGGCGAACAACTCCCTCGCAGCCACCACATCCATTCGCCACGACCCCGATGTGCGCGCCGTGCTCACCAAGCTCTTCTCGGGCGCGGAGAAGCCGCCCACGAACTACGAGATGTCGGACCGCTTCGCCCGCGTCTTCGCGAACGTCGAGCGATCTCTCGCGAGCCCCCGCACCATCCTCCAGGTGCTCGGCACGGAGTGGGGGCGCTCTCTCTGGGAGGACGTGTGGCTGAACAGCGTACGGCGTACGATCGTGGACAAGCCCGGCCTCTACGTGATCCCCGACGCGCGCTTCCCCAACGAGCTCACCTACCTCAAGCAGCGCCTGGGGGCCTCGTGTTACTGGCTGGAGGCGGAGACGCGCCTGGGCCCCAACAAGGACGAGCACGCGTCGGAGCCCAAGCGCGAGGCGCTGATCGGCCAGTGCGACGGTGAGATCGACACCAACGGCCCGGTGGGCGATTCGTACGCCCAGGTCGAGCGCCTCATCCTCGCGACCTGAGCTACTTGTCCTTCACGTCCAGCTTCACCCGCTGCTTGACTTCCTTCGGAGGGAGCAGCAGCGGGTGCTTGTTGCTGGCGACCATATCCTCGACACCCATGGGCTTGTAGGTAGACTTGCCGATGTGCCACCCGAGGGTGCCGCCGAGCAGCGGGGCACCGACCTGAGACGCGAAGAAGAGCGGTAGGGACAACACCCTCGCGGCGGTCGGATGTTTCGCACCGAGGGCGTTCACTGCCTTCAGCGTCACCGCAGGCGCCCCTGGGATGCCCAGGAATGTACCGGCCAGGGTCCCCCACATCGCTCCCTGCGCCGCCCGGTTGATCTGCTTCTTCTCGTTCACCTTCGCCACTTGCCCCAGCGAGGCGTAGCCCATGTTCAGCAGATCGTCCTGCATCTGCTGAGCCATCAGGCGCGGCTTGCCCTCGAACTTCTCGTGCAGCTGCTCGGTCGCGAAGCCGTGGTTGAACTCGCTGTCCAGAGTCACCCCGGCCGGGTGCATGTATCGCAGGAGCCGCTTGCGCTTCTGCTGGACGACCGTCACTCCGTCCATGGCCTTGACCACGTCGTCGAAGCTCGCTCGCTCGGCGCTGAGCTTCTGCCACAGTGGGCGCTTGAGTGGACCTCGGTCGCTCGCCTCTTGCAGCGCGCTCGCGATGTCCTTCGCGAGGATCCCCTTCTGCTCCGACGTGTGCGAGAGGTACTGCTCGATCGACTTCTTGGGCTTCATCCCGATCAGGAATGACGCCTTGTCGATCAAGTCTTCAGGGAGCTTCGAGTGATACTTCATCACTCGGACTTCCCGCTCTTCCTCGGGGAGGTGCTCGTGGCTCTTGTACCGGATGCCACGCCCGATCACCTGCTCGATGCGCGAGGGATTCCAGTGCGGTTCCATCAGCTGAATCGAACGCGTGCCCTTCAGGTCGAGACCCTCCGACCCGGCGCCCGACAGCAGGAGTAGCGGGGTCTTCCCGGAGTTGTAGTCCTCGATCATGGTTCGACGCTGCGTGGGGGACACCGACCCGGTGAACACGTTGTGCGCGACGCCCTGCTGCGTCAGCGCACGGCTCAGCGGCAGGATCCCCGAGTCGAGGTAGTTCGAGTAAACCACGCCCCGATGGTTGGGGTTCTTCGAACGCATCTCGTTGAGGTGCTGGAGCATCAAGTTGAGCTTGCGCGAGTCCTTGATCTCCTGCTCGTCGGTCATGGAAGGGTCGTATGCACGTGCGGTGTTCGACACCTGACGCAGCGCCCCCTGGAACGCATTCAGATCCTTGGACTCGCTCTTGTCCAGCGGGAGCCCCGAGCGAATCTTGGCGCGCAAGTACCACGGCATGGAGCCCTCGTGGAACTTGTAGTACTCGTTTTGCTTGGACCCGAGAGGCACCTCATGCAGCTCATCGATCCGACGCGGGAAGCCCTCCCCGCCGCCCTGGTGTACGTCCACGTAGCCGGTGGCCGCGTCCACGAGGCGCTGTCGATTCACGAGCGCGGGCACCGTGACGTTGTCCACTGGATGGCCGAGGAGCTGCCCCTTCATGCGATCCCACAGCGGCGCCTGGATGGTCTTGGTCCCCACGAAGGTCTGACCGAACAGCTTTGGATCATCCGGCAACACCTTGCGTCCCGCAGCGGTGTTGAGCAGGATCGCGAGGTCGTGCGCCTGATTGTACACGGGAGTGCCGGTGAGGAGCAGCCGATCCTTCGCCTGGGCGACCTCCTGGGCGATGTGCTTCGCGATGCCGGTGCCCGCGTTGCGCGCCTTGTGCGCCTCGTCCATCACGGCGAGGCCGTCCTTGCGTACGTCGCGCTCCTTGAGGGTTCGCTCGTAGGACCGCACGCGCGCCCCATCGGGGATCCCTCCCGTGTGCTTGATCATCTCCTTCTGGTAGTTGGGGACCAGAGGGGCGGGGACGATGGCCTCGATGGGCTCATCCAGGGCGTCGCCTGCGGCGATGGAGGTCAGGGTCTTTCCGCTTCCCAAGCCATGCGCCACCAACACCCCATGCGACGCCTTCAGCTTGTCAATCACCCGCTGCTGGTGAGGCTGTAGCGGCGTGCGGAGGTCGGCGGTCTTCAGGTAGAGGGCGTGCACCCTCTTAGGATAGCCAAAAGAAGGGGTGTCCGTCTACGGCGTACGCCCCAGGGCATGGGGCGTACGCCGTATCGGCTGGTTGTCAGAGACCTGTTGTCCAGCGCTGCCCAGGGAGCTTGCGTCGAATGAGGTCGGCTAGGTCCGCGTCGCTCACGCCACAGAACACACGAGACAGATAGGCCAGTTCGAAGAGCGGCGGCGTGAACCCGTAGCAGGACAACGCCACGGCGTAGGTCGCTCGGCGTCGAGCATCCTCCACCGTGGTCGGGTCCCATGGCATGACCTCCCAGGTGCGCGCTACATGCACGCGCACAGTGGGAGACCCGTGGGTACGAGACACAAGGGCGTCATACGCACGCCCAGCGTCCGCACCCATCTTCTTGAGCAGGAACACGCCCAGCTCATAGAACAGAGAGTCGGGATGGGTCAGGTACTCTCGGCTGAGCACCCACAGCATGGCCTCTCCGCTGGGGCAGAGATCCCACGCAGCTTGAGGAGTATCCGCGTTCCACCACTCTGCGTCATCCTCCCAGGTCCGATGAAGGACACGCGATTCGATCGCCTCCTGCCAGCGAGCCTCCCAGGGGGCGGGTCGCCTGAAGAATGTTTCGAGTAGATCAGCCTCCGAGGGTCGATTCGTTATCCGTGTGATCCTAGCTTCTCCCCCTTTCGCCGCCGAGTAGACCAGCGCCCCCGACCAGAGATCCCACCCCCGCTCCGCAGGATGCTCAATGAGCAGCTCTACGTCACGGCACTCGCCCCCGATTGCTTGCGCCGCTCTCTCGATGATTCGTACTCGTGCTTCGCTTGACTGCCGCAATCCAACGCCCTTTCCATGATGTAGCGGAGCTCGTAGTCGCTCTCGATCCCCCAGATCCCATCGCTCGCGAGTACCCGATCGGAGTCGTACGTGTCGGGATCCTCCTCCAGCGGAAGCAGGTAGGTGACCACGCCCACCCACCCCAGGTCGCCACTTCCGTAGCGTTCCAGCCGCCCCTTGCGTGACTTGAACGCCTCTCGCGCCAGGGCGTCTGCCTCCGCCTTCGTGTGCCCATCCCGCCAGTAGTAGCTGCGGAGTTCGAAGTAGTTGTAGTTCGACACGACGCCGTAGTCGAACTCCCACCTGATGCTCTTGCCTTCGTTGCGGTGGTAGGCGCCCTCCATCCAGTAGTGGCGATGGGCGGGACCCCGGAGGGAGATGGGACGCATGCCGTGCTCAAGGGTGAGCTTGCACTCCCCGATGTCGCACTTCGCCTGCGTCCCCATTCGCAGACTCTTCCCGTGAACGGGGCAGGTCTTCTGGATCATCCACGGGACGTAGCTCGCCCAGTCGGGGGTCTCGTCGGTGAACTCCCCTTCGTGGTCAAACTGCCCGTCGTCGTCCGTGAGGATCTGCGCGGCGTAGCGATACACCCCATCGGACCAGCGCAAGGTCGGGACGCGCCCGTGCCTTCCATCGAAGTCCTCGAAGGCGTCCTCCTCGCCTTCCTCCATGTCAGCTTCTCTGGATCGCTTCTGCTCGCTGAGCCACCACTTGAAGGACTGCATTCGTCCCGTGTGATTCGAGGCAAGGGGTGTTCGTCGGCGTCCATGCTCCTGATCCGGCGTGCGATCGGTAAAGTACGTGGTGATGGAGTACTTGTGCAGCTCTCGCAGGTACTTGCGGTATGCGGAGAGAAGCTCAGGGTTCGGTGGGTTCATCGGTCCCCTCCTCTTCTTCCTCTTCCTCTTCCTCTTCCCCCTCTTCCTCCTCGCGCGCCTTCAGGATGGCGTCCATCTCCCGGATCACCACCTCCATCACATCCTCCTGCTTCGCGAAGGACGCCACGCTCTCCCAGTTGGGAGCGTCTTCACCCATCTGCTCCCAGTACGCCTCGTCGTTGTTCGAGATCAGGATGACCTTGTGGGCCTCCGACGTGTGGATGACCTCACCCTCCCGCACACGATCTCGCGCCTCCTCCTCGTCCATCTCCCCCGACTTCACCGCTTCGAGGATCTCTTCTGCCTCCGAGCGAACCTCGGAGTAGTACGCGCGCCGAAGGACACCCATCGCGACATCCTCGACATCCCCGCTCCCGAGGATGATGGTGTGGTTCACCTTGAGCCACTCCTCCGCGAGGGTGTCGACGACCTTCGTCAGCTCGTAGGGCAGCACGCGCCGGGCCCTGATGAACGCCTCCCGGTAGTAGAGGCGCTCCACCTTGCGTCGCAGCTTCTCGACCGCATCGGTCTGAGAGACGCCTGTCTCGCGGCAGGTGTGCAGGATCGTGTTCACCGAGTACTCGTGCTCCTTCACGATGTTGTGCGGCGAGATGTACGCCACGTACTCGATGCCTTCGAGCACGGAGTCCTGCTCCTCGATGTCGAGGGTCCACGTGCCGAAGTACTCCATCTTCTCGGCGTAGATGTACGCCAGCTGCCTGCGCATCGCGTCAGGGATCTCGTTCGTCTGCTTGGTCGGCTTGGTCTTGTTCATCACTTCACTCCTGACAGTTGGGGCAGTAGCCGTTCTTCATGATCTGCTTGGGCGTCAGCGCGTCACAGTGGTCACAGAGCACGCTCGGCAGGCCGATGTCGGCGTAGAGAGAATCCAACGCGGCGTCCAAACGCCCAAGCGCTCGATCAGTCAAGTGCGGGTAAGTCGCGCTGAGAAGCGCCTGACCCGCTGCAAACACCGCTTCCGCTTCGTCGTCTGTCATTCGCGAACCTCCTTGTACTTCACTTCCGGATACCCCCCATTGCACTTCGGACAACACATCCTGGGCACAGCCTCCGGGATGTCGAACCTCGGCAGCGGCACGCGGTCGCAGAAACGATGCGTGTCGCCGCAGTCACACTTCACGAGGTAGGTGTGGTGATCGTAGAGCAGCTTGATCGTCTCGGGGAGGCGCACGTCGAGCTTGGGGTCGGGCTCCCGTTCGCGCTTCACCGGCTTCTCCCGCTTGGGTGTCTCCACCGGAGGCGGTGCTTCGACCTTCGGCGGCGGAGGCGGAACCGCCTCAGGTACGCCGTGCTTGTTGCACCAGTAGCCGATCTTGTTGTCGATCAGGCGTGCGTGCGTTGCCCGGTGCGCGCCCTTGCAGCACTGGAACGTTGACTCGCAGGGACACAGCGTTCGCCACTCGTCTTCGTTGTCGTCGAGACCGGCCAGATAGACGGTCCCGCAGCTGGGGCAGGACTCTCGCAGACTACTCATCCTTGATCCTCTTCTCTCTCGCCGCCGCCAGGGCTTCCGCCTTCGCACGTGCTTTGGCGAGCATCTTCTCCAGCTCTTCAGCCTCCTCAGCCGCGTCTTGAATGGCCTCAAGTTGCTCGGCCTCTTCACGCGCCTCCTGGTCGGCGATCTCCTTCTCGTACGCCTCCTCCTCTGCGCGCTTGCGCTCTTTCACAAGATGATCAGGCTCTTCGCCGAGGAGCCAGTCTCCGCAGACGACGCACTTGACCTCGGCGCTTTCAGAGCCTGCGAAGATGACGTAGCGAGTAGGTTTCGCACAGTCGATACATGCGTCTCCGTTCTCGTCTGCGTAACCTACGACATCATAGTCTTTCATCAAACCCTCCAACGCAGAACGCCCTCGACTCTCGTCGAGGGCGCCCTTTAGACCCAGCTGTTCTCGGCTCAGACCTTGTGGTAGGTCGGCACGGCGGTGTCGCCGTTGATCTCGAAGTCCCCGAAGAGCGTGGGGCACTCCTCCCGCAGGATGCACAGGATCTGCATCATCGGCCGTCGGATGCGCACGTCCGCGTGCGGCGAGCACCGCATCTCCAGCACGTGCCTCCAGGCGCGCACGTTCCCAGTGGTCAGGATGGGTGCCTCCACGTAGTTGCCGAGGACCGACCGCGCCGACCCCTGGATGCGCTTGCGGTAGTCCCGCGCCGACTCGCCCTCGGCCCTCGGGATGCGCGCCATCAGCTTGTCAATACGTCGTACGTACTGATCGTAGTTGATGTCGATGTCGGCCTCGAAGTCCTCCAGGGCCTCGGGGCTCGTCTGATCCTCGACGGGACAGACGAAGCGGAGGTAGTCCGAGTCGACGTAGCGCTGGCTGACCTGGGAGTACGCCATCCCGGTGCGGTGGCGCACCAGCTCGTGCGTCGTGGCCCGGTCGATCCCGAGGATCAGGAAGCCGTAGTTGATGTGTTCGAGCACAGAGCCGTGGGCCTGCGCCATGATGTTCTTGAGGTACTTCTCGTTCTCTGCGAACGGGGTGCGGTTCTTCGCCAGCGCCATGTAGCAGAGCTGGCCAGCGAACTGGAGGTACTCCTCGGGGCCGTCGGACCCATTCGTCTCGAAGTCCTCCAGGGCGTGGAGGAACTCTCCGTGCTCGTCGGCCATCGCGCTGAGCAGCTGGAGGGTCCGGGGGTGCGGTCGGCAGGCGAGCGCGACATCCGGCTGGGTCACATAGCGCACGCCGCGCTTGGTTGTTCCGTGGGTCATTGAAACCTTTCGTTGCACACCGCACACACGTGCGGAATGCCTTCGCTGAGGTGGTACTTGGTGGTCTTGACGAGGACGTTCCGCAGTTGGCCGAAGCAGTGAGGCCCGGGATGGACGAGCCTGCCGCCCTTGAGCTCGTAGCAGAGCGGGGCGGGGTAGGTCGAAGTGGGGAAGAGGGCCGCACGCACGAGGGAGAGGACCTTGTGCATGTGGGGGGAGGGGGTCTTGAATACGCCGTACGCGTAGACTTCACCCAGGAGGAGGAACGGGAAACGGCGGTAGCAGTAGTAGCCCTGCTTGTCGTTCCGCACGTAGGCGACGGGCTCCATCCCCGGGATGCGGATGCGCCCCTCCTCGACAGTCAGCGTAGGCGTCACACCCAGCTCCTGCCACTCGGCCTTGTCCTGATCCTTCATCACCACTTCGACCACTCTCATGCCACTCGCTCCGGCCAGGGTTGATTCATGAAGTGCGCTTCGACACGTGGAGGGAGACACCCTCGCGCCTGAAAGACCTCCCGCTCGACCGCAGGCGTCAGCGCGAGGATGGAAACCAGCTGAGCCAGCCGCTCCGGGGAGATGCTACTCTTCCCCTTCTCCACGGCGCTGACGTAGGAGAGGTAGGTCCCGAGGGCGTCCCCGATCTCCTTGTACGTCAGACCCTTCCGCAGCCTCTCTCTGCGGAGGATCTCCCCTAACACACTACGATCGTACACGGGCCACCCAGTCGCTGAGGGGGATCAGCTCCAGGCCGTCGTCGGCTCCGAACATCCACCAGCCGTCACAAGTCTCCGCCAGTCGGAGGAACTCGTGCGCCTCGGTCTCCTCCAGGTTCGACTCGGGGTCGTGAACCGCGCGCCAGAGCAGGCGAGGTAGGTCAACGTTGCGGGAGTCGCCCATCGCCTCCCGGCTCTTGGCCTCCATTCGCGTGAGCAGGAGCTCCGAGGCCAGGGTGCGCACGTCCTCGACGAGGCGCACGACATCCTGTTCGGAGTGCCAGCTGAGGGTCTGGAGGGTGTCCGGGAGGCTGAGGATCTTCACAGGTAGAGTAATAGCTGTAAGAGCGGCCGGTGTAAAGGGGAAAGTGAGGTCAGAAGATTCGATCGAGGCTGTAGATCGGGCCCTCCTGTTGGAAGTCGGAAGTCACCCGGAGGAGGTCTTCGTAGTGCATAGTGCAGAGCCGTCGCCAACGGAACTTGCCAGTCCCCCTCCGTTGCCGCGCGAAGTGTGTGGCGGGACGAGGTGTTGCACACAGTTGACAGGTGGGCGCCATGCAGTCGGGGTCACCCCACGTCTGGATGGCTTCTCTCAGGTGTGGGAGCGACTCCGCAGGGTCTTCGTACACAGTGCTGGTGAGCCACTCCTCGCACAGGAGAAAGAGCTTCGCGATGCTGGACCCCAACTCCAGTGTGGATTCGAGGCGCATGTAGACCGACTCCTTGTCCCCCACTCGCCGAGAGAACTCGGCGATACGAATCCCGTACTTCTGATCCCACAGCACGACCTCTACTTCGCTCGGATTGGCGTCTTTTCCGAACAGAGGCTCGGCGATCAGCGCCGCCAGCTCTTTGCGGGCGGCTTCGATGCGCTTCTTCAGACCCATCAGACATCTCCTTCCAACAGCCGCCGTGCGATCGACGGCGGGTACTCGCCCTTCTTGTTGGGCGTCTGGATCAGCCGGAGGTGTCCCGGATAATCCTTGGTCCAGAGCGTGCGCGTGATCGCCACGTAGTACAGGTTCTCGTTCTCCTCGCTGCTCAGGCGGAAGGTCCCTTCCATCACCCACACGTCTGTCCACTGGAGTCCCTTGGCCCGGTGGACGGAGCTGAGCAGGACGAATCCCTCTCCGCCTTCCTCGTCGGTGAAGAGCGCGTTGATCTTCTCGCGCAGCATCGCCACGTTGCGGGCGCCATCGCCCAGCTCCTTGAGCGCATCGACGATCTCCCCGAGCTCCTCGGCCTGCTCGTCCATCCCGGCGGCGACGAGCCGCTCCCCCTCGTTCTTGCGGTACTCCAGCGCCCAGTCGTAGAAGGCCGTGATGGAGGTGCCTCGGAACGCGTCGATGACGTTGTTGAACTTCTCGACGTACTCACGGCCCATCACCTTGGCCCGCACGCCGCGCTTGAGGAGCTGCATGCACACGCGGGTGAGCGCATAGTTCGAGCGGGCGATGACGACGTGCCCAGGGCGGATCATCCCATAGGATTCCTCCTCCTCCACCCACGTGACCTCGCCCTCCGGGGCGTCCTCGCAGGCCACGTAGTCGTCCACGATACCCTTCGCGATGTCCACGACGATCCGGGGGCAGCGGAAGGTGACCGTCAGGGGCAGGATCTCGGCCTTGAGGTCGTCGTTCACCAATCCCCGGATGTCGTCTGGGCTGGCCCCCCGGAACTGGTAGATGCACTGCCGGTCGTCGAACACCACGATCATTCGCCCCCGGTTGCTGACGGCGCTGGTGATCAGCGCGCGCATCAGGGGGTTGCCGTCCTGGGCCTCGTCGTAGAGGACGTTGTCGTAGTACCCCGCGCGGATCCCGCGCATGACGGGTTGGTACATCATCTCGTCGAAGGTGATGTCGTTGGTGGGGAGCATGAGCGCCTTGAGGGTGTCCACCACCCACTCGGCGTACATGTCGTCGGTGTACCCCGCCTGCGGCAATACGCCGTACTGCCGCAGCAGCCCACGGATCTCCTCGGGGGTCTTCGCGAGGTGGTTCATGGCGTGCTGCGTGAGCTTGGAGACCGCGCCGTACACTCCCTTGGGGTGGACGCCGGGGATGACGCCCTGGACCACCTTGCGCAGCCGCGTGGAGTCCGGGGCCAGCGTCCACTGGTTGAGGCCCCGCTTCAGCGCGCGGAATCCCAGGCTGTGCGCCGTCATCACGTCCACGTGCTTCGGTACCTGGGGTCGCGTGTCGTCCGCGTTCTGCTTGTTGAACATCACGATCACGGACTTTTGCCGCTTGGGGATGGCCTCCACCATCTTCTTGATCGTGTAGGACTTGCCGGTCCCGGCGCGAGCCTGGACCGCGAGGTGATGCGTGGTTGTTCGCGCGCGTTCGATCGCGTGTAGTTGCTGTTCGGTCTCAGCCATCAGTCTCTCCGATTGGGATGTTGTCCACGGACATGAGTAGGAGCGTCTGGTTCGCACACTTGCGGCGCTGGGTGGCTTCGTCGTAGGGGGTGTAGTCGTCGGTGTAGTAGCGCGCCGAGTTGTACGCCCTGGGCTTCTCGCTGCCGGGAGCCGTCTCGATCACGCTGGTCCAGTACGCCGTAATGCCGCTGAGGTGGACACGCGCCAGATGCGGCGCCACGTACCCAACGAAGCGACGCACGGCGACCACTCGGCAACCACGCACCTTCCCTACGAAGAACCCGTGATCCCCCGAGGCCCAGCGCAGACTCTCAGGGAGCCCCCAAAGGGCACCCTCGTGGGTTTCTTGGTGGGATACGACTACGACTTCCGCCCCCGCCTTGAGGCGTCCGATGTGCCTGAGGATTCGCTGTTCACTGGCGGCGTACCAGTGGGCGGTCTCCGCGTCCAGCCAGCGGTCTTCGGCGGTGTACCTTCCGGCAGGACTCCTGAGCGTCCCGTCTGCGTTCTTGATGGCGAGGCTGAAGGAGGTCTTTGACATGGGTGCTCCTGGGCACAAAAGAAAAGGCGCCTGGAGTTTCCTCCAGGCGCCTTCTCAGTTCTCAGTCGGGGTGAGCTTCGCTGCCGATCACTCGGCGGCGGGGGCCTCGCCGGTCGCGGCGGGGGCCTCGGTCTCGGCTTCCTCCTTGACGATCAGCGACACCTCGGCGGCGGTCGCCTCGGCGGGGTAGCGCTTGATCGAGCTGTTGAGCTGCTTCACCGCGAGGCGCCGCTGCGCGCGGATGTTCTTCACGGACTCGCGGAGGTACTCGATCTCGTTGTCGGCGCTGACGATGGTGGCCGACGTCTTCTTCATGTTCTCGATGATGAGGGGGTTCAGCTGCTGGGACATGGGGGACCTACCTTTGGGTGATGAGAGTGATCGATCTGGCCTTAGTCAACCATGACTCGGGCCTCTTGCCAACTGAACTGCGCCAGTTTTCCTACGCCCTCGAAGAACAACTTCGGGAAGACGTGGCCCCCGTCTGGGGGCGCTGCGCCAACCCGTGGGTCGCGGGGGGCGTCGAAAACCTGCCGTCGAGAGTGTGGCAACTCCACTTCTGGTCGACCCCCCGGGACGCTCACGTGAGCGGCGCCTTGGGGTACCACCAGACTCAGGGGAATCAACATGTACCTGTGGGCCACGTCTTCGTCAAGACGATTCGTGCACATGGTGAAGAATGGTCGGTGATCGCCTCCCACGAGGCGATCGAGATGCTGGGGAACGAGTGGATCAACCTGGAGGTGTCCAGGGTTCGGGGGAACGGGGCGAAGGAGCTCTGGCCGAGAGAACTTTGCGACGCCTGTCAAGGACTTTCCTACCAAAGAAAAGGTGTCGCCCTCTCGGACTTCGTCTACCCCGAGTGGTTCATTGAGGGGTCGGACGGCCCCTTCGACCACCTGAGGCAGTTGAAGGAGCCGTTCGCGATTCACGAGAGTGGGTACGCGGCGATCAGGAAGATCGTGGGAGGCACGATCACGGAGCGGAACGTCTACGGGGCCGCGTATCCCCGGTGGCGCAAGAAGCCCCGCCCTGAGTCGAGAAAAGGTCGGCGGGGGTAGCAGTTACTTGAAACTGTCTTCGTCCAGCCAGGAGAGCGCCTCTGCCGCGCGCTTGTAGGGCGCCGAGGCTGCGAGAAGCGGAAAGAGTGTGTCCGCGATCTTCACCAGCGCCGCGTCCAATACCTCTTCCCGCACATTAGCCGGGATGAGCGTGCAGTAACTCGCGCTCTCAACGCCGTCCCAACCGCACAGGTTGGGGTCTTCGGACGCAACATCCACGTAGTAGCGCAGGTGGACGTAGTCCCCGGGGGTGTTTGGGTTGTACGTGCCGTCTACGCCTTCATTGGTTTCGTCCGTGAGGACTACGCGATACGCCCCGCGTTCCAGGGTTCGCTCCATGGCGTCACCTCCTATACGCCGTACGCCATCTCGATCTGATGGATGACCTCTCGATGCCAGCTGAGAGGCGCCTCGCGTGTCAGGGCGGGGCACAGGATCCTCGGGAGGTCGGTGGCGTCCGGAGGTACGGGGACACCCATCTCCTTGAGGATGTACTTGACGGTGTCTCGATCGACCCCAGGCTCTCGCCTGAAGTGGTCTTCCAGCTTCTTGATCAGCGTCCCGTACATGGCACCCACGACACCCAGGCGCCAGAGATCCATGTACGCGTCGAACTGCCGCTCGGCCGACTCCAGGGCTTGGATGTCGATCTCCATCGGCATGTCGTCGTTGCTGATGTCGGCGGAGATCCTGGCGGTATGCCTCTCCACCAGCTTCGTGATCGCGTTGGCGTTGTCGACCATACGCGCCAGCTTCGAGCTACTCATCGCGGCCTCAAGTTGCTCGGGACCGCGTGCATCAGGCTGTCCGCCCGCTCGGACAGCTCCTCCGCGAAGCCCACGACCGTGGTGCGCAGGTCGAGGAGCTGCTCCTCCAGGCTCTTGATCTGGTTCGTCAGGTCCGTGTAGCCCTGGACGCTGATGGCGTCCATGGGCGTCGCCAGGATGCGCTCGATGGACGCGGACACGTCGGTGGGAGGGCGCAAGCCGAGCGTGGCGTAGATGCTCTTGAGCGTGCGGGCGAGGGTCTGGGTCGCCTCCCAGTAATCCCTGAGGGGCCAGTCTTTGGGTACTTCGGGGTGCATGAGTCCTCCTGGCTACATGTGGGTAGCGTGTCTTCTACCAGAATGCGCGGGACTTTTCGGCGCCCCTCGGCTAGCCTCTTGACATGAACCGTCTCATCACCATCGTCGTCCTGTCGTTCTCCCTCCTGCTCCCCGGCTGCGCCTCCTGGGCCCAGCGCTACCGGGACACCCCCGTGGCCGCGTTCACGCAGGACGTAGCCTACATGAACCTCGCCGTGGGCGTCGCCCGCGCGGCGGTCGCCAGCACGGGCGACACCGACGCCATGCGCCAGTTCGACCAGATCGCGGGTCAGGTCCAGCGTGGCCTCGCCCTCGCCACCGACGGCGTGCGCATCGCCGCCAACGCGGGCAGCAGCCAGCCCGACTACGGGGCCCTCCTGCGCGACTCCAAGTCGGCCATGGGGAGCCTGAACGAGTTCATCCGTGGGTTCACCACGGGCCCGGGGCAGGCCGCGAACCCGATGATGCGCGAGGCGGCGCTGATGACCGAGAGGGCGGCGCAGTAGTCGGACCGTATACGGCGTACGGGGCAAAAGAAAGGCCGAACGCCCCACGGCTCCGAAGAGCCGTGGGGTGGGAGTGGGTCAGTCGTCGGTCGCCGGGTAGGGGGTGTACTCAGGCCCCGCTCCGAGCGGGTAGACCCAGCTGCCCGTCTCCGGCCCGCTCTGGAACACGAGCTTCCCATCGAACATCACAGAGGTCCTGTAGACCCCCGGGCGGGCCCACTCGCAGGCCCACGACCAGCCGTAACCATCCTGCTCTTCGCGCCACTCGGTGCGCGCGAGGGCCTCGCAGAACTTCTCCGCGAGGTCGCAAGCATCGCGACGCTCTCGCTCCGCGATTCCCAGCAGCGCACAGAGATCCCTACGCTCCTCGGAGCGCGCAGCCTTCCCCTTCTCCGTCGAAGGTTCCGGGCGGTAGTCGAGGCCGCCTTCCCCCCAGATCTTCTTCCACGCCCGCCCCTCCCGCCCCTTCGGAGTGCTCGTCACCCCCAGCAAGGGCACCGCCTCGTCGGTGTCCCCCACCACGAGGTGGAGGAGGCTCAGCATGATCCCGGACACGTCGCGAGTAGTATGCAGCATCGTCTCATCTCCCGACCCCTCTACGGTGGGGTCCAGCGGCATCGTACAGCCGCCCGTCGGAACGCCCTATGCGTTACCGATGATCTCCCCTCTAACGCGGGGGAGTTGCGTTGAGCTCAGCCCAGCGGGCGACATTCGCCGCCGACGGTCTTCAGCTCATGGCCGAAGACCCCCAGCTGGGCTTCCCAGGTACCCTTCACTACACGGTGTCCCGTGTAGTGAAGGGGCGGGTGGTAGCCCTCGGCGACGTACGCGTCGAGGGCCTTTGCCAGCGCCCCGAGCGCTTGCGGGTCTTCGACGATCCGCTCACGCCCAAGCCCAGTGATTCGCCACTTGGTAGGCGCGCTCAGACGCGCCCGATCCACGACGCCGAACGCGCCGTAGATCTTCACCCCCGTCTCGGGGTCTTCCGAGATGGGGTATCCGACGGTCACCACGTAGGTGCCGTCACGCTCGCACAGGACCTCCCCCTCCAGCAGCGCCTCGGGGGGCACATCGGGGAGGGCCTCGAAACGTACGCCCGTGTGCTCTTCCGCACGGGCCTTGAATGACTCAGTCGATTCCATTCGTCCACCGATCTCCCGGAGAACTCCGGGTCAACAAACAGACCACCTATCGGGAAGCGTGCTCAGCCGTAGCTGGGTGATACGCACGCAGCGTAGATCTCCGACCACAGGGGGAGATCGTCGTCGCAGAACACCACAGGCACGTCCGCGCGAAACTCCGGGTAGACCCCCGAGAGCCTCGCGATCGCCACCCCAGCCAGCGCAGCGATCCATCGCCGCGTCCGCCGATATGAACTGGGCCAGTCGGGGTTGATGCTCTCGGAGTCGTCTCCGGTGAGGACCTCCGTCGACCACACTTGGTCTCTCACCCCGCCCAGTTCGGCGAGGACGAGGATGGTGTCCTCGCTGCGGTGAAGCCGCACCAGCAGAGGTCCCGCACACGCCTCGGCGCGCAGACGCCCCGCCTCGATCGCCGCAGTCCACGCGGGCCCCGCTCCGCTCTGCTTCGTAGCAGCACCGAGGCGCTGCCACAGCGGGTGCCGCTCCGTGCCACAGCCTCCGACGCCTTGGGGGCCTCCGACCCCGACGCTGTCGAGGATGCAGTGAAACACCACAGCGCAGCTGGGGGCCTTGAGGTACTCCACGTCGCACGCCGCCATCACGGCGGCGACTCGCGCCTCGTGTCGCTCCTTCGCCGTCAGCTTGACGAGAAGGTCGGCTGCGGGGCCAGTCACTCGCAGCGCGCTCAGGTTGGCCCGGAGATCACGGGCCGTAGGGGTCATCGTCTTCATTGTCGCATCCTGTTCGGGACTTTCGGCTCCCGCTCGCGGCATCCATGCAGCCGCCCGTCGGAACGCCCTATGCGTTACCGATGATCTCCCCTCTAACGCGGGGGAGTTGCGTCGGTGCTCAGTTCAGCTCGGGAGCCTTCCCGTGGCTACCACCACGTAGCCGGGGAAGTCGCGCTTCATCATCGCATCGAACTCCTCGCCCGCCTTGGCGATGGCCGCGAGCTCCTTGCGCCGCTTCTGCACGGCGAGGGCCAAGGTCCACATGTGGGCCTCATCTCCCAACGGGATCAGAATCTGGTAGAGCTTCTCCAGTTCCCCGCGATCGAAGATAGCGGTGAATACGCGACCAAGACCCTCGCGGTACTCTGCCAGGGGGCGCTTCCCCAGTTCGCGCAGCGTCGCGCGGAGCAGCGGGCCTTCGGACCCGACCCATTCCTGCCGAAGCAGCAGGAGGCAGTCGTACGCCGTGGGACCATCCCCGGCGCTCTTGTCGTGAGTCATCGTCGAACCCTCCGACCCCTCTACGGTGGGGTCCAGCGGCATCGGACAGCCGCCCGTCGGAACGCCCTATGCGTTATCGATGATCTCCCCTCTAACGCGGGGGAGTTGCGCTCAATCCTCTCGGCAGTCCGAGCAGACTCCCGACACCTTCTTGGAGAACACCACCCCGATCAGGTAGGGGTGCTTCTCCCAGAAGGCTTGGCCGATCTCTTCATCGGTGTGGTTTCGAGGCGAGAGCCTGGGCGTGGTGCCCGGCTCGACCTTCTCGACCCACACTCCGCTCCCGAGCGGAGCTCCACACGCCTCACACTCCCGCTCGCACAGGATGTGTCCCGGGTTGGTAGGCATGTCGAGCCCCTTCAGGGTGGCCATACGCTCCGCCCGGACGTAGCGGAGCTTGGCCTCGACTTCCTCGCACTCCTGGTGGAGCTTCCGGCGCTCCCAGAATGGAACACTATTGAACTGAGACATAAGGCGTCCGTGCTCGTAGGCGAGCTCCTCGATCTGCTCATCGAGAACCTGGATAGACTTCATACGCATTCTCCTGACGATTACCCCGAGGACGTGGGGAGGGTTTAGTCCTCTACCTCCTTATACCAGAAAGCGCCTACCCCTTCGGGACCCAAAGAAACCCACTCTCCGACCCCCTACCCATCGCTGGATAGGGGGTCGAAGCAGGGCGATTCCGGTCACTTCTTGAGCAGCTTCAAGAGCTCCTTCCCCAGCTGAAGCCCAGCCACCGCGACAGGGATCAGGTTGGGGGCGGGGGAGCTGGGGTGGATCTGGGCCTGTTCGTCCGGGGTCAGATCCGCGTACGCCGTATGGGCGGCTTGGATGAGCTGGTCGGCGTCACGGGTGCCGTTCATGCTGGCGAGCATCGCCGCCTGCATGAGGGCGTGTACATGGGGGGTGCGGGCCTCGACGAGGGCGCGCATACGGGACTGAGAGGGGAACTCGATAATCATGGGGTGCTGACTCCCAGAGGAGAGAACGACCATCCAACGCGGCTATGCGCAACAGTGTCAGCACGTTACTGAAACAGGTCTCTCCAAGACCTGTGAGAAGGAAGCGCGAGGCTAAGATCAAAAGAAGGGGTGCGCGCGCCGCCCCCTTCGCAGGGGGCGGCGCGGGCGGTCAGGAGGGCTGGGTGG